TTTCTTATTCATGGTTTCCTACGTGCATAATTTGTCCAAGATATTCAAATCAAGTAATTTAGAAAGTATTAACACAAAATCAAAGATAAAATCAAAGATAAAATCAAAGATAAAATCAAAGATAAATTTCCAAAGGAAAACAAGTGACGTGATACTCAATCACTCACTTCGTTGGATTTGTTCTTTCAAAACCCAAATCGAGATTTATCAGGACCTGCCGATTCATCGTTCGGTTGTTATTTGTTTATACACAGTTGGCCTCTGTGTCTGTAATTCAAAATTACATATCGTATCGTGTTGAATTTTCAATCAACACTTTCCTGTTTATCGCAGTGGCTCTATAGCCTTAAAGCTGGCGGCACTTGTCAACCGCTCTCACGTTTTACAACTATAATCGTTATTGCTTAATCTGTATAGTGTAATGGCTGATTTCAAACTTTTCCTCATAGTACATGATCATTCTTTTGGCGTAGTGTTTGAGAGTGAAGTTAGGTCTATCGTTACTTCCTTCTCGAAAGTCATCTGCAATATCGTAGAGAGTTGCGAAGGACTTATCTTCGGCAAGTCTGAGGATGCGCCCGATTGACTGGAGCGTCCTGATTTTGGCTTTGGTTGGGCTGGCGAAGATAAGATTATGGAGGTTCTTTATGTTTGTTCCGGTGGAAAAAACTCCAAAGGACGCAACGATAATGGCATCTTTTTCTGTTTCGGTGATTCTGCGAACCTCTTCGCGATCCTCCACCTCAGTGCCTCCATGAACATAAAACAATTTGCGAGTAGTGTCCGCACCTAATTTCTCCTGGAACATCTCGTGTAGCACGCGTCCATGCTTGTCCACATAGTGGAATAGAACGAGCGTGTTACCCTTGATCGACAAAGCAAGGTTACGAATGAATTTATTTCGCTTTTCATTCGAGATGATGAACTCCATCTCAGCAGCGAATTTGCTTGCTCCGGATTCTTCAACAGCTGGCTTGATCAATTCTCGAGTGCCTGGTGGGTACTTGAGGACGAGTGACTTGATGAACAGCTTCGACACGTGGCCGGCATCCATCAGCTTCTTGGTTGTTGTGATTTTCGTGACTGGCCCAAACCAACCTTCCATCTTTAGATTGTTTACGACTTGCTCGTGACTGGTGCCGGTAGTGGCCAGTCGATATGCAGCCTTGGTGGTGCGCTTGGCGACGTTGCTCACACAGTCTGCAGCGAAGGTATGCGCCTCGTCACCGACGATGAAGTCGTAACGATCAAACCAGTTGGCTTCGGGGAATTCGTAAATGGATTGCCACGTGCTGACTACGAGTTTGCTCTGAGGCTCTATTGCGACGCTGTAGCCGTCGTACATGCGTTGGACCAGCTGTTCCACTGGCCACTTGTTCGCCGTGCTGTAGTCCTTGAAGTCGCTGTGCATCTGTTCTACGAGCGCAGTGGTAGGAACCGTGAGCAACCCCAAGTTCTGGCCATTGTCTAAAAGCCATCGCATGAAGCAATAGATAATGTAACTCTTACCGGACGATGTCGGACTGATCATCGTAAGCTTCTTGTATCGGACAGCCTTCGCGAGTGCAACTTCCTGGTAGTCACGTGCCGCGAGTGGTTTGCCACCCGAATGTATGTTCAGGGACTTGATGTATTCGGCTGCTTCCAGCACTGAGAAGTTGTTGTACACGAAGAGATTCGGGTTATACTTGATCGTGTATTTGCGATCACGTGCAAACTCGAAGAGGTATCGTAACAAGCCTGCCGGCAATTCATGGGTGCGCGCATTGTAGAGGTGAATCCATCCCTGCCACTTGCCTTTGCGGCCAGCAGGAGTGAACTTGAAGTTCGGCATCTGGTATTTGAAATGCTCGTGTAGTTCTTTCTCTACAGCAGGCTCACCAGTGACTCGTACATAAACTTCGTTGATCTTGTCTGCGACAATGTCAGCCACGTAACACCTTGCAATGATTAAGTATTCGGATTCTGCCTACAACTTGTTTATTATGTTTGTGCGCTGCAAATTCTAGAACTCTCCGAATTGTGCCCTTTCCTACATAAAAAGGTTCATTAGTTCTTGGATCAACATAGAGATATGCGTACATTACTGACCCGCAATAAAGCGTTCCCAAGTCATGAATTCTTTTAATTGATACGTACGAGCATTGAGCTCCTTACATACCATCGTGCAGAACGAAATGGCTTCTTCGTTGTTGATCATCTTCTTCTGTTCGGTCATCAAATCAGGGTCGGCTTCGAGATAGATGGCTAGGTCTTGCTTCAGGATGAAGCGAAATGGTTCCCAGCCGTTTGCCTTTAAATCTTGCTCAGACATACGTCCGGTGTAGTAATCGATCTTTTTCTTTTTCAGGCGAATGAACTCAGCACGTTTCATTTTCAACGCAACAGAGTGAGCTGTGATCTGGGAGCAATATTTGGCGTGTAGCTGAGGAATCCGTATGATCTCTTTGCCTGGTTCAGTTTTGTTGATAACAGCATCGGTTGCCCAATCTTCTACCAACTTTTCAAGTGGCACAATGTTCATAACGAATCCTCGAAATTATACCTGACGTGATATATTGTAGTTCGTAAAGGCGAACTCCGCTGTAGCAGTTATGATGATAGATGCATCGTCTTTGGTTGACATCTCGATGCTGCTCAAACTAGTCGGGAACATGTCAACAAAGTTGATCGTTAGGATCGGGTTGTTTTTGTTTGTCAGGATGGTCAAAATACCATCGCTGTACTGTGGTTTTTTGTTGGCTACCTGGAGCCGTTGCTGCATTGACAAATTCTTGTACTGTTGGAAGTTGTCAGGGAATGTAACTCCTTTCAACCAGTCATTCACACTGGTCCAACTCCACATTGGTTCATCGACAAGGAACGTCATACGGAAACTGTCATAACGCATTTTTTCGCCTGGAACTGGTGCGTCAATGAACGGTGTCTGTTGAACGGCAGGTGTTGTGCTGATTCCAGGTATGTTGACAGCCTGTACAAAGAACTGCACATATGGCAAGCGTACGAAACTCATAGCGAACTTCGATGCTTGGAGTAGATTCTGGTCGGTTGGATTAGCGAGCATACCTGTATTTATCAGGCAATTCTAATGCCTGCTTTGGCTAACCTTTCTTCCATCTTCTTCATCGCGTTGTACATGATGTCCATTTGCTTATCAAACCGAGCACCCAGGGAAATGCGTGCTAACTCCGGCCACTGTATTACATCCTCTTCAAAACCGAAGTGTATTCCTTCCTGAGCGGAATCAATTTGCGGATCATTTCCGCTGGGCGGCATTTCTGTGTTGTATTTGACACCCCAAGTGCGCAGCATTTCTTTAGTGACCTGAAACTTGCTTTTCTGCAACTCGTGATGAATGTAGTTCAGCTGGAAAAACCGACGGACTGGGCCAAGCTCGCCTGGATTGCGGTTCATCTTGATGCTGGCTCGGACAAACTGTCGATAATGGGATAGAACAGCCTTGCTGGTGATCTGTTCAACCGACCGCACTGGAAAGTGGTTGATTCGTACACCACAATCTGCGTCTGGCACGAATTTTCCATCCGGGCCAAACCAAGCATGGTTGCCGTGGTTGATCTTAACGTGCGGCGCATGTGCTTTGCTGCAGATGGCCTTGTACGTCACGTGATTCTCGCTCGCCAGTGGCGCGAAGCAACTGTACAATGGATTCGGTTTCTCGAAATAATTGATGTCAGTCGGGACCCAGGATCTCCACATAGCTTTCGGCGTCATGTGTGGAGGAACAGTCATTAGCTTGGCTATGATGTCTTCTTTTGTTTCGTCTACAAACTCGTCAGCGTCTAGGAACATGAACCAGTCATAGAGTCCCCATGCGTTTACTGAGCGGAGTGCTGCAGTCGTCAACCCATCCTGGTTGTACGTGTTATCCCCATCGAATGTTGTGGTGATAGGGTAGCCAGCAGCCTTCAGTTTGTCGAGGATCGTTTGGGTTTCATCAACGCTGTTGTTGTTGATGATGTACATATGGTCAAAAACGCGGCAGTTGATCTTGACGAACAACTCGATGATGTCACATTCGTCTCTGACCTGCGCGATACATGCTATTCTCATGTTTCGATATACAGGATGCGGCTGTAGATGGTATAGATCATGGTTTGTATATAGCGTGGATGCAAAAAGAGCCACCGAAGTGGCTCCTCTCGCTTTCCAGTAATAGGAATCAATTATTTCAAATTGATAACTATGAACTTTCTGTAGTAGCAGTTGCTGTTGGCAACCAAAGAACCTGCACCGTAGGTCGTTCCCTGAGCGTATGGGTTTGCAACCAAACCATAACGCGTCTTGAAACCGATCTTTGGCTGGAAGGTGTTTGGATCGATTGCACGAACCATCTGCAAAGGAACGTATGGGCAGTAGAACAACCCAGCGTCGTAAACAGTTTGACCCTTGTAACCAACGACGACATAGTCGGCACCAGATACAGAGTATGGATCAGCATAGACCTTCAAACGACCGAACAAGGTTCCGCAGAACGTGTTGCCAGTGTCGTCAACACTAAGGTTAGTGTTGTTGGTCAAAGCAGACTGATAGTCCAACAATCCAGACATTGCCAAAGCTGACGCGATGTCAGTAGAGCAGATCAGGATGTTGCCCTTACCACGACGAGTGTCCTTCGCGATCTTGTTAGCTTCGCGCTCGATTTGCATGATAAGTGACTTGTATGTTTCAACCTGCCAACGGCCAACGGTGTCACCGGTGCCAAGGACCTGAAGGTTGTAGATACCAGGAACGGTTGTACCGAACTGAGCACCAACGTTTGCAGTTGCGTACACGGTACGGATAACTTCTCGGTTGATTTCTGACAAAATTTCTGTAGACAGAATGTTTGACAACTCGGTTTCTGCATCAAGACCGTGAATTGCCTTCAAGTCCTGTGCAAGTTCAAGGGTGTAGTCAGACTTCAAACCTCGGGTGTTTGCAGTGACTGTAACCTTTTCGATGCTGAAGCCCATGGTTCCCCATGAAACTGCACCACCAAGGTCTTCGCCGATACCAGTTGGCCAAGCCTGAGCAACGTTAGCCAAACCGAAGTTTGAGTTTGCTGGGTTGGTGTTCTGGGTGCCGTCGAATGGTGAGAACGTCTGAGACGTGTTACCAGACACAGCGGTGTTTGCTTCGTTGTACAAAGCTTCACCCGTTACAAACGCAGTGTCGTTTGCAGTGGTGTACTTTGAACGCATAGCGAAGATCAAGCCGGTTGGGCCAGTCATTGGCTGGACGCCGCAGAAGTCGTATGCAAGAAGGTTTGGAATAGAACGACGAACCAAGCTGATAAGGATTGGGTCGAATCCTGCTACTGGACCTGCAGCTGAAGCAGAACCAGTGTATCCGCCAGTACCTGCTGCCATTGCTGGAGCGGTTTCTGTCAAGAACCCTTGGTTCATGCGAGCTTCTTCACGAGCAGCACGTTCTTGGTTTTCAAGAACAATTGCAGTTACAGTCTTCTTGTACTTGTCGCTGATTGGCGCAAGAGCGGCATGGTCAAGAACCGCTGCCCACTTTGTTTTTAGATTTTCTGAAAGATACATTTTCGTTTTCCTTTACTTCGTCAGAGGTTAAGACTTAAACACTTCGAGAGATTGCAGCAACATATTGTGCCATGGTTGAAGAAACTTCCTCATCCTGGGCAGGGACTTCACTTTCTACCAAAGCGACTTGCGCGTTGTTAGAATCCTGCTTCACCTTGGTGCCACTGTAACCCTCGCGGATTATTTGTAGCTTCTTAGTGTATTCACCATCTGTGGTGAACTCAACTCCCTCTGCGAGAGCTTTTACTTTGCTGGCCTGTGTGGCGGTGAGACCTTCACAAACCTTAGCAACGATTTCTGTTTTCTTGGCTTCGTTGATCTTCTTCTGAAGCTCAACATTACCATTCATAGCTGTATTTAGCTTTTCGGTAAGTTCAGCGATTTCAGCAGACAAAGATTCAACGACGTTGACTTGCTCTTCTGGCAGGTCAATGTAGTGCTGTTCGAACAATGCCTTCAAACCACCAAGGAAGTCTTCTACCAACTCAGCCTTAAGGCCAGTCTCGATAGCAAGCTTGTTTTCTTCCTTCCACTCAGCAACCATGCTGGTAAGGTAGTCATCGACTTGAGCTTCAAGCTCAGCTTCGATATCCGCAACTGACTCTTCAGCAGCTTCAAGGATATCTTGTTCCATTTCTTCAACGACCATTACTGCACGAGCAATAACAGCGGTCTCGAAAATGGTTGTAAGCTTGGTACGGAACTCGTCAGAGAATGTTTGGCCAGCAAGGATAGCATCGATGTCTTCCTTGCAAGACTTAGCCTTCATCTTCTCTTTCATCTTCATGACCTTTGCGTTCTTCGCTTCCTGAATTTCTTCAGGAGTCAATTCAATTTCGGTCTCTTCTTGATGAATATGTGGATCCTTTGAAGCACCGTTGTCATCCTGGTTTGGACGAGCAAGTGCGCCATTGGTTGGCTTTGCGTAAGAACCAGCTTGAGTTCCGTTCAGGTCGTCTGGAGAGACCTTTGCAGAACCAAGAGAAGATCCCTCGGAACCTGGCTGCTCTGGCAGCTTTTCCATTGGAGCTTCATCATTGTCAGGCTTTGCACCTGGCTTTTCAGCTTGCTTACGGTTCGCAGCGGTAATCTTTCCGACTGGAGTTGCTTGTGGGTTGTCATACGTGACACCACCAAGATTCACAGCGCCATCAGAGGCTGGCTGAGAAGGCTCGTGGTGCATTGGTTCTGACGGTGCAGTTGCGCGAGACTTGTTAAGGACTTCTGCAGCAGCTTCGGCAAGGGTTTTGTGGGACATAGTAATTCAACTCCTAATCAGTGATAATATTTAGTAGAATCGGGTTCTTGGGTTAGAGCTTGGAGAAGTAATTCTCCATGATCTTAAGTGCGACTTCTTCAAGCTGGGCCTGCTTAGCACCCTTGATTTCCTTGTACATCTCATTCACATCAGCTTCTACAATGATTCCATTGTTCCAAATCCATTCCCTACCTTCCATCATTCCATTGACGAAAGCATCCGGTGCAGACGGATCAGAAACGACATCACCTGCTGTAGCAAGGTGATAGTCATCCTGAACCATATTGACTCCGTTCTGTTCCTTCAGAGAGCCCATACCACGAGATGAAACACCGATGGCAACGTTATCGTCGATCAGGTTCTTGACGATGTTACCGAATGGAGTTGAAAGCACTTTCGCGCGACCAATCCAGTTGTTACCGTCTTCCTTCAGAGAAAGGATCTTGTGTGACGCACGATCGTAATTGATGGTTGGTGAAGCTGGGTGACCAAGTTCACCGACTGCTCGGTTGGTGTTGATCATTTCCTTGACATAGCGATTGACTTCGCGCTCAAGGATAGCTTTCGGATAGACACGCCCATTACGATTCTTTAGTTCAGACTGCAAGAACACACCTTCGATGAAGTAGTTCTTACCTGTAGCAGTCTGCTCAACAAGAGTCTTGGATTCTGTGTATTCTACAATCAGTTTCATTCTTTTCTCTTTACTTTATCGCGTATGAGCGATGCTTACCTGCTGGCCATTGCTTCATTTCGCTGGAGTGTTTAGCAACATGAGTTACAACACCACGCTCACCGCTCTTCATGCTTGGGTGAATACCATGACGCCATTGCGCATTGGATTGTCTGTGGTGAGTTCCTGGGAACTTGGTTGAACGGTTGCCGTCGTCATGAAGATGAACATGGTCACCTGGCTTCATGTCGTGACCACCAGCGATGACGGAAACGTGTTCTTTGTCACCATAGGTGCCGTCTTTTCTCTTGCCATAGGTGTGGTGGACAACGCGAGCATATCCAGAACCACCATGACTGTCCCAAGAAGCTGTGTGTTCATGCTTCTCTGGTTTTTGTGTGTTAATCTTACCAGCACTAACCAATGGAAGATGGTGTGGGTAGTTTTGATCGTTTTCATTTATGATTGAAATAGATTCAAAAATTGCTGAATCGTCACCGTCTTCATCAACATTTGGGAAGAAGAATGATTCAGTTTTTGGCTCTTCTGGCTTGTCATGAACTTTGATTTCTGCCCAGTGGTGAGAACTCTTCTTAACACTGGCACCACCACGGAAATCTTTGACTTTCGCGCCAACAGCAAGTGGCTTGCCAGACTTTTCGTGAACAAGCTTGGTTCGACCTTCGCGGTCAGACTCGTTCAAGTACTCTTTGAATACACCCATCTTACACCCCCATTGCGTGTCTACGACGCAAACTTCTTTTTCTCTTCAACAATGTTCGAGCCATCTTTGCTCGACGCTTGAACTTACCCTTTCGTGCTCCACGCTTTCTGTGAAGCTTTTCTTGTGCACTCATGCGCACCAGTCTTCCGCCACGTATCGTGAAGCCTTTCACGTTACTGACTTTTACGTTGCGCTGTACCTTACCATTCTTGATCCTAAGACGAATCCTTTTGATACGACCAGCAGTTTTCTCACTAAGATACTGCTTGAAGGATTTCATTTTATGGATGGAATGTGTTATCGTTGTACTGGGTGTAGACGTTAGCGTATCCGCCGCCAGCGTCGCCTTCCTTGTTCAACTTAAGGATCAGCGTAAATCCGTCGCCTGGAATAGCACCTTGAATAGTAAGTCCAAGATCACCACCCAAACCGTGATTCAAATTCGCAGTGTTTGCTGCAAGTGGGTTTGGCATGTACGCTTCAAACACGCTTGAAGTTTTACCACCAACAACAGCCAAGTCACTGTTTCCGCCAGCGCCAGTTCCAACCCATTGAAGGAGTGCATAGCCATTGGCAAAACCAGCAGCATACTGAATAGAAATACAAGACAACACGCATGGCTTAGAGCTGTTTGCATAAGCGAGAGTGTTTGCCTGAATGATCTGAGTGTTACTGTTGGTTGCAGCCGTGTAATAGCCAACGATCTTAACAACAGTGCGATCGCCTGTATCGACCAAAATTTGTACTTCAGGGACGTTAGGTGTTGACATCGTATCCTCTTACTTCAAATGGGTCGACACAAATTTGGCGACCTTGCTCAATCCTGCTGGGCCACTGTTGATAAGAGACTCAATCTTCTTCTTATTCTGTGGATTTACCTTACTATGTAGCTTCATGATCATTGCTGCTGTAGGATGATCAACCATGCCTGAAGAGCCGTTCTTGTAACGCACCTGAGCTGGATGACGTGTTTTCGTAATTGCGTGCAGCGTGTGAATCGTTGCTTCATGTACAACATCTTCACCGAGCTCGGCAGCCGCATGCTTGTACTTGGCATAATGATGGTTTGCGCGACCTTCGTCACCTTCGATGTGATGGCCGGCAGCTGACTTGAAATGATTTAGAGCTTTCTCACCATAACGCTGACGGACGACTTTTTCAATGTGACGATGTGGGCGGAATGATGGATCTTTCAGATTGCGCGGACTTTGTAGATGCTTGACGTACATACCGAATAGGTTGTCGGAAGTATCTTCATTGACGCCAATCAGTGCCATGTAGTCTTCGTACACGTCATCGATGATGTCATCATTCCAGTCTGATACGTCGTCTCCATTCTCTTCTAGTTCAGAACCGAGCCAGTTGTAAAGAGCGATGTCCAATTCACCCTTGTTACCTTCGCCAACCAAACGCTTGTATGCCGCCTGTATAACGTCGATCTTGCGCTGACGGGGAATATCGTCGAACCCTTCTGTAAGAGTGTCTAGGTTCTCACCGTGCTGCTTGATATGATGCTGAAGCGTCTTGACAGACAGCTGATGCTTGTTAGCAGCCTTGATGTGTGCAGCTAGATTGCGAGGGTATGCCTTTGGGTCCGCAGCAGTGATGTCAGCCTTTTGCTTCGTTTTGGTCATAGCTTTACGAGTCGTTTCGACATCGCGTTCAAGGGTACGACGATCGGTGCGGATCTTCTTCAGTTCCGGACTCATTGCTTCATCAAGTGATTCTGTGAAATTGCCTACAGTGCTCAGCAAACGCTTTCCTAATGTTTCTGGGTTGTATGGAATCGCAACCTCAAGATCAAGGTTGTCATTGCGATAGGTTGCGACACGCTGGTTGTTTGGAAACAGACGAATCGCCTTTCTACGCATTGTAAGAACTGTAGGTGGATCCTGGAATGCAGGTGACTCCGTCAGTTCTCGAGTTCGTAGTTCTTTCAAAGTTTTCATTAGTATGCTGTGTCCAATGCCTTGGTGGTGTGTGGGTGACCCTTGACCGGACCACCCTCATCAGCCTCTTGTCCCATTTTGTGCAACTCAGCGTGCTTACCAGAGTGACTCTTCACCAACTCTTTCTCAGCTTTGTGGTACAAAGCATGGTGCTTGGTGTTCTTGTGAAGGAAGTCAGCAGCATCGTGACGCTGTCCACCACTGTTAGCAGAAAAGGCTCCATGTAGGACTGAAGTCAAATGCGGGAACTTCTCAGCTGCTTCTGTGATAACTTCTTCCTTGGTCAGTCTGTCGGTTGCTTTTTCGATACCGTTGATGCGCTTTACAGCTTTCTTCCAATGAGCGCGAGATGGTGTTCCACGTTCAAGGTTTTGACCAGCAGTATGTGCATGAGCTGCTGCGCCGTTCAAACCACCAGATGCCTTCTTGATGTAACGGCCAAGCAATCCCTTTGACAATTCATTGACTACAGCTTCATCCTGACGGTGGGACTTGTCCCAATGAGCTGCATCTGTGTGACGACTTTCGTCTTCTTCACGTTCCTTCTTTTCTTTTGCCAAGCGAGCAACCAATGCTGCGTGGATTCCCCTTGATACAGTTTGACCAGCACGGAAATACGCACGAGAACCAGCGCGGAATGTTCCACGACGTGCTTCGTCAAGCTCTGTTTCCTCACCAACGTGACCGAAGTTTTGAGCGAAGGTTGCCATCTTAGCAGCATGACCACCAGCAGCCTTTCCCTTTGCTATGTCAGCAGCGGTAATCGGTGCGTTTGGGTCCTTGTGTAGCCACGCATGGAACGCACCTTTCTTCACATGAATCGTTGATTCTTCAACCTGTGGAAGAACAGATTCATCACGACGTTGGTTTTTCTCTTTGTCTTTTCGCTTCTGGTTGAAACGTTCAGCACGCTTGTCCTTGAAGGTTTTCTTGATAGAAGCAGTTTCGTGGTTTGGGTTGTTGCCTGATTCGTTCATTGTATCTTCCTTAATGGAGTGAATAGCACCCTTACTAAGTGTCGTGTTAAAACTCCCACGACTGTGCTTTCCATATGGCTTCTCACCCTTCACGTGAGCAACGTGGTGATCTTTGAATATGGTGTCATTGTGAACAGCATATCCATGTCGCGCCGCATCAGCTTTCCAAGCATCTAGATCAGTATGCTTCTTTGTGTGGTGAAGGATTTCGTCAGATGGATCTTCGACACCCTCTTTCACAGCATGAACACCTTCACGGTTGGCCCACTGCTTAGCATGAGAATGCGCTTCTTCTTTATCGTCAGTATGATAGTCAGCCTTCTCTTGATGGACGCCATCTACGAAGTGCTTTACACGGTGTTCTTCCCATTCCTTATCACGGTACACTTTCGCAGTGCGGTTGCCGTTGGTGTGGGTAGCTGTAAGCTTCAATGCTTCGTCAAGTGTTTCTTCCTTGACGTTGTGGTTTTTCACATGCTGATGATCTTCATAACTAAAGCGATGGTGTTCACCAGTTTTATGATCACGAATAACGTAATGATCATTGGCAACGTGGTGAAGATGACCTTCCTTCTTATCACCATGTTCTGGGTGATAGTAGTCCATGGTGCTTACCGCAAATCCGCGTGCCTTGTCTTTCTTGTTCGCAGCATGGATTCGATGAATCGTTCCCGTATCGAACCCGATATGCTTTGTCGCAAGATCGCGATATGAAGCTTCAGTCAACATGGAGAAGACTCCTGGAAATTAAGACATCTTCCCAAGGTGCTTCACGTCAACACCCTTGCTACCGTGGTGGACTGCAAACTTGTGCATTCCGCCAGATCCAGCAACATAGTAGTGCATTTCATGCTTGTCAGCATCAATGCCACCATGGTCCTTGCTGATATGGTAATGTGGAGTGTGGAACTGCTGGAAAGTACCACGAGTGCTTACTGGCTCATGTTGGCCGGTTGCAGCAGCGTGAACAGCGTGTGCCATATGCTCAACAGAGCCTGGAGTGATGACCTTTTCGTCAACGACTTCAGTGTCTTCTACGACCTTCTTTCCTGGCATCGTTGGCTTACCCTTGATCTTTGGTCTCCAAGAGATATGAGGAAGCTTTGGGTCATGAATACCACCAGCCTCGTTGATAAGAGTTGAAGCGACTTCGATCTTGGTCTCAGCAAGGATAGCATCTACCTTTGCTTCGACAGCTTCGTTGAACTTCTGCTTGAAGCCGATAGCATCTTTGTTTTGAGCGGATTGTACTAGTGACATTGTGATTCTCTCGTGGGAACGGGACTTACCTGTTATTTAGTGTTATCAGGATCTTAGACAAGCTGATTCATTACTCGCTTGTTGAGCTCGCCAGCCTGATCCGTTGGTTGTTGCTCACCTGGCTTGACTGGACCTGGAGGAGGTGGTGGACCTGGAGGAGCAGCAGAACCAGCCAATGGGCCAGCTTCCTTCTCAATGTCCTTCGCTTCCTTCTTCATTTGCTTCTCTTCCTTGGCGATTTCAGCTTCGTCCATCATCAGGATGTTTTCCTTGACCCAACGCTCGCTGTAGAAACGACCAATGAAAGGCTCGACCAATGTCAGCGTGTTCATGCGGTTCGTAATCAACTCGGCTTCCTTCAACTCGGTGAAGTTGTTGTCCTTCACGAAGCGATAGGTGACATCCTGACGCATCTCAGCCCATTCATCGAGGGTACAGATGCCTTTCAATGTCAACTGACGCTGAAGCAATTCATCGAACAGCATTGAGAAGCGATTACGAAGTTTCTGAACGAATTTGTCGAACTTGATTTCGTCACGAGTGATTTCAGCTGGACGACCAAGGTTGAAACCAGAATTTGTTTCAAGACGTGAAATAGGAACGCACAATGCGCGGTAAAGCTTCTTCTCGAAGTACAATACGGCATCCATGTTGTCAAATCCCTGACCTGATGGCAGCGTGGTAATTTCGGTTGACTTGTCTGGGGTTGAACGAGGCATCCAGAAGTCTTCAAGCATAGAGAAATGTTTTCTGTCGTCTCGAATTTCACCAGTTCCAGCATCATATACAAGCTTGTTGCGGTACTTGGTCATAATGTCTTTCAAGTACTGTTCAGCCTTTGCTTTTGGCAAACCACCAGTACCGACGTAAAATACACGACGCTCAGGAGCGCGAGAAACCTTGTAGATGACAGTTGCGTCTTCGATGAAGCGCAGCTGGTTCATTGGACGGATAGCTTTGTGCAGATAACTCAACACGGTTGACTTGGCTGGGTCGAACAGTCCTGAAGTCAAGTGAATCACGGAGTCTTGAGACAGTTTCACACCACCAGCAAAGTTGCCGATGATCTGTGGTGACTGAATGCTGTTGTTTACGATCTTCTCATTGTAGAGATAGAACACTTCGATTTTTGTGATTACATCAATTCCATCAGAATTCTTCTGCTTTGTGATGTTACGGATTTTGCGAATACGACGTGGATCAATGAACGTCAGCTGTTGGATACCGTCGCGTGGATTTTCAGGATCGATGACAACGTTCCAGTATGCACGACCGTCGACATACCAACGACGGAAAATATCAGGACCATATTTGTTGAAGTCAAGAAGCTTGAGAACGTTCTTGAACTCGTCACGAATCATTGTCTTGATTTCATCTTCCTGATCAAGGTCATCGAGGTTGATTTCAACGCTCTTGCCATGATCGTCGTGGACGATAGCTTCGTTGATGATGTCATCGATAGCGTTTTCCATTTCTGGTTGCATCGCCATCGTGCGATACTTTGATAGGAGGTCGACTTCGGAACGGTATGTGCCATCAAGGTCAACGTACACCCCATAATGGGCTCCTGAATTGATGTTTATAGCACCATCTTCAAGACTTGGTGATACTACACTTTCCGGAACTTCCTTCTCAGTGTCTTGGCGTTTTATTTCGAACCCGAAGAGCTTAATAGAATTTTGTGCCATTACAATCTACTCCACCCATCAGTGCCAAGTAGGCTACGGATTCGGCTATATGTTTTATCGACCAAATTTCTGCCTCTCTTGTTTGCTCTTACTGGAATCTTACCAGCCAAAGCTTCGGCAGCTTCACTTACGGAACCAAATGTTCCATACGGAGTATTTATTGCGCAAGCATTGTTGTTGATTCCACCTGTCTGGTTGACGTGTGGACGCTTGCCGCGCATTGCTTGTTTGTGTGCTTCAGTTTTCGGCTTGGACAGCTTAGCAATCGTCTCAAGAGTATGTTTCATACCCAAGCGATATTTGTGTCCTTTGTTTGCTTTGGATACAGCGATCCTTGCTGCCTCTTCATGAGTGATCAACCCAGCGAGTCCTTTCCAGGCAATTTCATCCTGCCACATACCATGTTGCTCAAACAAAACACGATGAGCTTCAGCGTGCTGTTCTACCGTTAAATCGACGATATTAGATGGGTCATTTGACCCACCCATATGCTTCGGAATTACATGGTGTTTATGCATCACAAAGTCCTAAATATGAGGTTAATGCGCCTGTAGCTCAGGGGAGACCCTCAGAAAGTCACAGAGCAATTGCCTGATAAGCAATAGGTCGTTGGTTCGACTCCAACCAGGCGCGCACCTCAGTTCAATTAAACAGCAGCTGGCTGATAATCTCCAGCACCAGAACTAAGAAAGTACTGAACAGCAAGCGTGCACGACCATTCCTCGATACTATCATTCTGACCCCAGTCAACTTCAATCGGGCTGATATCGATTGGCCAAATGCCAACGAATTGGTACTGCGCAATTTGTGATCCATCCTTGCCATACTGAGTCACAGTTGCATCGACGCCATAACCACCATCGATAACGTCAGCAGCCGTGTTGCGAACGTTGAGGATTGGGTCGTTGATACCGTTGACCCACTGCTCGAACGCAGAACGGATGGTGAAGTTTTCATCGTTGATGATTTGAATGGTCCAGTCCTGGTACTGACGGTTGCCGGCAAGCTTGACTTCACGACCGAAGTAGTAAAGAGGAGCCATGCCAACAGAAGTGCCTGGAAGCTGTGCAGCCTTCGCTTGGAAGGTTGCTAGCTGTGAAGCACCACCACCGAACGCCACGTATGATGGAAACGGAAGTTGGATGTCGAACAGGTTGGCACGTGCGCCATCACCGGTCAGGTTTGTACGGAATTGTGTGACATCGAATGAAATGGTCCTTCTCCCTGTTAGGCTTTAGCCTTTTCCATCCAGATACGCTTTCCGGTAATTGGATCTTTCTTCCAAGTTTTACCAACTGACGACATCTCTGGATGTTGTTTATAGAATTCTCTCATCACATTACCATGGCCCAGTCGACCATTCTTAGCGAAATGATGATTCTCTCTGATATTTAGCTTTGCTTCTTTCGTGTGTCTGTAGTCGCGAATCTTAGCATTATGCTCTTCTGTATGCCTTCTGCCCAAGTGCCATTGTCTATTTGCTTCAATAGACTCTGGCGAATGCTTTCTTCCATACCAATAGGAGTCTTGTCCGCTAGGAACAGGAGGTCCTGGTAGTCTTGTTACACCTTCCGGCAATACAATCCTACCACTTACACGCTCATCACAAATTACAATGGGTGTCAGTTCAACACCCATTACTTTCGCTATGGCTTCATTCATACTTTAGGCGATACCAGTCTGGCCAACAACTTCGTTGAAGCTGACTCCGGTTCCAACAGCGACGAAGTTCAACAAGATGAAGTTGATAGAACGCGCTGGCTGGACATAGATGTCGCCAACGAATTGGTCTGCATCGATGACTGCTGGCGTGTTGTTTGTGGTGTCGCAAACAACTTGGAATGCCGTAATACCACGCTGACCTTGGATTGTACGCAAGTATGGAGTGATCAAGCTTACGAATTGTGCACGAGTGAACGTGTCATTGAACTCGAACAAGCTAGAACGTGCTGCCAAACTGATTTGCTGTTCCATAACAAGGAACAAACGACGAACGTTGATACGATCAAACGCAGAGTCGTAGTTCAAGTGGGTCTTGTCACCGTAAAGCAAGGTTCCCTGACCTGGCAAAGAAACAACTGGGTTGATTCCTGCAAGGTAAAGAGCATTACGATCAGATTGACCAGGGTTGTAAGCAAGCTTGACAACGTTGTTGATGACACCACGCTGAAGACCAGCTGGAGACCACCATGGAGCATTGGTTGCGTCTGTACGTGCGCACAAACCAGCGATGTCGCCAGCAAGTGGAATGTAACGGTAGACGTCGTTGTACTTGTCATACTGGTACTTGTAGCCAGTGTCAAGAACAGCGTATGAGCTGTAAGCAACGTTTGCACCCCATGCAAGAACTGCCGCAAGAGCCGCACCCTGGCCTGTAGCCTGAGCCGCAGCAAGTGGAGCAGAAGCGAACGCAACAGAGTCCTTACGAACTGCCGCAACGTCTTGGATGACGTAGTTCTGAACAGTGGTGTTAGAGTTTCCGGTGATCAACAATTCGACGCTAACGAAAGTTGGATCAGCGAAGTATCCCCATCCAGTGATCAAGTTTGCGCTGGTTACAATACCGTTGTTTCCGTTTGAGAACTGAACAACGTTTGCAGTTGCGTCAGAACCAAAGCTTGGAGCAACAAGCATTTGCGCAGTCGTGTTACCCCAACCAACAGTGTTAGCCTGAGGAACGCCGACGTTGTAGATGTACTGAGACTGAGCCCAGATGACTTCCTTGTAATAATTTGCCTGGCCAGTAGCAGTCTGCGCGTCCTTCAACTTTGAAAGACCCTGGTAGACTTCAAGAACCGTGTTAGCCTGACCAGTGATCAAGCCACCTGCGTCAACAACAAGGATGTGAACTTCGTCACCAGTTACGACGCCATTTGTAAGCTGGCTAACATAAGGAGTGGTGTTAGGAGCCCATGCGAACTGGTTTGCGAAGCTGTAAAGTGGTGAAGCTGGGTTGGTTGCAGCAGTTGTCCACGCTGCGCCATTAGCGAACGTGATGACTGAGATGCTGTTTCCAAGACCGCCTGGGAAGCGAGCGATGTAGTTGTTAGACGCAAGAGTGGTCTGGTATACACCGTCAAAGTAAGCTGTTGGATTGTCAACCTCGATTGCGATTCCGGTGTTAGAGCCGGTTGCGTTCAACATTCCCGTACCTTGTGCACGAAGAACTTGAAGGTTGTTTGAGTATGACAAGAAGTTAGCACCTTGGAAGAATGATTCCGCAGTGTTATTGTCAGGTTCTGAGAACGTAGATACCAACTGAACTTCGTTAGAAACCGGAGTAATGTAGTTTACAGGTCCCCAGTTGAACTGGCCAACCAATGCCGCAACAGAAGTTGCAACAGCGGGAACTGAAGATACAAGACTGACTTCGTTTGTTACGATTCCAGGGCTGACTGGGAATGACATATGTTATAACTCCTTGAAGCAATACAGTGTATTTAGGAAATACGGTTTTTCGCGCTGTAATGAAAAGACACGCCGAAGCGTGTCTCTTATAGAGCTTCAAAGACTTATGTAGGGATTACGTCATATGGAGAATCCATCTCGCCTGAAGTTAGGATCAGGTTGCCATAGGCATTTGGACCACTCAACGATTCTATTGCCATCGTAGCCACGGAAGTAAGCAAGGCGCTCAGCTTCTGTAACCTTTTCTAGATTGCCTGGCTCAACTGCCCACAGCGTCTCATAGATCTTCACTCGGATGACGAGAGTGCGTGCTTCAGGATGAATGTATGCTTCGCTGATTACGATGCAGAGCGTATCATTCCAAGTGTCATCGGGTTTGAGCAGTCCTTTGATTCGAACCACGTCGTTGATTTTGTGACCCATGAGACCCTCTGCGTTGAGACCCATAAGTATATAGCGAGTCACTCGTCTGAGGAAGATTTGTCCTTGTCTCGCTGCTCAACGAAGCTGCCGTATGCGCACAGCCAAAGGAAGAACGCGCCGAACGCAAATGCGAAATAGGTGAGGCTGTAACCAGCTATCGCCTTTTCAACCATCGAAAGAAATGCCACTGTAAATGCCATGATCAAATAGATGAACATTTTCATGCGTGTCCTTCTTCAACCAGTAATTGAGCATCTTCACTCGCAGTCGACTTCGACAACTGTTTCTTTTTGTCGTTGTGAACAGCCCAGTAAGTTCCGACGAACGCGCCAAGGACACCGTCTATAACGACCCAATGGTTGCTCAACCAGATCTGGGTGGACATTGTACCAGCCAGAACGATCATGGCTGACCAGAACGCTGCCTTGCCCGCATTTCGGTCAGCGGAATTCATGTTGTACTTGGCCCAGAAGATGTCGACGACTAGAGTGATACCAAAGACGGCGGAATGTGGCCATACCATCTGTATAAATGCTGGAATCATGATTTCTCCTCGTCAAGTGATTGAAGGTACTCGTCGACACTTCGAACAAAATCATCCAGGTCGTCCTTGACCTGGTCGATCTCGACGGTTGGATTCAACAGCCGTTGCAGCTGATGGTTCTCTTCCTGAAGCTCTTCGATTCGAGCCTCGAGAGCATGGATGTACTCGATGGTATCGTCTACCGTCTGGGTCAGCTGATCCTCATCGAGATCTTCGAACCAATAATAGAACCAGTCGATGATCTTGTCAATCATGGAGAGCCAGATCCTCGTTGAGAAGCTGGCTGGGTGTTCCCATGACAATCTCTTTCACCTGAACTTCCGTCAGATTGCTCCAGCGCGCAGTCCAGTAGATAGACTGCTGTTGGTTCATTCCAGACTCGATCAGTTGGTTGAAATGAGTGCGGACTTGGTCCGACTTAGTTGTTTGCTGCTGCTGCTCCATAAAGTCCCTTCATGTCGTGAATGCCGCGACTGCGTAGCCAACTGCGTGCCTCGTTGATCTTGCTGTCGAACTGCCGTGGCTGCTCGACGGTTTTGATGATCTGTCCCTTGACAGTCTTCGTCTCTTCATCCAATTGCGCTTGGTCCACCACTTTGAGAAATCGTATCATGATGCTAATGCCTCCTGGATTTGCCTTTCGGATTGACGATGAAGAACGTAGGCACGACGCAGCGACTCGACATCGAATGTCGCAACCTCATAAGCCACCTTGGTATGAACCTCAGTCGGCTTGCGCCCACAATGCGTGAACCGTTCAACCGTCGCGAACCTTGCCGTGTTGGCAGCAATAAACGCATACCAGCGGTTCAATTCATCTCGATTGCCCATTCTCACTTTCTCCACCATTTATTTAACCTCCGCAATCATAGCTCGTCTTCGTAGAAATGTAACGATACGCAGTTATCGCCGACCGATACAAGGTATCTCAGATTCCGGAATAACCTGGTACGATCCTTTGTTCGAGGCAATGGCCACGGTGAATTTCTTCGGCGGCGAACCACAGAAGATACAGGTCCGGTATCCCAGCGCAACACGCGCCGGATCGATGATCTCTTCGCACTTGTCAGACTTACACATCACGTCCACAATAGAACACCTTTTTGAAAAGCCAAACGATGAAGTCCACGATGTGGCAGATAGCACACTCGAGCATTTCAAGCATGAGCTTTAGGCCACAGCATGCCCAGGCTAGCAACACCAGCAGGATGATTTCTCCGCCAGCGCTGCCAGGAGTCATTTTGACTGCCTTACGCAAACACCCTTTGACTCTAATTTTGTGTTTGCGATCACGGCCAATGCATCCTTACATTCCTGCTCGGATGAGAACCCAGGGACGACAGCGGTTGTTACACCGCCACCGTATGCGTAGAACAACGCGATGAGAACCCAGGTGTTCATACTCGAATGCCCTTGCGACCAAGGTTTTCGATGTCGGCGGCAACGACTGTTGCCTTGGCTGCTAGAGCCTTCTCATCGAGACCCTGATAAATGCCAGCCTTCTTTGTGATGGCTCGCTGATCGTTCAGACGACGGCCAAGAGCACCAGTGCGTCGCTTGGAAATTCGACTCACGCTGTTACGCATGCCCATTAGTGAACCCTCTGCATGACGATCATCTTGTGACCGACCTGCTTGGAAGTGAGGACGAAGGTCAGGATGCTGGGACCATCGATGCGCTCCTGGACCTGGAATCGGACAGCTGCACCGTTGCGAAGCTGCAGATCCAAACCAAACTCGTCACCGAAGTCCTCGAAGATGGCTGACGGACCACGAACAGTCGCCAAGTCATCGGCATTGGCCATCAGAGTCTTGTTGGTGGGATCGATAGTAAACATGGTTGCTGGGAACATTTCACTCTCTCCATTTATGTAATCGTCACAGTAACTGTACGCTTCTTTTCCAAAGAAAGCTTCACTTTTTCTACGATCTTAATGTTGAAGTCAATGTGTGATTCAACACTACCATAATGCCTTTCGATCCCGAGTTCTTCTGCGAGTTGCTTGTTGACTTCAATCAAGTAGCAGAACAACCGCGCTGATAGAATTCGTCCAGCTTCCGCACGCTCTTTGGCAATCTTGAGTGCTTCAGTAAGATCCGAAATCTGGATGTCTTTCTTGGTTGGCTTAGCCATAACGCTTTTCCTTGTAGAGATCCGCTTCGATAGCGTCTCGTCGTGCGCGAAGTTCCTGAATCTCGTCGCGCATAATACGAGTCGGACGAAGGAAGTACTCCTTCAGGCAAATGTTGATGGTGTAATTGATCTCAGCCAACTCCCAACGGAGCTCGGTAAGCTTGTCCATCGAATCTCTCCTAAAGTAATCGGGGATCTACAGGCCACTGCGCGCTAGCTTTGATCGCTTCTTGGAAGTTGGCTATGGCCTCCTCAACTTCGCGCTCAGTACCACCAGGCACTCCGTTCCGCCATGGGCGGATAGTAGTGATACCATCTTCGACGCAGACTCGCTCAGACGTTTTGAACGGAATGTGGGTCTTTCCACGTTCAGAGAACACCATGAGTTTCATTCTACCGTCTCCCGTATGTAGTGCTTCTTGATGAAGCCAATCACAAACATCGCCAGATGACTGAAGCCGAGGCTGATCAAACCAACTATTCGGCCAGGGATACACAGAATCACTGAGATGCACATCATAACAAAAGCGCAAATGATGAACGTGATCATAAGCGCCAGCGCGACCAGCGCACCAAACCAAAAGAAGAAACTGGCTAGAAAGCCAAGTGCCCATATCATATAAGTTCCCTCAGTTCCAGATACATGGAATGATATTTCGCCAAACGCTTCATTTCCTTGGGCCCAACGTCCTTCAGGCGGCGAATGTCGCTGTTGTGGCGTAGGTCAGCCAACTTGACACGGATCGCGTCCTTGTTGCCGCGAAGCTGCATCATGTAGACTTCCTGAGAAAAATTCTCCTTGACCTTGCTCATGGCAAGAACGACGCGATCGGTAAAGCCCATGTCAAGGAGTGTCTGGGCTGTCACATCTGTGTCTTCAATCAGATCGTGACCGAGCGCGATGCACTGCAACTCTTCGTCGTCGGACTTGGTGTAGTACATGACTTTCAAGCAGTGAAGGATGTACGGATGTCCACCCTTGTCGAATACGCCTGCGAACTTGTTGGTTGCTAGAACAAGCATCTTGTCTAGCATCTCACCCTTCTTCATACAGCGTTGATCCTTTTGGTTACACGAGCAGCTTCGTATTCCATCAGTTGTTTGACGACGATTGCTACGATGTCTGGTTTGTACGCATAGAGCGCAAGGTATTGCTGGACACTGCGACCACTCGTCATACGAGCAAAGTCAGCGGCACGCTCCGGAGTTTCGTTCACCCAGTCATTAAGACGAATCTGGGCTTGTTCGAAGTAGTTCATGCCGCAATTCTACTCGGTTGCTTAAGAAAGTAAAGACCTAGTATCCATCGAACGCATCACGCTCTTTCATAATGTGTTTCTTCAACTTGATCTCATGTTCAAAGCAATTCGGGCAAAGATTTCCACCCTTGTAGAGAGGCAAATGATGGTAGGTGTTACCGCAACGCTCGCAGTCAGAAGTTTGAATCGTCGTCTTATCAATTCGATCATCTTTGTCGAACTCGCCGTTGTATGCCATCCACTTGGAGTACTCTTCGCCTTTCAACTCGAAAGTGTTTGGATCAACAGTAACATTCTTGCGATTTCTGTGAACATAGCCGTTGACTCCAATGTCATACCGAACTTGTTCAGCGCAGTTTTTGCAATGGTGGGTATGATCTTTGGTTTGATACACTTCATCGTTCTCAAGAATCCTATTCTGACAACGTTCATCTTCGGTCAGATGAATCCACTCTCCATTCTTATCCTCTCGACGCTCTTTTCCACATGCTGGACACTCTCGACCTTCTGGATATTGATTATCCAGACATTGACCATCTTTGTCGATAGTCTGTTGTTCAGGGAAGAAGAGGTCGATAGGCTTGTCCAGATAGGACGCCTTTACAACCCAGCCGTGACGTTTGATGATCTCGATGCCGATAGTTGGTAGAGCCTCAAGTAATCCCTTCTCATCGATCGCAGGCGACTGTCTAATTCGGTAGAATAGGAAGTCCGCGTCTTTACGCTTTCCCTCCTTGTACAAGCAGCCACCTGTGAATGCTACGTGGCAACCAAACTCTGGGCAGATAGCCTCGATGGCTTTGGCCAGTTCGATTGCGTCTTCCCGCTCCCAAGGATGTTCCTTGTCCTTGATGAGCAATTCTTCCAGAGCACTAAGCGACGGCATCTTCGCCTCTATACCATGTCTGACATGAATTACATTCGAAGAGTTCCGGATCATCCTTATCCGGCTTGTGAAACACGTTGCAACCACACTCACATCTGAATGTCACACCGTTGACTTTCGGCATGAACTGATGGAGCGTGCCATCTTCATGTAATAAAGGTTCCATGTTACATCAGGTGTAGAATAATGCCGGCGAATATTGCGCAGACAATCAACCAAACCAGACCCAGCAAACCGATACCAACGCAGTTGTCGCTGTCAAGTTTGTAGTGGGCTGGAAGCAGCGTTGCACAAGCCAAGCCAAAACCACCAGCCAAGAGAAGAATCAAAACAAATATTAAGTGATCCATGATTTCCTGATTTCCCGCATCTTTAGAGCCAATTGCTTGCGGTCAATAAGGACCGCACCATTTCGTATAGCTTCATCACGCTTGGTCAGCGAAACATCATAGTGTGGGAAGGATGATGGTTGGAACCAGGCACGCTTCAAACCGATCAGGTCAGCCATTGCATGTAGCTCGACAAGCGTATCGGCTATCATGTGACACATGATCAGGCGTCGGTACGGTGCCCGCATATCATCTACGTAAACACTCATGACAAATTATAACCTAAGATGGACTCAAAGGGTGAGCCTCGTTGTCGAAGCCCACCGATTCAGCCTTACTTCTGACCGACTACTGGAGCATTCAAGAACGGGATCGGAGCGGCATCGCGAAATACATCAATTTGTCATCAATCTTCCGCTTGCAATATTTGCCATAGTACAGCTTGATGCCCAAAGGTAACAGAACGAACAGGTCGAGTAAGATGCAAACGGAAACAACAATCATCGGCCACGTGTGAATCATTGTACGCAGCTCCTGGAGTGGTCCAGATCTATACCGATCCTAGCGTTGTTTTCGACGGTGTAGATCTTGTACGACAGCGCGCTGTACTGCCATACACGCTGCACAACCATGTAGTCAGGGTTTTCGACAACGAGGCTGTCAATTCCCTTGCTCACCAGGTAATGACCGGCAGCAAAGAGGCTCATTCCGATATAGACCTGGCGAGTTGTTGGATGGTTGCTGATCATTGACAACTGGCCGATTTCTTCGAAGCATGCACCGTTCTTTGCGATCTGCAAAGTCTGCATCGTGTCGACGACGTTCAGCAACTGCCAGACGATTTCCGCAGCAGTCGTTTCACGGTTGGCGAAGCCAACATAAAAGTGCGTGCGGTAAACTTTTGGAGAGTCAGTCCCGTCAATGTCATCAGCTTTCGCTATTGAGAAGGTTGACAAGACGAGCAGGAGCGATGTTAGCGCTCCGCCCAGGAAATTGGTCTTCATGGTTAATAGTCCTCCGGATTGGGAAACATCGCGTTGAGCTCGTTCATCTCAGCAAGCAGCGGTTGCCATTTAGCGTTGAACGCAACCTTGGCAGCTTCGTACTCACGTTCGATCGTCAAGGCACGCTCTTGGGCTTCATCTCGAAGAGAATCGAGACGATCACGAAGCGTTTCAGCGACAAGCGTGCCCTCGAGAATTGGTCCATTGGGTTGGGCAACAACGCTGTGGCGCGGATTCCGCAGCTTGTAAAACGCATTCCCAAGAGTTACAAGAGGCGGCACTTGGTGGAACTTAGAGCTCGCCAGATAGGCCAGAGCATTTCCAATTTCGTTGGACGTTCCCCACTTCCTCTCGAGCGCACTGTGTACTTCGCCAATCGAATGGGGACGACCATCATCCCAAATCGTCAGCTTCATAATCACCTTGGTTCTGCCTTGCTTACGCACGATGTCCTTGGGAGCACCCATTGCACCTGTACGCTCGCCGATGGTCGCATTCATCATTGTGTCACCTCTTGTAGATCAGATCTGGGAATGGTGAAGAACGCTTCACCAGTTGGACGTTCGGAGACACAGACGTATTCGACACCCTCGATGGCAGTGTCATCAGCGGCAACGCCATAGACGTCCTGGACAATGTAGACGATGTCGCCTACCTGGGCATCGGGCCGAGCCGCATTTTCTACGTTCATCACTTTGTATCGTTGCGTCATAAATCTCCTCGTAAGCAAGTATGGCCGAGTGAACTTTAATTCTAAAGAAGTTTGTAGATGGGAATCTTTTTCCCGAACCGTTCTATGAAGAGGTCATCCTTGTTCTCCTGATAAAGGATGACTCCAACGCACTCTGGAGAGAAGTCCACACTGCTGCGGCAGCGGTCTTCTGTGTTGGAAACCCGATCGATCTTGTGTAAGATTTCTTCGACGGTGGAACCTGTCTCGATGAAGTCATCCAGGATCATGTACCTCTTGACGTCGGTATGGTAGTCACACTCAATGGACTGTCCATGGCTACGTTCAGTTCCTTTCCGGATGACGATCAAAGGAATCCCGGTGATGTAACTCACCGGGAACCCAACGGAGTAGCCTGAGACACCACGCACGGCGATTGCATCGAAGGGCACCCGTCTACGGAGTGCCTCTATTTGCTTCGCTAGACTGTCTGCCTTGGTCCTGATATGATCAGGATTCAGGTTCAGGTACGCAGTGCCAAACCTCATTCGACCACCAATGCCTCAACCTCTTTGAGATTGATGTTGTACGTGGCATTGGTTTTGGAACCAAACCTGAAGTTGTAGTTCGTGAGCGCAGTTTCCTCCCTCGTCACTTTCCATTCAACGATGTTCGTCATGACAATACGGGAACCCGACTTCATGTAGAACGTTGCTTTGTAGTGCCTACGGAACAACTTGGCCAGTAAGTACAGCACTTGCTTTCTCCTTGTTTGCCTTCTTGCGGTACTTGACGACGTCTTCACCAACGCGCTCGTTGCTGACGTTGAAGATGTCAGCCACCATACACGAGGTGACCAATTCCGACACCACCTTCGGATCCATGTTGCCTGGGTCTGCGCAACTGTCATTCTCCGCAATCCACTGAATCGCTGAACGATAACCTGCTCTCATTTGAATCTCCTGTTACTGATACTCAGGACGGTGCCGAGACCGCCCAATCAACCAATGGCCGCTGGATGCGCGTGCCCACTGGACCTTCGACAGAGTGTTCCAAAACAACTGTTGGAACCGTTGACCGTGACCTTGTAGTTCGTTCCTCCAGCGACGCGTAGACGTCCAATAGTCGAGATAGTGTGCATACTCGTGAGCCAGCAGAATGATCCACTCGTGGGAGGGTGTTCCCTTGACGATGTGCATCGTGATCATCCGTTTGGCCTGGTAGCACATTCCCCAGACTGCCTGGTGACCCTCGAACTTGGGCTCATGCCAGATCACGTAGATGGTCGGAGCCTTGAGCCGGAGCCCACGCTTGCGAATCCATTCACGGCAGATCTGCTTCGCCAGCTGAGACCGTTGTTTTCGCAACAGTTTCAAATGAACCTCCGGTTCGCTGGGTCAATGACCGCCATCACGCACAGAGCGATGGCAAGAACGTTGATGAAGATTCCTACGTACATGATTTCCTCCTTAGTCGTTGAACACAGTCACCACCCAGCCGCGAAGCTGGGGAAAGGAAGCCAGCGTCTTGTCATTTGGCGCTAGCGTCCAGAACATGATGTCACCCTCGCGATCCTCGCGACCAACGATCACGAACTCAGCGACCTCGTTGGTTTTCTCGGACATTATGAAGAGGCCAACCGGACCACCTTCCATGATATCGAACGGCTGCTTATGCGTCGTCCGGGCACTCAGGTCCGAAGCTTCACAACTCAGGGTCTTGATCGACTTCGAGACCGTGAAGAGCTTCGAGAGGTGGACATTCTTTGTAGCGATTGGCATTTCAGTTCTCCGTTCAGTTTCTACCTAGGACCAACTCTAAGCGGAGTCGCCGAGTGTAGAAAGATACGCAGTTATCGTTTCGTCGACTACTTCGTAACTTCCTGAGCCTTGATGGTTTCGCGCAGAGCGACCAGGCGCTCGATCTCAGCGACATCGGCAGCAGCGTCCGGGTACACGGCGAGCGTAGCTGCAGAGTGCTTTGCGCGCCAGTGGTTGAGCTGGTAGGGGATGTCCTGGTAGAGCTGGCGAGAGACTTCCGAGCGCTGCTCATAAGGAACCGCGAGCACGCGCTCCAGGATCGCCTTGCGGACTTTCTCGAACGACCGACTCACTGCCTCCAGCGCGTCTTTCTTGGCGGACTTGGTCCGGAAGGTGCCTTCGATGTGACCAGTTTTGACATCGACCTTGGTGTTGGCTGGTTTCTCGACCTTGATCTTTTCGGCAGGGATCAGCGCAGTGCCGAACTTCGGCAACACGCGAGTGGTTAGCATCTCAGCGTGGTCACGATTCATGTCGCGGCGCATTTCGGCCGAGTGGACCATGCTGGCGCGAACCGACTTCTGCTTGTACTCCGGCTGCTCAGCGAACACGAAGGTGATCATCTTGTAGCCGTACCGATCAGCACCCTCTTTATCACGACCGACGTAAGTGTTTTCGCTGTACTTCTCGATCACGCACGTTTCAAGACGCTTGGCTTCGGCGTCGAACGTGGCCGCATTCTCGAGGCAGGACTTGATGATTTGGTTGGTCAGGGTGATTTCATGCTGGGCAGGCTTGCGGTCAGCGCCAGGGCAAACACCGTTGAAGAAGTTATGCTCGACCGTGTAGCCGTGCTTGGCTACGTTTTTGCTCTTGAGGTTGAAAGCCTGGGTCCGACCACAAGCTTGGCAGGTTCCATCATGAGTATGTCGCATTTCATTTCCAAGTAAGTAACCGATAGAGCAACTCTACGCGGACTGCTTACGAAAGGTAGACGATTTTACAATAACGTCAAAATAGTCGCCGAAACGATAACTGCCTATCGTTCTAAATCCAATTCTTTGTAGCTGAAGCCCATTTCTAGGTCAGGACAAGCATCAAGCTGAACAACGATCACATCCCAGTCGATGAATTTGACGACTTTTCCAGCCATGTAGCGGAGTTCCGACCAGTCTGATATCACGCGCACTCGCGTGCCCGGAGTCTTTATGCCCATTTCTCACCTCTTTAAGATGTGTGTTTCTTTCTGTAGTTTTCTAGCGTATCGTACCGTTGCCCACGTTCCGGATCGCAAGATTTCTTCATCCTGCTCTGGGGTGGCGATGAGAACATCACAGGCATCGACGATGTCGTGGTTGCGATCAAGATATGGCTTGGGTGTGTGAATATGATGAGCACCAGTACAGAACGCTCGCCGATAATCGTTGGTCGGCGGATGGATGTGGATTAGCAGGAACATCACGCGAGCTAGATTATGAGCCTGAGCATCAGCGCCGACACAATCTCCATGGTGAAACTCTGTTGCGTTCAACTCAACCAACTTTGTGCCCAGCTGCTGCATCTGATTGTCAGACATGCCGGCTGAAGTTCCAGTGAACCCAATGATCATAATCGCCTCTTCTTCCAGGTGTACGGTTGGCCGTTGGGAAGCAACCCATCTTTGACACCATCGACTCCGATTGAATGGTGGCTCGCAGTTGTGACAAAGAACATTCCTTGCTCACGCAACTGAGCTGCACGCGCAAGCAGCAGTCCGATCTGTTGTTCACCGTCAGGGAACTGCTCGACGTTTGGAGCCATGACTCCGTCAAGGCTTTCGCACCAGTACACAACCATTGTCATTTCTTCAGTCTCAAATAAGCGATCGATCCAATCCAGAAGAAGTTGGCTGCCATGATTGCACAACCGCCAGCGAATGAAAACCACTGATCCAGGTGTGGGTAGTAGAATAAATTCCAGATTCCCCATCCTGCGAAGTAAATCACACTGACCAAAGAAATGCCTCTCGCCTGACGAGATTGCCACAACGCTTTGGTGTGATTCAGGATGAATAATGAACCAAAGAACTCGAACAGTCCATTCACCAAATCAGGAATCATACTTGAGCCTTGGTGACACGAAATTTGTCGAACAGTTTTTCAGCAAACTGCCAAGCCAGACTTGAACGGCCACCTGAGCGGTCATCGCTGTTGTACTTGCCAAACGTGGCGGAGTCGAGATGGTGATACCACTCGTGGAATACAGCCTTCAGATGAGAGCGACTGTGAACCCAGATGATTCTACATCCATATTGTCCCAAGCAACCAACCTCAGGCATTGCGGTGCTGACGACCGGACGGCTGACACCATACTCTTCCGAGAGGATGTCACAAATCTCCTGCGCCGTTCGTCGATCCACCTTGAAGTAATATCCCTTCCTGGTAGGAAAGAGATCAGCCAAGGCTTGCGGACAGCGAACGTCCCACTCTTTAGTCACTCGGAGCATTTGGGTGCACTTCCTTTATGAGAAAAATCAGTTTGTCATTCTCGGTGTAAAACGAGTCCACATGTCTATCATGAGCATTGCTTATGATCTGTCCAATTCGCCAATGCTTTCGGTGCGGATGGCGGAATAGTACCCAGGCCAGCCGAAGTATGTCCCAAATTGACGTGCGCATCCTAGGTTACTTCCTCAATTGCCCAGTCAGATTCCGGTTCATCGATAGAAGTCGTCCAGCTTTTCCACGTGTACGGCTGACTCGTATCGTGAGGAATACCCTGTTCCCAACGTTCTGCGATGCTCAGTTCTTTCATCCTGGGTCACTCTCGTCGAGAAGTTCTGACAACAGCCGCAGCGCTCTGGCCACGTCTCTGTCCCAGATGGATGCTGATCCTTCTTTGGCTCGCAACTCTGCAGTCGCAGCCATCCACTCAACACGTTCCGGTGAGATCGGTTCTTTGATTGGTTCTTTCATCCAATAAGTCTACCTCGTAATTACACGCCAGCGGCAAGTTTTCCTTTCGAGAAAATTCCTTTGTTGACTTTCTTGCGTATGTGGACAGCTTCCTTGTGATGATGCCACTCATCCCCATACGCATGATGAGAGTCATCGATGCAACCAAGTATGATTTCGCCCAGACCATTCCTACACCTCCAGGGATTCGAGATTGCCGATCCGCACACAGGGCAGACCGGCATCTCAAGCCGGATGAACGGTGAGAGGACGCTAGACACGGTGGCTCCGAATGGCCCCGAGGTTCAGCTTGACCAGGTCCCAGCAGTCAGCGACCTGGTCGATGTTCAGGCCAGCGGCCACGCCGGCATCGACGAACTGCTTGTATCCAATGGAGTCGCGGACCTCGCGGAAGGACTTAGTCGTGTCCCACTCGCAGCCCACCATACACGCGTAGAGCGTCCAGCGATCCACCAGCTTCTCAGCAACCGTCGAGACGCAGAAGAGCGCGCTCATGACAACTTCTCCGTGACATCCATGAACCCGAAGGAGACAACGACGAAGGTCTTGTAGACGTCATCCTTCACTTCGACGAACACGTCACCGACCGAGGAAGAACGCGAACCCTTCATACCATGGTCCTTGGAACCGTAGAAGGTGACGCCATCATTCTCCCACCAGCCTTTCTCGATGGAGTTGGTCAGGTGATACGCGGTGTCGAGGCTCTCGGTGTCGACCGTCGCAACATGGTGGTAGTCTTGCATCACGTTTGGGACGAAACCCTCACAAACCATGAAGGTCGGCTCATTAGCGTGGAAGACCATAACAACTGCTTTCTCCATTTCAATCTCCAGTTCAGTTTCTACTAGGAATGACTCTACGCGCACTCGGCGAGTTACGAAAGAGCCGCAGTTATCGTTTTGGGGAAGAAGTCGCCGAGGGTCGCACCCAGCGGTTTCACCTGAAGAGCTTCGGCACGACGCTCGGCATCGCGCTTGGCTTCGGCACGTTCCCATTCCAGTTCGCGCTCCGCGATAGAATTGAGCTCGTCGATGGCCTCCGCGAGAGCAGCCTCGTCGTTCCAGAAGTCCTGGTTGATGTTGCGGGGACGGTGGCCGTAGGCTTCCTTGTAGACGTCCGAGTAGACGCTCTGCAAGCCTTCCAGCTTGGTGAAGGTGAACTCGGTAGAAAGGTCGCTCATCTTAGGTCTCCTGTTGGTTCAACGTAGAACGAACTCTACGCCCAACTCGGCGACTAAGAAAGAGCGCCAGTTATCGTTTCACCAAACCCAGTTGATATCGTAGAAAGTGCTGATCATGAAGAATAGGTTGACGGCAGCGACCACTTCAAAAAAGTAGCCAAGCCGAAAAGCCTGCTTCTGGAACCGCAATCTGGTCTGGGCACGCTTGATGCACACCCAGGCTGAATAGATGGTTCCAGTGATCCAAAGCAACCAGAGTAACGCATGAATATGGACGATCATTTCTTTCTCTCCTCCGCGCATCCAAAGCGATTTTTACACTTACGAAATTCGATTGGTATGTATGCAGCAACGATCCAACCGCACTTCTTACACTTTGCCACACCGATGCCTGGTTCTGGATCACACTTCGGGCCATCCGTCATCGTCTGGCTCCAGAGCAGTTGAAAGGAGGTCCCAGCAAGGATCCGGCACAGTCGCAGACTCGAAGAGGTTGTGATACAGGCTTGGGTTGAAGTGCGTCACTGATACGCTCAAGCAGCGTGGCGTCCTCGATCTGTGGTCCCTCGGCGAGTATCTGTTCCCGCACCAATTCGTTGAGCGTCTTCAATCGGTGTACTTCTTCATGATAGCTTCGACAGCGTCTTTGGCCTCTTTCAAGCCTACGCCAGTTCGCGTGCGATAAATCTTAATTGCCATAATCTTCTGTGAGCCGACGTGTCGTTGAAGTGGGCCACCAAGCACGTTCAGCATCTCTCTTTCTAGCTCGCTTGCCTTCGCCTGAGCCTCTGCAGCGACCTGTTCGGCAAACCTCCGCTTACGTGTTTCGGCTGGGTCGCGTCCCTCTCTGTAGCCTTCTACTAGCGTGCGCACGACATAGCCAATGAGCCACCCAGTCTCGTATGGCGCAGATTTGAAACCGTGCCAAATCGCTTGAAGAATCGTAAGCGACCCTGTACGAATCCCGGCTGCAAATTTTTGCAATTTTGCATACAGCGGCACGCTCGGGGAAGTACCGGATGATGACGGAGTCGGTGGAGCATTGTCGACTGACCCCATCGCCTGCCCATCATGATAGGATTTTCGCGTAAGCCATTTCCACATGCCATTCTCCATCTTGCGTGCTCGATCTTGAGCATGGCAATCTTGGGTTCATCAATGAGCACTCGTAAAGGACTTTCTTGAGTCAGTTGTCGAAATAGATAACTGGTACTCGTTTTCGACAGTCTTAATGGTTCTGACACGAGCAGGAGTCCCACGACAAACATTAAGTTCTCGTAATGTTCAGTATTCGTCTTGCGTAGCCATACAGTGAATAGATAGTCTTTCGTTTGCAGTGTGGGCACGCAATGGCTACATTACGGAAACTTAATGTGAGACGATGCAGTTCGTGGCCTGTGCCAGCACTCATATGGATGAGTCAAATGTGCAAGCATTACGATACGTCTTTCGGCACTCAATCAGGTCGGGTACAATGATCGTGTAGGATACGTTAAATTCTTTCTTCTCTGAAACGATAACTAGTACTCTATTATTCTCGAAAATACGATCGGTAGCGTACGGTAGCGTACTAACGCACGATCTAAATCCCGGTAGAATGTAATCGTGAAGTAAAGAGGTTTCTAACGGTTTCTACATTAACTTTCAAGGAGACATTATATGAGCAGCAAAAAGCGTACATCTCATCGGACCATGGTCCGGAACATCTCGGTGACGAAGGTCACTGGTGCAACGGATGGTGGGAAGATCGTTGGGCGGCAGGCGTCCGGCAGTCGGTATCCGCGTTTCACGCCATTCGTGCAGGGACTCGACGATCTCAACTACCAGATCGGTGTTGGGTTCAAGGAGTCGGCGAAAGAAGGTCTCAAAGTGCTGACTGGCACGATGCGCACTTTCAAGGGCAGGTACAAGGATGCCAAGTCCATCGCTCGGGCCATGACCAACGTGGCACGCCAGGTCAATAAGGGTGTCAGTGGCGAATCGGCGAAAGTAGCAAGCTGACGAAGGTCAAACCCTGGGCCCACATGAGGAGTGGTTGCTCATAACAACCACTCCTCTACAACAATAAGGAGGCTGAATGTGCCATTCTATCCTGATCCAGTTATGATCCCGATGACTCCACGGTGTGCTATTACGATTGCGAGATCGATCGAACGTAACACACCATTCTTTGATGATCCACGTGACCACGAGGATTATCTCCATGGGCTGGATCATGCGCTTGAGTGTCTTGAGCATATGACCAAGTTGCTGAAGTACATCCGAAGCAGCTTGCCATCTGTCGAGCCGAAACTCAAGGTGATGATCACTCGTCAATTACTGAAAGGATGTGACCTAGAATGAATCATGAAAACACCTATCGTGTAACCATCAATCTCATTGGCACCAAGCATATCAAAACCATGGTTGGCAAAAGCCTGGTTGACATTACATCTGAAATCATGCGTGAGTCTGAGGATGCATTCTATGCAGTGACCATTGAAAAACTCGTCGAAACGCAAACACTCTTTGATGTCACTGGCACGTTTCGCACCAGAGCACTGAAGGGGGGGTGAGAAACCAAAGGAAGGATGATGAAATGCATTATTCGTAACTGTACCAACGACCTGGCACCCAGAGCCAAGTCTAAGATGTGCAGCAACTGCCGCTCCAGCATTCATCGATGGGACAAACGCAGACCCAGTGAACGGCTGGAGCGCATTCGTAATCTCAACCTTTACACTGCAAGAATGAAGGAGGTGTAGCATGCGAAAGCACAAGGAAGAATACAAACGCAGCATTGCCAAGCGTGTGAAGGCTGGTGAAGCAGTAGCTGCCATTGCCAAGTCAGACAAGCTTGCGAACTCTCTGATCTACAACTGGACCAAACGGTTCTCAGACCCCAGTCCAAAGGCTGTTAAGAAACGCAAGCATACTCCAATGCAGGAAGCAATCATCTATCTGCACCATGCTCGGACAGCCGCCGTGCTGTCAGTCACACAGGACCCAAGCAGGATGGATGACCCAGTGTATCTCTTTGCCATGATGGCGCTCAGAACACTTGAGGGTAAGCTGTTGGAGTAGAGTGGGTGAGTTGGATGGCCATGGATGGCTGTCCAACACATTAAGAATCTTTAATGTTCTTTGTACTATCTATTTTCAATTTGCCAAGCTTCCAATCCTTGAACTCTTCCTTCACTGGCACGTTGTCAATCACGACTATCATCTGCTGACGTTCACCATTGTTGAACCACTTCAGCTTGCCTCCAGGTGATTGTTGCAATTCTTGGAACAATGGTCCTGCACTTCCAATGGCATGATCGTTCCCAAGATTCGCAGTGGCAATGGCTGCACGTGCTGCTGCAGTATGCGTGCCACCCTCTGGGAATCCCTCTTTACTGTTGAGCACCAATGGGTTTTTGTAATCGAGCGTGCTGAGAATCGCTGTAAGTTTGGCAGCACACTGTTCCTCGGTTCCAACTAGCAGCGTGGATACACGAAACAGCCTTCTGTTATTGCCATTTGCCTTGGTTATAGCGATCAGCTTTTTACCATTGCCAATGTATGCATCGCTGGACTGATCCGTCCCAAACGATAAGTCGGTTGAGCGATGCAGTCCATAGAAGTACGCACCCGTTGGAATGAACACAGTACGAAATACGAAATTCAAGCGAGGTAGATTATTCATGATTGTAGTTACGAGTTGTCCGATTTTTGTTGGTCACGCTCTATATAGTCTGTGATCTCTCTCTATCAGCATCACGTACAGTCCAGGCACTCTGTCTAGTTGATTCAGATACTTGCACATCAAAACGTCTTATCAATGCATAGATCATACATAACCTTCACAATGATAGGTCTGAGTAGAGCAATCATTTCATTGATTGTTAGCTTACCTTTATTCTCATTATAGATTTTTCTTGGCATGGTCTAGTAATGCAAGTGGTGTTTCTGACCCATTTGGTAGTCTCTTGTGTCGGCCAAGGAATTCATCGATGAATGTAATTACATGGCGTCCGGAGATGTTTGGGTACGTGTTGCGATCAGATTCTGTTGGATCTCAGCATCTCGAAAGGTTTCTGACTTCTCTGTATTCTCTCCTGTCAGGCTTACGAATTCATCCAGTCCATCCCTCAGGATTGGAATGTATGGCACATAGAACATATGCCAACAGATCGATCAGGTTCAGCGCGCCCATTGGTTCTTTTGATGTATTCTTCATCCGTGCCAACCAGGTCTTCAGACTCTGGTTCAGGTTCAACAACTGTTACGATTACATTATTCGCCATCGACATAATACACCATGCCATTGTTCAATGCGCTTGCTTCATCTGGTTCGAGAGGATAGGTTTCGTTGTAGACATATCGATCCATGAATGGTTTGCCATCGATATATCGAACACGCTCCAGATAGCTTGGTCTGTATATTGTAGTCGTAATTGCTACGAACTCATCCAAATCATCATGGGATGGTACTTGGTCCGTCATCATCTTCATCCTCAGTCCATTGTGTGATTCTGTCCTGTAACAGAATCGCATTCGGACTCAATTCTAAATGGCTCTTGCGAACACCTGGAGACTGGAAAACCTTTTGGCCCCTTGGCTCATCACCATTAAGACCAGATCGTGTTCGTAGCCAAACAGCAGATGCTGGAACATCACGTTCTCGAATTATTACATCATTGATTGCGCTAATCAGATCAAATTCCACACCATTGCGTTCATTGGCTGTGTGAATGTCTGGATACTCACGCTGGTAGTAGATCAGAGTGACCATGTCATCCAGTTCACCAAAGAAATCATCATCGTCTTCAGTCATCGTCATCACCAAACAGTGCGTCGCGCTCATCATCCGTGAGAGTTTCGCGAGCGGCTCTTTCTTCATCCATTCGCATTCGTTTCATCAGTTCATCGATTGACATGAACTCCCAATCACCTTTCAGTTTGCGGTTTTGAGCAGTGACTGTAACCTTCTCGATGGTGATCCTGAGTCTGTTTGGTGTGGGTGCATCCGTACCAACGATATCATCAAATTCATCACTCATCTCGGATTCCTTGTTGGATTGCAATGCCACGAGCGTCATCGTTGTCGATTTTCGTAATCTTGGCATGCTTCATTGCTTCGATCATGTCAATGCCATGGACACGATTCATGTAATCAATCTGTTCCTGCGATATGGTTGCCCAACGTCCATCTGGCAGCTTGACTTGCTGCGCCTTTGGTTTTGGTGTGGCTATGCCAGCGCGAAGATTGAACTCATCATCTTCATCTATTTCTGGATCTTCTTCGATGATCTTTTCAACCACGGTTTTCGTAATCTCAGCAATCACCTTTTTGTCAATCTCATCACGAATGCTCTTGGCAGCGGCTCGCGCTGCTTCATCATCTGCATACTCCATGTCATACAGATTCTGTTGCATTTCTACTGTGTACTTGGCGTCCATTAGAATTCATCATCCTGTAATCCGATCTTGTGTTTAGATATGTATTCGACTGCTGCTGGTGATTGGTAAACGTCCACATGCCTGCCGCGATACATTTCACGAACGTGTTTGGTCTTTCGTATCCATTTGGATCCAGGTGGCAAATCAGACTCCAACACCATCTTGACCACGAAACCAAATCCAATGCCAAACTCACGCAGATCCTCGCAGTCGTCTTTTGGTGGATCAACCAGCATGACCCAGATTTCCATACCAAATACATCAATGTCGTCATCTTCATTCATACGCTTCTATCTCTGTCTGGCTGAGCCATCGATCAACTTCCGGCTCGAAGTTACCATCAATCGTTTGGACATAGTATAGAATGATTGGTTCTTTCCAAGCCAGAAAACCAACCACCTCGCAATGAACACCAGTGGCTATGTGTCTGACTTTCTGACCCAGCTGAAACCTTGGAGTTTCGTAACGACCAAAGCAATCAACATGCATCCAGTGATTACAGTCCAGGCTTTCCATAGATCTTTTCGTACATCTCTGCACGCCCATCCTTGCCTGGATTCTGTTTGCGGTATTCAGCAACAGCGTCTAGCCATTGCTCGAACTTGCTGATCTCTTGCTTGTCATTGGGTGACAGCTTGCGCTTCTTGTTCCAGAAACGAACCTTATGAACGAGGTGGGAGATAATAGTCATGGTTGGTCCAGGATGAATAGCCATTCTTGTCTTCGTATTCTAACGACAGATGAACAATGGACAGGTGTGGGTTGTCCATTACCTTCTTCAGCTGTTCGATCACGTCTGCAATCACTTCTGAGCGCGGTATGATATGGTCAATCTCTTGATCCTCATCCGGAACAGCATACGAACCAACATCGTGGGAGAAGAACTCATCGCTTTCGTCGAGTTGCTCTTCATCGTCAAATGGATTGTTTTCGCTCATGGTTTCGCCCCGATCAGTTGTATTGCTTCTCGCATGCTTGGTGTGTCTACTGGTGTGCCTTCAATGATAGCTGTTAATGCGCTGCGCACTTCGCTAATGTATTGATCTCTGGTCATGCCCCATGGTATGGTAAAATAGATCAGCAGGTTGCTATCTATTACACCAAAGAACTCGTCGAAGTCAGGATCACCAGTTGCCATGTCATTGGCAGGAGCGAAAAGGTTTCGCTCAGCCATAGCATCTTGAACATCCTTTAGGAACATCGATGTAATGATTTGTTGACGTAGAGTTGCGCTCATTTCTTTTGACCTTCTATGTGCATTCTAGCCATGTACTCTGGTGACCAGTATTCTTTCATGTCTTTACAGTTTTTGGCATATCCCATGTAGATAGCAGACATTGGAATGTCTGGCTCATAGCAGAACGTTACATCGATCATGTTATCCACCACGCGCCTGTATAGACACAATGGTTTCTTCTTGGGTGGTTCGTATGGTTGCTCTGTGGCTTCTACAAACTCACTCAATTCATCAAGTTCAGTCTGGTCTTTCTGCTGAGACAATGGATATGCCGCCTGTATTTTCGCTGTCATCAGGTGATATGTAGGGAGACTGCCTGTTCAACTCACCCCATGACGAACCGATACCATCAGAAACATTGAAACCACTGTCACGCAATGCTTTTCGCACCCAATCAGCAATCTGATCTGGCTCGACATCCGGATTGGTGTCAGCCCACCAGTAAGCCTTGATTGCTATCTCGAACATGAGATGAATCAGTTTCTGTTGGCGATCGTAGCTCATTTCATTTCCAGTACCAGTGCTCACACCAGTTGTTACCACAGTGAAGAACTCTTCCCAGTTGGAATACAGGACAGGTTCAGACATTTTGTTGTTCCTTGACTGCTTTTCGAACCTCGATCACGAACATGACAATCAGCTTGATCAAGTTGATTACCCATGTGATTAGGTTCAAGAGTCCAGTTACGCTCAGCCAGCGTATCATGAACGATGCATTCCACCACTCTTGAAACAGGCTCATCGCTTCGGCACCAGCGGTATGTCGAAGAAGTTCCAGATAGCATCAGCAATGCTGCCAATGAACTCGAATACGATATCCAGATTGCCAACCAGCATGATCACATTGAGTGTTGGTGTAACAACAGCAATCAGACGCCAGAAGATGTGGCCGAGCTTCAACGTTGGTGTGTATACGTCTGCCGAAGCAATGTATCCACGACTGCCAAACTCATGGCTCTTTGCATTGTATTCAGCAACCTCACGCTCGTATCGCGCTCTGTCTTCGATACAATGTGCGCGGCTCTTGATGTCATTGTAATATTCTGCGACAGTGCGCTTGCCGTAGATAACTGCCAAAGCACCACCTGGCAATGCATACGCATAAAGCGCCAGTGTCATTGTGTGTGCGTAGTAATAGCCAAGAATCCAATCAATCATAAATTGCTCCCGTTATCGTACCGACAGCCTGTTCCCATGACAATGTCATCACCAACACCACTGCAAACAGCAAACCCAACGCCACCCACAGTGGAACGTACCAAATCAGCCGCCACAGAATCACATGTGGCATACGAATATTGCGGTATTGCCACATCCACCAAAACTGTTGCCAGGCATTCATGCCGCTGTTGCTCAGGTAATCTTGTTCCTGAGCGTCAGGTCGAAAGAATATCATCGGCGAACCCTCTCTTCCCGCCAACGAGGATACAGGTTGCGGCGGAACAGGTGCTCATAGTCCTCGACGTCGACACCGATATCCTCGCACAGCTCCTCAAATGCCTCTACGCATGGCTTTGGCTGGATGGTCTGCATGTACTCATTGGTGCATAGCTGCACATGAGTGTAATCTTTATTGGCAGTGCGTTCCTGCATCCAACGAATGTAAGCACACAACCAATTGATCTGGTGGAACTGTTCATCCCAGGTCGGTGCCATCTCGAAGAAGCGAAACTCGAACGTGTCCATCTCGGTTCCAGTCCATAGGAACATCATATCCTTGTTGCCCTGACCATACAGACTGCTGCTTTCAATGTATTCATCGCGCATCAGATAGTTCAGGAAGCGATCGGTGCTTCCAGCCCATTCGTTATGCCCAATCTCAATCTTCTTGTTGATGTAGACGTTCATTGCGCCTTCTTCATCCGGCTCACCAAAGATCCATGGCAGGTATGGACGCATGACCAAATCCTTAGCGATTGCCCATTTCAGCTTGTGGTCGTTGATTCCAACGTGGATATGCGCTCCACCACAAACAGCAGTTGGATTCTTTGGAAAGAATAGGTTCTCTTCGTAGGTGTCACGTACACCAATGCTGAAATGACGCAGCTGATCAAACGTGCGGCATATCTTGCTGGACGTTTCAATGCAGTGCCCATCAGCACCACAATTGGCATATGATACACGCCTACGACGCAACCCATTGCGGATTGCAGCATATGACTGGTTGAGGATTTCGCCAAAGCGATTGCGACGCCAATGAACGCGCTCTTCACGAGGCACGGTGTCTGGAATTGCTATTTCGCCCCACTCACCAATACGAAGATTGTATTTTTCATCGTAGGAGATATGGATCCCTGTTAGTTCAGTTCCAAACGTATACGGCAGCACTGGATTCATGATATAGATTGCCTCTCACAGATGTATTTGAGCCGCTATGATAACTAATGCCTTCATGAAAATCAAATCACCACCACAGTATGCCAGCCAATACATGACTGCACCAAGGCAGATAAGATAGACAATCAACCAGAAGACTTCTAGCTTCTCTTACTTGTCATCTTTCAACTCAGGAAACAAACGCACCAATGCGTCACCCTTCTCGCGTATGTACACACCAGTCTGTGTTGGTTCAACGCGCCCAAGCTGCATCTGAGTAAGGCGAACCAACTCAGCTTCTGTTTCAAGTTCCAGCATGCGCACCTTGTACTCTTCAGGTGTTTCATGTGGCAGCATTGGCGCAGTATGCTCAGGAATTGGTATCAATGCGCGCTCGGCAGCGATTTCCTCAGCAGCTTGCTGAATTATTGGATTGTCGAATGGCTCAATCGTTTGGAATGAGCGACCCAAACCAGAGCCTGATGTGGCTTTGATTTTCTGGATGCGGGTGAGCGCTGGATTGATTGGCTTGTTCATAGATTGAGCGTTGAAACCTCTTTGACTATACCTTCTCGGTTCACGAACAGGTATATATGACGGCCAGTTGGAAACACATCAGCAATTGTACCGTAACCAGTGCCTTGAACATACACTGTCCACTTCATATCGTAGTGGGTCAGGATGGCAAGTGCGGTTTTCTTTGGCAGGCCACGGAATGTCTGGACGATTTCGTCGCGAGTCGCCAGCTTAACTGGTCGAGTCTGTTTCACAATGTTGCCTGCCCAGTCGGTGTTAGTCACCTCGACAGTCATTGTCGTAGTCCAGTCCTCATAGGTTTTCTTCAGCTTGGCTTTCACTTTCACAGGTTGACCCTCATGATGTAATAACGAATCACTATTCTAAATCGTATCGCGTATCTTTAGTAGAATTTGCGTAACCTCAGTCGATGCTGGTGAGTTACCATGCTTGTCTGGATGACACAGTCGTATCATACGCGAAACAAGTTCTTTGTTGAATGTACCAGGTGGACTTTTTCCACTGTGTCCATTCTGTAACATCTGGGCTCGAATTTCTAGCATGTGATAATCGTGAGCCAATTTGTTGTATCTGAGCTCGAGCATCAGTTTCTGAATCTCAGCCATGATCTGTTTATTCTTGGTCGCTTCCAGCTCACGTTGCAACTGTTCGACTTTCGTCTGTAGCTGGACTGTTTCGGCTGCCATTTGACGTATAGCTCCAAGATATGTTATGAGCTTGACGAACGCCCAGGCAAGCATGAATGCCAATAGACCAATCACAAAACCCATAATGTAATTCCTTTGCCCACCATCATATGCTAGCTGAAGAAAATCGTAATCGTTAGTCCATCCACATATGGTCGACTGCCACTATCTTGTGTGGCGACGCAACTCGGCTCAAGAATTGCGCTTCGGCTTCTGCTGCTTCCTTTGTGTGATACTTGGTAGCCAAATTCACACAGTTGTGCCACGTACCAGGACATGTATAGTAATGGGTGTAAGATGCCGGCTCCGTATGCATCTCAATCAACCAGTAAACCTTTCCCATGCTCACTCCTTAATGATAGCTGTAACCAGAGTATGTCAGGCCACCTTCGTCACCCTGACTCTGACCGACTTCTTCCCAGATGATTCCATCCTGCTTGAACTTCTTTGGACCTGGGTCGGCGACTACTCGCTTCATCTCAACTGGCATTTCGTGTGCCAAGTTCTGGATATGATCCTGGTATAGCTCTGAGCGCGTGTCGATAGCAGACATTGCCTTGAAGAACGCCTGGGTCGTTAGCCAAGCGAACAGCACCAGGGTCATAACGGTATCATCATTGCTCTCTTCGTCTGCTGCATACGTCTTGTTAGGCTTGATGACGAACGTTGTCAGCTCACTAATTGTGGTGAAGTCCTGGATCTGCAACTGGCTATTCTCAACCAATGCCTTGAGTGCATTACATCCCTGACGCTTGGTCTTTGGTGTTGTGCGAACACCTGCTGTACGCATAGATTGGGTTGTGACCTTTGTATCCTTGTACTGTGGATCTGACTCTGTGTAGAATATGTTTTCGTATTCCAAATCATCGGCGAGTATCTTCAGCACTAATGAACCAATGTCATTGGATTCGCAGAGTACATATGCCATGTTGTAATAGGTTGCAATTTGATAGATCACAGATGGATACAGTTCAGCTGGCACATCGTTGGCATGGTATACACCAACAACCTTGTATGGCATGCTGGTAACATCTACCACGCTGATTGCGTGATAGTCCAACTCTTTACCGTGGCTAACATCACAGCAAGCAACATAACGGTTGGTTGGCACCACGTCTTCATACATGTAGAACTTGTTCTCGAACAGTTCCTTTACAGGATCGACATAGATTAGGTTCTTGAGCGCACGGCTGCTGATCAATGTACCTGCGGAACCCATGAACTCGACTTCCTGTTCCTGTAGGAACTTCTCCTCGCTCATTACAGATTTCTGGTCTTCCATCCATAGCTTGTTACGTCCAGGAACCTGATCCCAGGTCACTGTGATATGCTTGAACTTGGACTTCTTGTTCTTAGCATCCATGAACATCTTGTAGAAGTGGTTCATACCATTTGGTGTGCTGGATATGATAACCTTGGATTTCTGACCAGATGAGATGGTTGGGTATACAGAAGTGAAGAAATTCAAAGCAACATTGTTTGGTACGTGGGCATACTCGTCCAGATACAACAAGCTGATTGTGTATCCTCGGATAGCATTGCTTGATGTTGGTGCTGAGAAACAGCGAGAACCGTTCTCCAATAGGAAGCTGGTCTTGTTCCATACGACGATACCCTGTTGCATCCATAGCGGTACATGCATATACATTTCTTGCACGCGACTCAGAATTTCAGTAGACGTATCCTGCTTGTTAGCAAGAATAGCAACGGTCTTCAGGTCCTGGAATAGAATATACCATAGGATGTATGCAGCACTGGTCTGTGTCTTGCCTGACTGACGTGCAGCACGCATAATCAAACGGTTCCAACGGTGCATCTTATGCACCATACGCTTCTGATATTTGCGCAACTCAAATGGAATCAAACCAAGGTCGGTGGATACGATCTTGACATAGTTGACAATGAAGTATTCAGGGTCAGATGCGCAGCGCGTGTACTCTGTGATTTGATCCTGGGTCAACGCTATCTTTTGACCAATCTTCTTCAGTCGTGGATTGCTGTTGAACTTCTCAAGGAAGTCACTCGCACCCTCGACCTCTTGTACAATTGGAAATGTCTTTTGTTGTGCCATTACACTACTGGCCTATCCGTATCCACGTCATCATCCGCATCGTCCTGATCTTCAATTACCACTGGACGAACGTCACGTACCATTGTCAACAGGTCAGCAGTTGTTCCAACGAACACTGCATTCTGCACCTGCAACGTGGTGTTACCCAATCCTGGGTTGGTATTGCTCTGGCGAGCGTTATTGACAAGCGTGATTGCGTTGTTCTGAACCTTTTGATGGTCAGCATGTATCTTGAGCAGCTTTTCACTGATGTCCGCGTTGTGACGCAGCATAGCAGCAAGCACTTCGTAATGCCTTGCTGACATTGACTCACGAGAAACCTTCATGAGCTCTTCGATTGCTTCGTTATTCTTTCTGAGCGTATCGTACAGCGTCTCACGAGCAAAGTCAGCATCAGTCTTAGCCTTTTCAACCACGGACTGTGATTCGGCTAATGCGCGTCGCTGCTCGGTTTCTTCTTTCTCTTGATTGTTAGCAAGCACAACACCCAATGCTGCTGCCATCGCTTCCTTTCTGTCTATCGGTGCATCATCTATCATGGTTTATACCGTCTTAGGGAACTCTGTAATCGCTGTATTCACTGTGTATGTAGTAGAACTGTTCGCATTCGCTGGGTCTGGTGTGTTGGTAACGGTGGCAATGATGATGTTTGGTGTAGTCTGTGCGACTGGATAAGTTGCACCAGTGTTAACACCAGTGACGTTCTCGCCAGCCACGAATGTGCCCTGGACGTTGGTAACAACAAGTATTCCAGCGTTGGCATTCCAAGAAGATACATTACCAGTTCCAGATGAATCTGGAAGGTTGGCACCCTGATATACGATTTCATTCAACTGGTATGTACCGATACCAGCTGCTGTATTCATCGTCAACGTTTCTTCTGCAGGCATTCCAGCACCACCCAATGAACTGTCGATGTAGAAATTGGTGTTGACCTGAGTGATAACGTTGCCAGTGATGATTGGACCAAAGAACTGCGCTTGAATGGTGAATCCTAGCGTCCAGATAATGGTTCGCTCTTTCTCTTGTGCATCACCTTCGTAGTCATCCTGACAGGTTACAGAGTCAAGGAGGATAGGTGTATTGCGTGAGATACCAAGCTCCGGCACATAGTTGATTGTCAGCGTGTAGTCTGGTGAAAATACAGGCAGGATCTGTTCAATCAACTGTTCGCCGTCTGCTCTGTTGCGCACATAGATGTACAATTCCATACCAATGTTCCATGGCACGGACTGATACTGCTGTTGTGCTGAACTACCAACACCTGGCACCGTTACACTGTTGAACGTGCTAAGCTTACGGGATGGATCGTATTGGTAGCTGACAACCTCGAATGATGCGCGTGGCAAACTGATCTCAATTGGCTTGGCACCACGTGGGTTCTCAAGCAAACGATTCAGGAAGTTTTCTTTACCAGCACGCTGAATAGGTACAGTCAAACGACTGATTTCCTGGTTGGTCACGTTGTCATACTTGACCATCACCATGTTGTTGAACAACGAAGCAAACGCTGCGTTAATGTATCGTATCGTGCGGAAGTAATATGGAGGAAAATTTAGCATGATGTAACCTTCTTACAATTATCAAAGTGGTATCTGGACATATTTATGCTAGATCCAACCTTGCCACAATGTGGACATGTTCTAATTGCTTGTATAACTTTCTTTCTTGGTTTAGATAGTTTCCAAGTTTTACCAGTATTCATCCTGCCAACGTCCATATTGTTCGAACAAAATACGATGAGCTTCAGCGTGTTGTTCTACAGTCAACTCAATCAAGTTAGATGGATCATCAGTTCCACCAGCATGTCTTGGAGTAATGTGATGTATGTGCATCAACATTAGCTGTCTCCTTGCACGGGATTCGACTCACTCCAGTTGAGAATATTGTTAGCGATAGCCTCGACATCATCATTGTCTGACAGTGGATGGTTGATAGAATCCAGCACGTCATATGACGCAAGAGTCCACTTCGCACCACTGTTAGCTCCAAATATGTAGGTGTTTGGTACGAACAATCCACTGATTGTTTTGAGCTGTAGCGTTTCGGTTGGCAAGTTCCAATTGACAATGGTAGCAGTAGCTGATTCCACACCATTGATATTGTTGTTGCTGGTTTGAAATACCTGTTCACTTTGATCGTATGAACCTGTGCCACCACTTTCCAACACAAAGTTGTATACGAACGCAATGCTGTTGATGACATTGGAAACTTCAGGCACGTTGGTTGTGACGACTTCGTCATTGTATCTGAACTTTTCAATAATCAACGAGAAGCCATAGAATCCAGTCTCTGGTGCCTGTGGGTCAGTAGCACCCTTACCAAAGTCATAGAAGAAATACTCTTCATCGGCATACTTGATTTCAAACAGCGCACCAAAGTTGCGCAACCAGATCAAATCACCTTCTTGTGGACGCAGATATGCGCCTTGGACTTCACGTTTCCAGGCTATGTTCGGCATAAGCAAGCGTGCTTGCTTCTTTACAGTCAGGCCAAACTTACCAAACATTTCACCACCCTCGAAATTGTCCACGGACTGGACATAACATTCGATGGTATAGTTGTTGGCATATGCTTTGGTTGGGTCATCACCATACAGCAAATCAATGGTCTGACCTTCAGACTGTGAGGTGCGCGGTATGTATGTGACGTCTATTCCCCAAGTTTGTATAAACTCGTTGAGAAGGTCTTCGTGCAATCTTTGATCCTGAAGGCTGCCGAAGTTGTTCATTATGGTGCGTGTTACCATTTGATGGTATATCCTGCTGGTTCAGTTCCTGGGATTCTCAGTATTCTATGGCCTAATTGACTTACGAAAAGTTTCCTACCAATTTTAGATGCTCCGACTTTTGCTCTGTTTTCTTTAGTTACCCAACAAACCATTAACCAAAGTCGAAGTTTGCTGGTGCCTCGAACGTATCTCTGATGTATTGCTTGAGTCTGATGACTTCTTCATTGCCTTCGTCAAATATCTTCTGGCCATTGACGACCAAACCACCAGGTAGAGGTGTACTGCTGAATTTTTTCAAATTCGCGCCCCACTGGCGCTTGATCAGTGCTGTGGATAGCTGCTTGAGTGCTGGAGATGACCAGAACCTGGTATCCCCATCTGGTAGATACGTGTAGCATTCAGCAATGATGTAGCTTCCAACAGTTACGTCACCACCCTGACCAAATCCCCAGTCAAGGTCGCAATTCAATATGTTGGTGTAACGGTTGTATCGAACTGGAATATCACCGATGAACAACATTTCCAGTGTACGGATATGCTCATTTGCCAATTCGAAGTAAACATAGTCAGCGCTCGTGAAGTCATACAACTCATTGAGCCTGATCTGGTAGTTCAAGTCAAAAATGTTGAAGTTCTGAGCGCTGGTGCTATTGACTGTATCAGTTGACAAAGGAAACACACGCGTCACGTTGAAGCAGGTGTTTGGCATTGTGAAATACTGGTTGGCAAGAACGGCTGGCGTGACCAACAGGGAGATGTACTGCTTCTGTGTACCGTCGAACTCGAAGTCATGGATAAAGTCTAGAGCCTCATCGATACGGTCATCAGCCTGTTCTGGTGTGACATTGATATCGACAGCACCCTGACCAAGCTCACGGAAGCACCATCCAATCAGTTCTTGCTTGCTACTTGGCTGCGCCATGTTAGTATCCTATCGCGAAGTATTTGATTGCGCTGGTTGTGATAGCACCACCAGAGTAAGAGGTTGACCAGATGAACGCATTCGCATTTGAACTGTTGACATAACATGGTGTAGCACCATTTGGTGTCAACGTCACAAAGAATGAATTGTTCGGGAACGATGTGTTGAAATTGTTGATCTTGACTGGACCTTCACCACCTGGAGCAGAAGCGAACTGGCCCCACTGAAGAATCAAACCGCTGGACAATTCAATGATACCATTAGCAGCCAGCGTTTGTGATGTTTGAATCAATGGCGCAATCCAGGTGCCGTCAGCACGCAAGAAGTTAGTCGTTCCACCGCCAGATGCAGGGACAACACCACGACCACTGGAAGTAAATTGACTCAACGCTGTTGTTGAGACAGCTGTTATACGACCACGTGCGTCAACAGTGAACACAGGGATAGCAGATCCATTGCCATAAGAACCAGCCGTTGCTCCAGAGTTGGATACACCAGTGTTTGCTACTGCATAAGCAGCTTCGGCCACAGCCAATGCAGTAGCAGCATTGTTGATGCCATTGTTTGCCGCAGCATAAGCAGCCTGAGCGGTTGACTGAGCAGTAGCAGCAGCGCTGGCAGCAGCATTAGCAGCAGCATAAGCAGCAGTCGCCACGCTGTAAGCAGAATTGGCAGCACCATACGCGGTGTTTGCCTGACCGTATGCCGTACCGATGTTGGCAGAGAGGTTGGATAGCAAAACGTCCAGTGTCACATTGGCTGTATTACGAATTTGCTGTAGGAATGGTTCTTGCTGTGACATGTTAATCCTGAGGTGGCTGACTGTATTTAGGCATTACGAATTCAGTTAAAGTATCGTCACTGATACGTTTTCCTTGGCCTGAATCAAGTCGCCAGTGTTGGCACTGTTAACGAATACAAGCACCTGGCCAGTAAGAGTGTATATTGCGTTGCTGTTAGGCTGCTGCACACGGTTGTAGAAGATCACGACATTTGAGGTGTTTGCTGGAGCATATGATAGGTAGAAACTGTTCTGTCCCTGAAGTGCAATGAACTCATCATCCAGCACCTGGTTGACAACGTTCGGAGTCAATGGTTGTGTTACGACTGCGCTTGGCAATACGATGAAGTCGCCGGACAACAGCTGAACTATTCCATTGCCTGTGTTAGCAATGATCGTGTAAAGATAGCTGCCATACGCAATGTTTGCTGTGTTGGCTGCATCCAGGGTGATCATGGTGTTACCATTGGCTGCGTCAAACGCAACGATCTTTAGATTGGCTGCTGGAAAGTTGCTGTACGGATTCTGACGTACAACACCAGTGAACGCATAGTTGGCAACGTTGATAGCGGTGCCGTTGTCATTCAACAGCTGCATATCGCTGCTGAAATCAGCACCTTGATATACGAATAGAGTTTTGGTTGACATTCTTTAATCTGCCTGTACAAGTAGCCAAGCAACATTGGATACATCTGAACCACTGGTGCTATGAATTTGGAAACTGTTTCCAACGTTGCGTGAATTGACGTATGGAGTGCGTGGTGAGCCACCTGATCCACTGGCTCCGGTTGCTCCTGTTGGACCGACTGGACCTGTTGCTCCACTCGCACCTGTTGCGCCTTGGCCACCGCTACCAGCTGGACCAGTTGCGGCTACGAGTTTGAAATCTTGGGTTTGGCCTGAAACGATGACTTTCATTGGGAGTCCTGGTTGATACTGTATTTAGCCAACCCATAAATACCAAGATGAACGATGTAATAGAACAACTGGACAAGGCTTTAGCGACGGCAACTCGATACGATGACCCATATGTCCTGTATCAGTTCAAACCGTTCAGCGATGACTTCTACCATCTTTTGCGATCTAACTTGCCAGATGAAAAACACTACTACGAGTTTGACCACCCAGACTCCATGCGTCCGGATGGATCAAATTCTCGTTTGATCCTATCATTCAGAGAACGATTGGATGCTTTGCCAGAACCACAACGCACGTTTTGGAAAGAACTGAACACCGTGTTACGCAGCAAAGAACTCTGTGATATTGTTAAGAAATATCATGCACCAGAGTATGGTGATCTCCATGCTGTCCCAATGCTTCAGAAAGATAAACTTGGATACACCATCAAGGTTCACCCAGACTGGGTTCGGAAAGCGATTACGATGCAGTTCTATTTGCCTTCGGATGATAGTCTCAGACAATACGGAACAGAAATTTACCGAACCAAAACAGAGAAGGTTAGAACACTGGATTTCTTACCCAACACAGGCTATTCATTCAAAGTCAGTCATAATACTTGGCATGCTGTTTCACCAATTGGTAATGTAGTGCGTGATTCCATGATGTTGATCTATTACTTTGAAGAGTGGGAAGAGAAATGAATGAAGTGTACATAGTTGCTGGCGGCCCATCACTTGCTGACTTTGACTGGCGTTCGCTTGATGACAAACATGTAATTACAATCAACAACGCAGCATTCAAGTTGCCCAATGCAAAGTATGTCTATTTCTGCAACAGAGATTGGTTCGAGAAATGGAAATATGAACTGAGAGCGCATAAAGGAATAGTCATACAAGGTTCAGTTCCAACCGATTCAAACAACGTCGTACATGAACTGTGGGTAGAACGTTGGGCGTTCGTAGATGGGTTCGGTTTGACCACGAAACATGGTTGCCTTATACCAGGAGGCAACAGTGGCTATGCCGCAATCAATCTGGCTGTCCAGCTAGGATACAAGAAAATCTATCTACTCGGTTATGACATGAAGCATGACGGTGATAGAGCAAACTATCACGATGATCACTTATGGCACTCATCCAAAGAAAGCTTTCCTGGATGGCTTCGACGGTTTGAAGATCTTGTTCAGCCTTTGAAAGATTTGGGTATCCAGGTTGTTAACCTGACTCCAAATTCTGATCTGAAAGTATTTCCAGTTACTTGAAGGTGAAATAAGCACCACCGTTTATACCAGGGTGTGATGTTCCAACGATAACTGCACCATTACCACCTGCACCCAATGCAATACCGCTGGGTGATCCTGTAACAGGTGTTCCACCTGTACCTGTAGAAGTTCCTCCAGCTGTGTTTTGAACATTACCACCGGATGCAGAACCACCAGCACCACCACCTGTAGTTTTACCACCAACACCAAAATTGGCAGTCATTGTTGTGATGCTCAATGTTCCTGATGAACATACAGAGTTTGTTCCATTTGATCCATTACCGTGCACCACACCACCAGCACCACCAGTTCCAACTGTAACAGACAATGTCTGACCACCTGAGCAACTGTATGTACTTTTGGAATATCCACCTGCACCACCACCATAACCGGGAGAGGTAGAACAGCCTGATCCAACGTTACCTGATCCACCACCGCCACCGCCCCAAATTTCTATAGTCACAGACGTTGCGCCTGTTGGGATTGTAACTGTTTCAGTGCTTGCGACATTGACAGAATATGTTGCTGTTCCAAGAGCAGCAAATATGGTGTTCAAATCATTGCCACCGCTGTGAACACCAGTGGCAGAGTTTGCAGATCCATGAGATAACGCAGCAAACAGCGTGTTAAGATCCGCTCCACTAGATTTGATGCTAGTTGCAGATGCTGTTGCAATTGATCCTATGCTTCCACCAGTGACGTATGGTGCAAAGATAGAAGAAAGATCAACACCAGCATGTTCAACGTTAGTTGTCATTATGTGTTAGGTGTAGGTGCTTTCATGTTGTGAACATTGTGCCAATGATCTACAGTTTGATCTTGTGTAAGACCAACAATTCCTGTTAAGATATCCGCAACCTTCGCAAAGTCTGGATTCGTATAAAGCGACTCAAACTCCGCATTTGCTGTATTTGCTGTGGTATCCATTATTTCCTCTTTAGCAGTTCAACTTCTGCTCTCAATGCTTTCAATTCTTCAACCAATGCGCCTATGATACCATTGTAGTTAAGGCTTTTGTGTCCTGTCTCTTCATTCGTATCAACGAGCTCAGGCATAACTTTTTCAACGTCCTGGGCAATCAAACCAGCAGATGCTTTGTTGTTGTTCTTCCAGTTAAATCTGACACCATTCAGACCAGCTATGATGTTTTGTGCATCAGTGATTTTCTTTACATTATCCTTCAGATCCAAGTCAGATGTTGTATTCAAAATGGTAGCAGCCAATGTACCAGTGCTTGACTGGATCGTTACCGCTGCGCAAGTGTAATTAGGTGCTGGTGATCCTGAAGTACCATTTGACCAGACAACAGGATATGCAGTTGGATCTGTTCTACCGCTGTTTGTTGTTAAGGTTCCAGCAGTTGTTGCTGATGTGGCTGAAGTAGCTGAAGCAACAGCGCCAGAAACAAGAGAACCAGGAACGGTTCCGGCAGTCAATGTACCGTTCATCCAATACCAATCCCACGCACCAGAACTTGTGTTGTAGAAACCACTGATTCGACTGCTCTGTGTGGTGTCACTGACCATCAAATGTTGGTTTTGATATGACTGGTTGAAATGTATTCCAGTCCATGATGATGTTGTTCCACTTATTGCTATAGCACCATAGCTCGTTGGTGATGGTGATATGGTTGAAGATGTACCAAATTGGAACACAAGTCCACTGCTGGTGATTCCAAGTACTGATACTCCACCAACTGCTCCATTATCACCACCAACGTTAAACAGGTGGGCACCACCATTGGCAACATAATTCATGTTTCCGACATAATCTGAACGAACACGACCTTTAACAGATGTTCCGTTGTTAAATTCAAGTGCTGATTGACCTGAGCCGTTGACGTTCTTTACAACAATTCCGCCAACAGATCCAATACTATTTGCGTATGCTGCACTGTTAGCTGTGACAACAAGTTGCAACTGTCCAGATGGATCCGTTGAAATGATTGGTGGATATGCACTGCTTTGTGAATCGAAGACCAATGTGCCAGATGGTGCTGTGTTTGGTGTTGAACCAGCATTTGGATACAACGTTACATCGATAGAACCAAAAACATTGACCGCAAAATAGCTGTAATTGGCTGCGAGACAGTATAGGTAAACAGATACAGATGAATCTGATTCGGTGTAACAACGAACACCTGAACCATTTATCAACTGTTGACCTTCGGAATAGAATTTCCAAGAGAAGCCATTTCTATTACCAAAGCATATCGTGTAATGTGATGCTCCACTTGCTGACCAACCGCTGTTGAATTTACCATCGATTGTTAGGTTGTCATAACTTCCAGATGTACTTGCAGGAAGGTTAGCAATCTTGTAAAGCGTTGTGCTGGCTGGCGCTGAACCAACACCCTGGAAACCTAGCAAATTTCCTGGGTTTGAAATCATGTTGGTTGCTTGAACATTTCCAGTAAAGTAGTGGACAGCATTTGGATCTAAGCCATTACCATATGAAATAGCTGTTACGTTTGATGTTCCGTTAGCTCTAGATACCGCAAAAATGTTGTTGATATTTGCGCCATTGTCATTGAGAGTCTGGAAAATCCATTCGCCTGTTGCTACGTCTACGTATGACCTATACGTGCCAGTGTTAGCATTGGCTGTTGTGCTTTTCTGAACAAACAATGGATATGCGTTAGCGAACACCAAAGTAGAGTTGGCAACGTTGTATGTCAGGTCACTGTATCCTGCAAATACACCATTGGCGTTGATTTGTAGATCTAGGTTTGCACCACCCGGAATTCCTCCACCACCTGTCAGTGCAGTATCGATCGTGACGTTAGTTGTGTTTCCACCGATGATAACGTTCGATGTATTGGCAGATTTGATAGCAAGTACACCACCACCTGTTGCTCCAGTTGCGCCAGTTGGTCCTGTTGGTCCTGTTGGTCCTGTTGAACCAGTACTTCCTGCTGGTCCGGTTGGTCCTGTCGGACCTGTTGAGCCAGTGCTGCCAGTTGAGCCAGTGCTGCCAGTGCTGCCAGTTGGACCTGCTGGTCCAGTACTTCCTGCTGGTCCGGTTGGTCCTGTCGGACCTGTTGAGCCAGTGCTGCCAGTTGGACCTGTTGAGCCAGTGCTGCCAGTGCTGCCAGTTGGACCTGCTGGTCCAGTACTTCCTGTTGGTCCGGTTGGTCCTGTCGGACCTGTCGGTCCTGTTAATCCAGTTGCACCAGTGCTGCCAGTTGGGCCAGTCGGACCAGTGCTGCCAGTTGGACCTGTTGGTCCTGTGCTTCCTGTAGAACCTGTAGAACCAGTTGGTCCTGTTGGTCCAGTACTTCCTGTTGGTCCAGTTGGACCTGTTGGGCCTGTAGCACCTGTCGCTCCTGTGGCACCTACACCAGTGGAACCTGTTGATCCTGTAGCACCGGCTGGACCTGTTGGTCCAGTGGCACCAGTTGCTCCGACTCCAGTTGCTCCCGTGCTACCTGATGGTCCGGTCGGTCCGGTCGGTCCAGTTGCTCCAGTTGGGCCAGTAGGACCTGTCGGTCCGGTAGCTCCGGAAGCACCTGTCGCACCAGATGCACCTGTTGCGCCGATAGCCGCATTGCCTCCAGGAAATACATCGATGAATACGTTGACGGACTGGTGAGTGAAGTCATCTGTAACCTTCAACAGCACGTTTGCGCTGTTGCTGAAATTCAAGTTCGCTGTGACGTTGACTAGAACGCCATTCTCTTCAATCTTAAGTGAACTGCCACCGCCAAGTGGTGCGAACTGATTGTTCGCATACGCACCTTCAAAGGCATTAAGATCAGTGTTGAAACGAAGATCGCCTTCCTTCGGGTTTGGGCGCTGCGCTGTATTTCCGGTTGGGAGAGTTAGCGCATCTTTCGCAATCGAGAAGTCAAAAGACGCATTATTTGCTGACATGGGTGTCTCATGTAGAACGAACCCATGTATTTATCGCGAACTCACAGTTGATACCAACCTTCACCTTCGTAGACGTTGAGCACATCCTGAAAGAATCGCTCGTATCGTGGCGCAATAGCCTCAAGCGAATAGTTCTCTGCCACCTGCCTACACTTGGCAGGCTCAATCTTGTGGACGTTCTGAGCCGCCTCTACGAAGTCCTTGTATGTCCTGCAACGATAGCCTGTTACACCATGAGTGTTATATTCCGTGAACGCACCCCAGTCAGTCGTAATAATTGGAGTGCCGCTGAACAGATTCTCAATCGATACACCGGCAAACGGTTCGAGATACAGGCTCGGTATGAAGGACGCTGTAGCCTTCGACATGAGTGTCCGACGCTTTTCTGTATCAGCGTAGCCAACATACTCTACATGCTCTGGAAACTTGATGCTGCCATCCGTTTGACCTGCGATGATCAGTTTCTTACCCAATGCCTGAGTGACTTGGATTGCGATGTCAACACCTTTCCCTGGGTATACGCGCCCAAGGAACAGAAAGTAGTCATCCTTCTTGTCACTGTAAGTGAAATCTTCTGGGTCAAAGTAGTTTGGAATGACAACGTGATACCAGTCCTGCATACACTTGCCCACAGCTGGCATTCCATAGTATGCGTGGTAGATAGCATATGATTCAAATATCTTCCACTTGGTGGTGGCAACAGCTGGATAGCCGATACCTGGCTCAATCACAATCATGCTGTCTTTTTCAGCCAGATAGATTCGCTCCAAACCAACACCCCAGAATGGTAGCAGGATGTCTGTCTTGCGCTTGCGTTTGTTGATTTCTCGGATAGCATTGGCACAGAACACCTGGTGAGCATGATCGTTGACGTCATGCTTGAAGAAGTTCTTGCGCCAGTCATAGTTGCCGTATGCGATCTCGAGGTCTTTGTTCGTAACGACTGTCACATGCTCAGAACAATCGACGACGCTATCTTCATGACCATAATGAATCACCTCGTGGCCGCGAGCGTGCATCATCTTGCAAAACTTGAAAACCTTTTGGGTGAACGCGCAAGCAGTGTACTCTTTGCTCGTTACCGTATGTGGCAAGCCACAAACATGTAATCTCATAATGTCTTGACCCAATCCTCGAACATTTTCAACTCAAATTTTTCAGCAAAGCAAACGGTTGTAATACCAAACACCTGGCTTACATTCCAACGTTTGTCCTGGTATGGAAAGCCTCTCCAGGAAGTGTACTCGGACTGAAAATGCTCTTTTAGATGATCGAAGATGCGCTGACTGTGTGAGTAGTAATCCCGATCGAGTACAATTTGATACATGTCATCTCCATTTCGGACCATCGATCCAGGCAGCTATACTGTAGCGCATTCCTGATGTAACTGGTAGAGCAGCGTGCTCAATGAACGATGGGAAGAAGATTACAGTTCCCTGGCCGCGAATCTCGGCAGCGTTGGGTTGCTCCTGAACACCGTACAATTCAAAGTTACCACCCTCATATGTAGCAGGATCAGAAAGCTGGATGATTGCGGAAAGCTTGCGATGGTACTTGGGATCGTTGTTCATCCAAAAGACGTCGTTGTGTTTCTTGTATTCACCCTTGACTGCGCCATCGTATTCGGCGATTTGGAGATAACTCAGCTTGGACAAATGGAAGCCAAACCATTGATCGTTTGACTCTAAAGCCATGCCCCATAGGTCATTGAAAATGAAGCCTAGTTCGGCGTCGTTTGGATACACGAAGCGTGTCTTAGACTTACGATGTTGGTTGTTTGCTGCCTTACCGTCAACACCAAGCTGTGCATCAGAACCTGGGCGAGATTTCGCGATACGGATGATATCGTTACAGATTTCTGGGCTGTATTTGTTCTTGTAGTAAACCCATTCACCTTTCATAACGAACTCCCATTATTAAATGATCTACAACTTTACCTGAAATACGTGAACAGTACAAATCCACCTTGACCTGATGCAGCTTCTACTGCGCCAGAGAATAGGACGACTGATCCACTACCTCCTCCACCTGGAGAAGACGCAGCAACTGTACCACCAGTAGATGGATAACCACCTTGTCCATATGTGCCAGTCGGTCCCAACTGATAGTTCCCATATGGTGTATTATCGAACACACTTGGCTGAACACTTCCACCAGAGCCAAGTCCACCTGGACCGCTAAAGCTTGTTCCACCTTCTACACCTGCACCGCCAGTCAAGTTCTTGATGTTACCACCAGCAGCCGTACCACCAGCAGAGTCTGGTGTAAACGCAGCCGTACCACCAGCACCATTGTTAGCATGCATAGTTGTGATAGTTGCACCTGAAACTGAGGTGTTTGTTGTTCCTCTTGATCCAGCACTTCCTGCAGTTGATCCACCAAGGCCACCTGTACCACAAACATATGAGAATGTTTGACCAGATGTACATGCGACGTTGGTCAATGCATAGCCACCAGATCCACCACCGGATCCGACAGTATCCTGAGCACCACCGCTGTAGTATCCACCACCGCCACCACTGCCCCAAGCCTCAATGGTTACGTTTCCCGCACCTGATGGGACGGTTTCTGTTCCTGAACCTGAATATTGTAGAACACCATCCATCCACTGATTGCCTGCATACTTGCGTATGTTCAGCTTTCCAGATGATGGAATGTTTACGATTTGACCGTAAGTGTTGGAGACTTCAGAACCACCGTTGTAATATGAAAGAAGGTTCTTTGGTGTTGTGGTTCCAGTGAACTCTTTGATGATCTGCAGTAGAGAGATCGTGCCTGTTGCCGGAATCATCTTACTTCGCCTCTAGAGCAGCGACCTTCGCAGACAGTTCCTTCACAGCTTGAATCAAAAGTGGAACCAACTTGTCATAAGAGACAATCAACTTGCCGCTGTCTGGGTTTGTCCATACAGCTTCTGGAAGAACAGCCTGTACCTGCTGAGCAAGAACACCGACCTGACGCTCTGGGCTCGTCAAACCAAGGCTTTTAGCCTCATCGTTCCAGTAATACAATACAGCATCCAACGTGTTGATCTTGACCAAACCATCAACGATCGTTGTTTCTACGTTCTTCAGAGTTGCGTCGGAAGTTGCAGCGAAGTCAGTCGATACGAACTGTCCGTTGGATAAGAAGTACAAACCAGAGTTTGCCTGCGGAGCTGCTGAAGATCCAATGCTTGGAGTCAGAACAGCATACACAGTTGCGCTAGTTGATGTTACAGCATCGATAGAAGTTGCCGGGCCAGTTGGACCTGTTGGTCCCGTTGGGCCAGTTGGACCTGTAGGACCAGCTGTACCTGTAGCACCGGTTGGACCTGTTGGTCCCGTTGGCCCAGTTGGTCCGGTAGCACCTGTCGCACCGTTTGCACCATTAGATCCTGAAGCACCACTCGCACCTGTTGGGCCAGTTGGACCTGCTGGCCCAGTTGCGCCAAAGTCACCAGAACGGTTCCATTCGATAGCAACAACTTCGGTGTTAGCAAACATTACACCAGAAACATACGTGACTGGAACTGCGCAATAGTTCACACCACCAACGACTGCTCCAGTGATGTTGAAGATAGCAGTGTTTGAAGAACCGTTGGTGTTATCCTGAATAACCAACTGACCCTTGTCTGTTGGTGTCGTAGATGAACCCCACTGCTGAATGAATGCATTGATAGCAGTGGTGCTTGTGTTAGAGATGTACAACTCAGTGATTGAACCAAGTGTTGCGCTGTTGTACTTGAAGTTCTGTGTACCTGGGTCAGTGTTGGTTGTGTCAGTGTTGAACTGATAGATCAAACCACCTCTGTTACCCTGAGATCCAGTTGGACCTTGAATACCAGTTGGACCAGTTGCGCCAGTTGGTCCAGTCAAACCAGTTGCACCTGCTGGCCCCGTTGGACCAGTCAAACCTGTTGGCCCTGTAGCACCGGTCGCACCAGTTGCGCCAGCACCAGTTGCGCCAGTAGCACCTGCCGGTCCTGTAGGACCTGTTGCGCCAGTAGCACCTGCCGGTCCTGTAGGACCTGTTGCGCCAGTTGGACCTGTAGCTCCGGCTGGGCCAGTTGGTCCTGTTGGACCTGTAGCACCCGTTGCACCAGCACCTGTAGCACCCGTTGCGCCAGCTGGACCTGTTTGACCTGTGGCACCCGTTGCGCCAGTTGGTCCCGTTGGACCTGTTGCACCGGTCGCACCGACAGCACCTGGAGATCCGGTTGGACCTGTTGGACCTGTTGGACCAGTAGCACCCGTTGCGCCAGTGGCTCCTGAAGCACCTGTAGCACCACCTGCAGGACCTGCAGGTCCGGTTGGGCCAGTTGGACCAGTAGCACCAGTTGGGCCTGTTGGACCGACTGTGCCACCGCCACCGCCACCAGCTGCGCTAGTGTTGACGCTGAACTGCAAATTGGCAGCATTCAAGACTGAGTTTGCGGTTACAGATACATTGATCGTTGCGCTATTTACCACGTTCAAAACGGCATTGGATACAACGATCACACCGTTAGCCATGACAGAAACAAGGTTGGCAGCAGCGTTTGCTGCACCATAGGCAACCAAAGCATTGCTGTTAGCCGTTGCCGCGTTTACGTTGGCCGTGTTGGCCAAATTGTAAGCAGCAGTTACAGAATTTGCTGTAGCAGCATTTGCTCTATCCGTAGAGCTCGTGCTGTCAATAAGAAGAGTTACACCACGAACAGCCGTGGTTGCGTTGTTAGCTGCGATGGTTCCGTTGACAGTGATGTTGCTTCCACCACCAACAACCTGCAAGCCATTGCCTGTGCTGACCTGAGTGACTGTTCCAGTTCCGCCACCAAAGCTTCCGCCACCACCAAGGTTGCTGATGACACGAGTTGTGACGATTTCATTAGCTTGAGCTGGCGTGTTCAAAGTCAGAATCAAACCAGCGATAGAGTATTCAGCTGGATCGGCAACCAAACCATTGCGTGTGACAATTACCAGGTTCGCGTTGTTGCCCGCGACATTAGCCGCCAATGGGAAATTCGCCTGGTTAGCCGTCGCTACAGATACGTTGCTGACGATGTTAGCTTGACTGTTGAACTGGATGTCCAAGTTCGCGCCGTTTGACGCCATCGTTACATTGACTGTTGAACTGTTGGTGATGTTCAATACACGCTGGTAGAACTCTGCACCATAGTTGTTGATGACGGCAACAGTGTTAGCAGCGTTTGCGCCAGCTGATCCACCGCTACCACCTGATCCACCAGAACCGCCACCAATGTATGTTACACCACCGTCATCGGTAATGAAGTTCAGGACGTCAACATAGCCAGCGCCACCAGTAGATAGAACTGGTGGTGATCCACCTGACCACTGAATGGTGTTAGCAAACGTTACAGTGTTTGGCAAGCCAGACTGACGAAGGATCAACTGGATTGGATATGCTGTTCCAGTTGCTGCTGGGTTGTTGAATGTGATTGTAGTGTCACCATACTGGGCGTTTGCCAGCGTGATGTCAAAGATGTTGCTGTTAGCAAGATTGCAGATTACAGTGTTTGGTGCGTTGACTGTACCAAGAATGCTGACTGCTTCACTGTATGCCTTCAACTCAGCCGTCAAGTTGACAAGGTTGGCAGTGGTAAGGATCGTGCTAAGAGTGTTGTTTGTGACGTTCGACGTTGCTGTCCAAGCCTGGAGTGATTCGTTCCAGTAAATGAATGCTGGGTTATTTGCTGCGCGAGCAACTTCAAGCCATGCGCTGATTGCTGTTGCGCCGTTTGCGTTCAAAATGATAGAGTCGGCGTTGACGGACTGAGAACCTTCAAACGTTGTGTTACCAAAGACCGTCAGGTTGTTGGCATAAACGTTCGTTGCGTAAACGCTGTTTGCAACTTCCAGAATGTTGTTCGGGCTGGAAAGTGAAATCAGGTTGCCGGTAACAGACAAGCTTCCGTTGATGATTTCTGAGCCAGCTGTAATTGTACCAGCAACAGTTGCGTTGGATCCAACCTGCAGACCTGTGCCGCCAGTCTCAGAAATGATGACTGCACCGTTGGCGACCTCAAAGTCACCATTGTCCTTGAAGTATGGATCGCCATTACGAAGTTCGTTGACAGAACCGATCAACAGGTTAACAGCATTCACCTGGTCGGCGAACGTGTTAGCGAGGGTCAACAGGGTTATATTTGCATTTGCCATTTAGAGTAGATCTTCAGCTGGAGTCAATTATTTAGCGAGTGTTGGCGTGGAATTTGAAAGCGAAGCAAACATCTGTTTCAGTTCCTGAACCTCACTACGAAGGGTGCGCAACTCGTTTTCACGTGCTTCATCCTTCTTGAGATCAGCGATACGCTTTTCGTGGCGACGAACGGCGAGTTGGTCTGTATTCAATACAGCCTGAGTGGCCATGTCTCTCACCAGGTGGGAGTGGTCCTTTATCTTAGCTAGCATGTTACTTGTCCTTTTTGTTTTGGGACGCAATTTCAGCTTTCGTTGCGTTTACCCAAGCCTGCAAACCTTCGGCAGTTGCCTTGTATTGCAAGCAGATACCATAGTTCGCATTATCTATTGCCAGTGCGTCAACAGGTGTGACACCGGATGGAGTCGCTGCTGAAGCTGCTGTAGGATCGATAGGCAATCCCTGAACGATATTGTTGTACGCTGCTACCCATCCATCTGATAGGATGTAGTGAGTGTCAGGCACGAACTTTACAACGGTCGCTGCATTGTCATGCACAACCTTTGTGATGACCTTCACGCGGTCAACATACTGGATCTGAATCTTGGTGTTAGTTTTGGTGACGATTTCATGCAATTCATCAGCATCCTTCTTCTGGGTTGCGATGTATGCGTTGATTTCTTTCTGTGCTTCAGCTTCCACCTTGTTGTGGAACCAAACCTTGCCCCAAATGAACAAACCAACCAAAAGCACTGCGGCACCGCCAGCAAGATATGCGTTTGGAATCAATTTGAAAGCTGCACCAACACCGTCTTCAAGAAGGGTTGTAATTATGCTCATGATCTTAACCTGCTGGGACTGCGATGGCACGATAATTTTGTACCAGTGGTGGTACGGTTTCATCGTTAGCAAACAGCACGATCTTGATTGCAAAATACTTGAAAGTGCCACCGAGTGGATATACAACGCCACCTTGCGTGTAGCTCAACTGACCCTTTCCGCCAGTGTTGAAGCTAAGAGAGATCTGGGTGTTTTGATCAGCACTGTAAAGGTCCTGAGCTTTGCTCATCTGCTGCCAGTACTTGTTGGTGAACAAATCGGTATCTGTTCCAGACATGACCTTGTAGTAGACCTGGATGTCTGTACCTTGTGGGCGGATGCAGTCAACAAACACCTGCAAGTCACCGGCATCGAATCCATCAGCCAACGTGATTTGCTTGGTCACATAACGTGTCAAACCGTTTCCACCTGACTGACCAGTCTCACCAGTGATTACACCAGTTGCGTTTGCTGGAGCACCAGGTTCAGAGAACGTAATTGTTGGAGAGACTACGTATCCTCCACCTGGGTTGATGATGTTCACAGCAGTGACGCTGTTGCCGGTAAGAGACAGCACGTTTGCCGTTGCCTGGATAGCCAAGTCGCCGGTTGGTGCGCTGATTGTGACAACGATGTTTGCTGCGTTTATGTGATTTCCTGGGCTGGTGATTGAAATAGAACCAGCGTCGATTTCACCGTTGTTGATCAGGTTGGTGACTGCCAAAAGACTTAGACGTTCTGCGTTGAAGATTGGAGATACATCTGGGTCAACCGTGAAAAGCGTTGCCTCTACCAAAGTGCTGTTACCATTACCAGCTGAGATGATACGACGACGGTTGCTTGACAATGAGCTGTTCTTCAAATCAGCGCCGAAGTTATACAGGCTGTTTGGATCGATCGCGAAGTATCCTGTGTCTGGTGCACCAGTGTTAGCAATCGTAGTCAACATTGAGTAATCGATGTTGGCAACTGGGAATGTCAAGTCAGATGAGTGGAGCAGCGCCAAGTCCATGTAAGTGTTCTGGACTGGTGAATCTGCAGCGAATACCATGCTGACTGGTGTCTGGCTGAACTGTGCCTTGTTCAATACGAACATCATCTGAACGCCTGGCAATGGGTTCCATGCGCTTGAGTTTTGCGCTTCATAGAAGTTGCCGACGTAGTTGCCTTGTTGAACCAGAGCAGTGCTGTTAGCCTGCGGCTCTCCAGTGTTTGCTACCCAAACTTCGTAGTCTGGTGATTCAGAGTACACAACGATTGCGTATTCTGTTGCTGGAGCCAAGTAAACTGGGTCCCCGAAACTGAACTTTGTGATTGTGGCAGCATTTGAGCTGTCTGGATATACACCAGTGTTGCTCTGAGCGTTATAACCTGCGGTGGTATTAACATCAGCCCACTCTACGGTTGCGGATGCAAGAATGGTTGAGGTTGGGAATCCGTTGACTACCTCTGCCAATCTTACAGTTACGGGGAACTGGGTGCTGTTACCAGATGGCTTGTTTTGGAAGAACAGGTCGATGCTGGTGCAATAGATGCCGTTGTCGGTTTTCGCAACGTTTGGTGTTGGAACCGTGAACGTTTGTGCCAAAGGATCTGGAGATGCTTGTGGATCGTTACCGTTGGTTGTGTTGTTAACCTGGCCCTGTGTAGCCGCACTCTGAGGAACAACAGAACTGTTGCCAGCAGCGGTCAGCGTTGGAGACGTAACAACGACTGGCGTCTGTGCAGTCGTGCTGGTAGGCGCAATAGAACCAACAGCAGCGAAGATAGCTGTCGCACGCATCGTTGCGTCTGGGTCCTGATATGACACACCGTCGTTGATAGTGAACAGACGGTTGCCGGCTGAGAAGTTGACATTCTGATCTTCAGGGATGTTGAAGATACCGGAAACATGGCCGACATCATCGACGACAGGAGAACCGATTGCGTAACCTGCCTGAAGCCTGTTGGTTCCAGTTCCATAGATTGGATATGTCAATGCAGTGTTCAATGACAGCACGTTGTTTGCTACGCTGATGATTTTTGCGCTCTGGCCAACACCGTCACCAGATACGATAGACACAATACTGTTGACAACAGAAGATGGTGGCGTACCATTGATGATCAAGTTAGAAGTGTTTGACTGCGCAACCGTGATCAAACCACTCAATGAGCTGTATGCGTTGGCAAGGAAGAAGTTGTTTACATTCGCGACGTTAGTTACACGTGCGTTCAACGGGAACTTTGAACCAAACACATGGTTGACAACGTTAGCGATACCGCCATTTGCGGTTATTGCCTTGCCAACCTTGTAGATGATATCGTTGCCTACAGTATTTGCGATCAAACCATTGTTTGGCTGGATGACCAATGCTTGGTCTTTGTAATTCCAGAACACGACGGTTCCGAGGAAGGTATTTGCTTGACTGTTCTGGCTGTTGTTAGCCTGATAGACGATGTCACCAGGAGAGTACCAATCGCTGTAGAACGTGTTTGAGTTTGCTGGACCGAATGGTGTTACATTGACAGTCAGGAAGTTCTCATTGACGTAGATCAGGTTGGCTTGGCTCGTGTCGATGACTTCGACGTAAGCGTGTGTTGTATTGCAGTAAAGTCCGGTCCCGTCAGCGAACGCATTGCTTGATGTTCCGATGTTCGTTGAAAGCACAGAAGCTGGCTGAACGAATGGATTAACGAATACATCGTCAAAGTAGCAATTCGCTGAAACATAAGGTTTTAAGTCATGTGCAGAGAACTCAACTTGGATATTACGAATAGATGGAACGATGCTATGATCGATCTGCGATTGACCAGCGATTACGATGATTGGGTTAGTCAAAGTGGACATTACAGAACCTTCACGGATGTTGGAGAGATCGTTGTAGAGTTCTTCACAGTGGCCCCAGATGCCAACTGGATTGAACTACCCAACTGAGCATTATTTAGTGGAGCAACTGAAGCAGCTGCAACTGAAGCAACAGGTACACCATACCAATTAGTGATTGGGCTGATGACACCGTATGAACCTGCGCTGACTCTGACCTGGACATAATGGTATCCGCGATAGCCATTGTACCAGTAGTCGAATGGATAATGCCAGAAGTCGAGAACATCGATGTACGTAGAAACAACAACTGGTGCGCTTGGTGGAGCAACGTTTGCTGCTGGCTTCAATGCTGGAGCCGTGACTGGCTTTGGCAATGGTGGCAATGCTGGAGACGCAGTTGGTGGTTGAATAATCTGTGGTGTCAAAGTTGGGCTGAACCAGTAGTCGGTTTCTGGCGTCAACTTCATGGTTCCTGTGAACTGAGCGAACAAGAATGGCTGTACAGAGATAGCCGTGGTTGCTGCATTCTGAACGACAGCTGGCACTTCAGTGTATGGCAATGAGTAAGTCTTGTCACCTTCGTTGATTGCCGCAGTATTTGAAATTAGGTTCAATCCCAATGGAGTCTGAATCTTGAATGGAGACATGGTTCCTTGCTGCAAGTAGCAGGTAAGATCCGTGCTCAAATTGTCGACATAACTGAAGTCACCGAAGTCATCTGCGATGATTCCATACTGTGGTTTTGGAGTTACACCGTCCTGATATGTCAATGTTTCTGCAGCCGCCTGTGACTCAAGCTGGCTCAATGCGCTGTAGTATTCAAGCTGGCTGATACGTGAGTCAAGGCTAGCGATATCCTTCATCGTGTATCGCTTGTTCTCAACATACTGTAGACCGATCTGTTCAACGTTTGCAGTGTAAGCTGGAACAGATACGATATACAAGGTCATAGCATCAGAAGAGTCAGCTGGCGCTGCTGGGAACTGGCTTGGTACACCTTCGACAACAACGAACTGACCATTCTTATTCAACATCAGCTTGTCTACACGTGGTAGATAGAACTGGTATGAAAGGACCATGGTGTTGTCTGGCTGTGGCAACTCTAGACCGAATAGGGATAGAGAAGCAACGCTGGTTGACAATGCGTTCGCACGTGTTGGACGGAAGTCAATAGAGTCACGAAGAGAGAAAGTTCCCTTGCTTGGTGAGTTGTAGTAAGGAATCAAACCAGCACTGTATACACTTGAGCTATATGAGTCAACGTCGAAGAAACCGTTTGCTGTAGCGTGCTGGAAGTATTGCAACATAACGACTGTCTGACCTGTTGGACCAGAGCATCCAGCTTTCAAGGTCAAAGACGCGAAGTCGTAGTAGTTGTCATTCTGTCCGCTGTTCAGATAGTAATTGCTGGTGATGTCAATTGCGTTGGTTGCGTTTGGCGCATAGTTGACGTTACCGGAATCGTAAACCTTGATGATGTTGAACACGTCAGGAAGGTACAGAGACTGGCTGGCACCTGGAGTCTTAGCAACAGCAGCCTTTGCCGTATCGACATACCAAACATAGCCGTTGGCAATATCGATGTACACGTTGTTAGTGTTGGAGCCTGTCAAACCAACAACAAAGTTGCCGTTGAGATATGAGTCGGTAGAAGCAAGAACGACGTTGCTTGAGTTACCACAAAGTGTCTTGGAACGAACCACGCTGGTTGCGTTGTTCTGCTTGTTGGTGTAGTAGATGTCTGCTACGAATGCGCTTGAAGCAGAAGAGTAGATAACAACTTCGGTTGGAGATACCTGGTAAACACCGTTTCCTGATGTACCACCATGGAAGTTACGATCCATGACAAGGATTTCACCGTTGCTCAAGTTGCTTGACAGAGAGTTGGTGACTTGAACAATGAAGTTTGCGTTGGCGCCAATGTCAGTCAAGAACTGGCTTGAGAAGCCGAATGGGAATATCTGGCTGCCGGTCAATGACAACGTGAAGTTGCTGTTTGAGAAAGACGCGCCATAGTAACTTGAACGAGTAGTGAACGTCGCGTTAGCGATTGTTCCCTGTGCAATTGGAGACTGTGGCAACTGGAACAACAGAGTGTTGAAATTAGTGTCGACCAACTGAGTGTTTCCAGTTGCGTCCTTACCAGCAAGCGCGATATCCATACATGCATTGTATGGGGTGGTGCCTGTACCCTGGGTTGCGTAAGTGTTGCCTGTGGTGCTTGGGCTGACAACCAAGGTCTCAAGGTCTTTGATTCCGTATTGCAAACTGATCACAGAAGTGCTGTTTGCTGCGGTAGACAACTGGTTGTTGAACGTAGCCACGCCAGTTGCACTGTTGTAAGATACGATTACACGGTTGTCGATAAATGGGCCAGTCGTGATGGTTGCCAATACATTCGCGTATGCGTTCGCAGCAATACCGATGTATGGCGCACCAAGGTTTGCGCTGATAGTTGTACCAGACACCGCAGTCAGGGTGTTTGGTGTGATGTTCATGTTTAGGACGTATGCGTAGTAATCACCAAGTCCTAGATATTCGATATCACGAATCTGACCTGTACCGATTTTGGTTGCAGCGTATGCAGCACCGGTTGCGTTGTTGATTGTGCCAGAACTTACAAGATGAAGATCAACGTTCTGGAACGCAGCGATGTTGAATGATCCAGTTGTGTTACCTGGGTGCAGGTTGGTGACGGTCAGAATGTTACCGAACTCGGTTGAGAAGCTGTAGTCAGTAATCGTGTTGGTTGACAATGCCTTGTCAGATGGAAGACGAGTCGTTCCAACTGTGTTGTATTCGTAACCCTTGACGAAAGCCTCACCAGGAGAAATCACCAATGTGTACTGGTTTGCGTTTGCAGAGTTGATGTCAGCGGTTGCAATGAATGGACGCACCGTGAAGTCGCCATTCGTATCGTAGGTGCGCTGTGCCAATGTTGCGTTGATTGTACCAAGGACCGGATAATCGATCTGGCTGACGATCAAACCGTTGTCGATGGTGACAAGGTTGTAGAACTGACTGGTGTCTGTAGAGCTGAAGTCGCGGTAAGCCAATACAAGGTCGTATTGGTAGCGGTCGGCACCTGGCGCTTGGTAATTGAAAGATCCCTGTGCAGGGTCTAGCAAGGTCGTGTCACTCGTTGCGCTTACGATAGACTGCTGGATCTGCAAACCAACATAGCAGCTTGGAGTTGCCGTGTTTGAAGAAATCAGAATAGTCTGTGGTTCGATCGTTACGAAGTAACCACCACTGTAGAAGATTCCATAGTTGATGGAAGCAACGGATGCTGGGCTTGATGCACCAGACGCGATCAACTGAGCCTGAGACTGAACACCTGTAGCAACCTGTATGGTTGAACCGTCAGCGAATGTTGTGCCAGTCAGATACTTGACAATGATGACTGGATTGACTTGCGTGTTGTCAATAGCGACAACATATGCCTTGACGGTTGTTGCGCCAGAAGCATTGATAATCAACGTGTTTTCGCCGTTGACGAAGAAGTCGGAAAGGTTGATGTCAGTGTTTGAGAACTGCTGCTGTAGCTGAATTGCTTGAACAGTGCCGTCGAATGAAATGTGGCCGCCAGTTACCGGAGACCCATCTGCCAATACGAACTCACCGACCTGAGAAACCTGATTCTGCAGAATAGACTGAAGGATTGACAATTCACGTGCTTGGACTGCATATCCTGGCTTGAACAACACCTGCATGTAATTGTTATCAATTTCATACGTGTCATCAATGTAATATGGAGCAACGTTCAGTGCAATTTTATTGGACATTTATCAGTTCTCTACAGTTGTCAAAGTGCCAGCGTTTCATATTTCTAGCAGGTCCGATCTTATTACATTGTGGACACGTGAGCTTTGGAGTTGTATATCCACGCCAGTAACCGACTGGTGGACTTAATGTCTCCAGTTGATAAACATTATTTAGTCCGTCAGTGTAATACACACAAAATGATTTGCCTGTACGCCATTCACTTTGCTTCTTTCTTGTTTCTGCAGTATAAGAATGAGGACGTTTTCCTTTCTTATTAATGCTTATTTTCTTTCTAGTTTCTTCCGATGGAACCCAACCCAACATTGATAGTGGAATACATCCACCAGGTGTCAAATTGTAATTCCAATCATGTTTAATGAATTCTTCTGTTACGATCTCAGCTTCTTTTGCATATGCTTGTTCAATATACCAATATGCAAACAACGTCTCACGTTTGAAAGATTCTGTACCATATTTCTTTATGGCTCGAGAAATATGTTTTCCTGAACCCAAATAACCATCAAATTCGTATGGATTTTCCTGTTAATGTACACCTATGTAGATTTGATTTGTGACCAAATTTGTTATGATATAGACGATGAACATCAGAATGAAAAAATTAAGCGCACTTCTTCCACTTGAAGAGGGAATCGCTGGATTGGTGCAACATTCTCAACATACAAATCCACTCCACTAAAAGTTTGAACCTCTGGTTCAGTTAACGTGAATGCTGTAGTTGTTATGTATGGTGTTGTGTTAGTAGGTGCACCAAACGATGTTCCACTGATTGGTGATTGTGGAATAAACGACGCACTCCCACCGATGTTATTCAGGTGTAATTCTTGGGTTGTGGCGTTGTACCATACAACAGTGCCGTAGAAGGCTGCGTTGGCCAAGATACCTGTCTGAGGATTCTGGTAAGCGATGTCACCCATCTGGAAGATGTTAGCTGACACATTGCCGGCAACCTGTATGACTGTGGTCATATCGAAGTTGGTGTTGGTTGCGACGTTTCCAGAACCTTCGAGAAGAGGATTAAGAATCAATGACAGCTGGCGATACTTGAAGAACTCACCGGCTGCGTCTTCTGTTGGGATCGTACCGTTCTCTGTATCAGAAAGAGTGGTGCTGATCATCAAGGTTGTGGCACCGAGCTCGAGAGCAGCATTTGAACCCCAACCACCACGTGGGCCAATCTTAATTGCGAACACAGCACCGGAACCGTTTGCTCCAGTGTTTGCTGTCAAGGTTGCAGCAGTGTATTCTTCACCGCCACTCAGGACGTTGATAGCAGTAATGGTTCCGTTTGCGTCGACCTGGGCAGAAACGTTAGCACCTGAACCATCGCCTGTTAGTACAAGGATTGGAGCGTTACATGCGGCAACGTTTGCGTTGTATCCACGACCACCTGCAAGAATATCAATTACATCAAGGCGACCATCGGTTGCTGATGCTGTAACCAACGCGTCGGTTCCGACTGGCATCCAGGTTGGTGTAAGGAACAGCTTCTTCTGACCTGCTGACATCGTGTACAGGTACTTCCATTTGTAGCCATCGTCCGTGATTACATATGGATTGGATGGAATAGATCCACCGACAGAAATCAAAGGCATGGAGTTAGAAACAGTGCCGTTGTTGTTATCCAAGCACACGAAAACCTGATCATACACATTACGAACATAGAAGTTCTTTGCGTAGTTTGGAAACGTGTTTGCCCAATTCTCTATGCTGCTGTTCACGTACGTGCCGCTGACATTGGAGTTGACAGTCATGTAACGTGAGTTAGCAATGCTGATGACTTCTTTCTGTACTGGGTATGTGTAGATTCCATCACCAGTGATGTTGATAATGTCACCGATCTGGTAATCTTCGTTGAAAGTGGTGAGATTCGTTCCAAGGATGATGTTTGAATTTTGAACATTCACGGTGCCGTTTGCTGAGCTCACCTGGACGTAAGTGTACATGTTGTTGCCGTTAGCGAAGGCATCGTAAACATACGTGTTATTCGCCCAATCAGAACGCTGAACGACCAATGATGCGCTGGCAACAGAAAGCTTCTTCAAAGCAACCAAGTCACGATGAACCTGGTTAAGATAGTCGATAGTTTCCTGTGGCTGAGGAATGACCTGGTCATTGTTGGCCCAGATGTAGCCGTGGCCGATACCCAAGTAGACGCTATCACCAGTTGCACCACCAAGCTGGTTGATTGTGTCCTGCGCCATCTTGACGCGACCTTCAACGGTTTGGAGGATCAATGGTTGGTTAAGTGGAGTTGGCATTACAGATTCCTATTGTCCAATATTTAGCGACGTGCACCGGACACGATTTGGTAGCTTGCAGCCACGATGTCTGGCTGTACACCCATTACCATGTTGGCACAGTTATGAGCAAACACAGTGTTCACAGTAAGGTTGTTAGATCCTACACCGAGAACAAGAGAATATGTCAGAGTGTTTGCTACATTCAAAAGCACAACGTCATTGACGGCAATGTTACCAATGAAGTCAGTTCCAACAGACACGATGACGTTGGAAGTGTTGGTAACACTAACCAAGTTGTCATAAGTGAACATGGTGTTTGATTCCAGATTCAATGACGTGTTGCTTCCGACTGCTGTGATGAGCTTGCTCTGAAGACGGCGAGTTGTGTCAGAAGTGTTGAAAATGATCATGTCACCAACATTTACACCTTCAGACAAGAACGTGGTTCCGGATGCTGTAAGGTTGGCTGTGTAAACGTTTGGTGTAACAGTTCCAGTCAATGGGCTGATGTATGACACATTGCTTGACGGTGCTGGGTATGCTGACGCGACGGCTGGAACAACATAGATACCAAGCATAGACATACCAGCTGGATGAGCGATCTTCATCAACACACTCTTGTAATCTGCTAGAGCCTTCTCGACGATGATCTGGTAGCTGTAATTGTGATATGTGTTTGCGTCCTGCAAGTACTGATCTGCACTTAGGAAGCCATCCGTGTTCAGGTAGAATCCTGGGTATTGGATCAAACCGTTCAAGAATATAGCATTTGCCTTTGCCAAACCGTTTCCATACGTGATAACATTGTTTGACACAGCTGTATTAATCGTAGCATTGATGACCTGATTATCAGACAATGTCATGACAAGGTTGGCGAACACATTAATGCCGCCACGGTAGTTGTACAGACGCAATACGTTAGTGGTGCTGTTCAGGCTGTCCACGTATGCTGTGTACGTTGCAGAGTTAGCACTGGTTCCCTGATAGATGATGACGTCGTTGGCTGGAACCTGGTTCAGAGCCAATGGGTTGATAGTGACGTCCTGAATACGCAAGCTGACATTTGGTGCAGCGATGTAGTCAAATCCACGGTTGACAAGGTTGAAATCAAGGATCTGACCAATTTGACTTACACCAAGAGTGACGTTAGCACCCTGGCCGAAACCATATGGCTTCAAGTTTGCTCCAGAGCCTGCTGACACATTGTGGCTGTTGGTGCTGTTAGCGATGTACAAGCCAACATTTGGCAAGCCGATGTAACCAGCGCCACGGTTGGTGACGATGACTTGCGTGATGACCCCACCGACTGTGATGAAGTTGAACGCAGCACCATAGCCGATAGCTGTGTTTGTGTAGATCTTGTCAGTGGTATTTGAATATCCATTTCCGCCGTTCAGAACCTGAACAGCAGCAAACATGCCCAAGTCATCGATGTTCTGGAATGTTTGGTTGGCAGTTGGGTCATCAGCCTCAATCAAAGCATTGGTCAAATCTGTGTAATATACGACTTCGGTTTGGATGCTTGGAACCTTACCATATCCGCCACCACCCTGAATAACATTCATGGTCTTTATAGGCGCGAACTGAAGGTTGGCATATGTCAATGCCTGGCCAATCTGTGTGTTAGCGTTTGTGTATGAGCAGTTCGTGAATCCCCACTGATTAGCTGCACCAGGAGAGCCAATTACGACGTTGGCGTGAAACTCAATACAGTCCGTGTTGACGTTGACGAAGATTTCGTTGGCTGTGTCCAAAGATGAAACGATAGCCTGTGCACCAACACCGTTGTCACCAGGTGCGGCAACAAAGGTTACGATGGTGTTTGGGTTTTGGCGGTAGTCGTAACCGCCGAATACAACATTGATAGATGTCACAGAACCAGTCGTGACGTTTCCAACATAGGCGATAGCCTTCTGTGCGGATGGATCGTTTGGCTCAAGACCGTTGGTCAATACGACTGGGTCACCAGTGACGTACAGCAAACCTTGGTTGTGTGGATCAATGATGATGTTAGACAGCGCAGCAATAATCTTTTCTTCAAAGATCAAAGCGTTGCCGGTAGCATCCGTGCCATAGTTGATGATCAAATTTTCAAGGTCATCGAATGGCTGTGTAACCTGGGAGACGTAAACTTCAACAATCTCAAATCCAAGGTTTGGATCCACGACCTTGTTGACAGATTCGATGACACACTGTGCACCAGAGTTTGAACCAACACCAATACGCTGCACAAGCTCCTGTACAGGGAAGTTCAAGTTTTGGGTATCAAGTAGCAGACGCAATGCTTGTGGCTGCGTCCACTTACCGTCAGACAGCTTGAGGATGTTGTTCTTTGGGAAGTAGATATCAGCTTGCTTGCCGTACAGAACCTGGAACAGAAACTGGATAGACTGCGGAGTTCCTTTCTGGATGTAGAACTGGCGCGCGATCTTTATCAGCTTACGTTCGTCGAGGACTACGTCGTTTGGGAAGTAAGGCAAGAAATCATTGATGAAATACTGAATGAAACTGTCGAGAGTGGTGTCGACGTCTTTGTAGTTCAAAAGGTTTTTGGCATTGTAGACTACGCTGCTGCCGTTTGGAGTTGGCAGAACCTGCTGTTCAAGGAACTCGTAGTATGCTTGCAAGAACGCAACGAATGCTGGTGATCCTTCGCGTACAAACTCAGGGAACTGTGTTGAGATGAATGTGCTAACAATTGGTGCTATGACATTCGCGTCAAACGTGTTTTGGAATGGTGGAACCACTGTGCTCATTAGTAACTGTTCTCATCGTTCAAGCTGACGGTCACTGCGTTCACGTCAGTTGGATCAAGAGTCAAGATGATCTCGTTGTTGGAACCGAAGGTCAAATTCTGTGGTGGAACGAAGAAGCTGATCACGCCCAACTGATCGTTAACAGCGATTGGGGTGAAGTTGTTCAGAGTGATTACACCGTTAAGATAGTCGATCGTTCCTGCGTTTGGATTGATGATCGTTTTGTTGTTGTTCTGGTCGAAGTAGTAAGATCGTAGCACACCATACTGGCCTTGTAGGACAGCGGTGAATTCAGCACCGATACCACCGCCACCATTAGCAGTCACGGTTGCTGTAGTGTATTCAGAACCTGCATTGTCAATGGTTACAGAGTTGACAACACCATTCACAATCGTCGCGATAGCGTTTGCGCCTTGTCCATCACCTTCGATAATCAGTGCTGGAGCAGAAGTGTATCCAGAACCTGGAATCGTGATGAGAATATCATCCAAGCCAGAGTAGCTGTTTGGAGTTTCTTCGATGTATGTTGAACGCGCAGTTCCGCCGGCATCAAGGATGGTGAAGGTTGGAGATGTGTACAAGTGACGGTTTGCGGTTCCTGGCTGAATCTGACAACCAGTGTTCATGACATATGTCTGTGGTGCATTCAAAGCTGGAATCAACTTCTTCTGCAAGAACACATTGACGGTAGATGACAGGACTGAATTTTCAGAATCATCGACAGCACGTAACAAACGAGACTGACGGAATTCGCTGTTGAACGTGTTGAAGTTCAGAGCCGCATACTGCTGGACAGCATTGACAATGGTTGTAGTCAGCTGAGATGAAGTCAAAGTGGTTTGGGTTGAATCGTAGTCGACATCGAATGACAAGTAGAGATAGTTGTAGTCGGCGTTGACAAATTCTGGAGTGACAGTCAAAATGCTGATTGGGCTGATGACATCCTGAATCAAAGCCTGTTGCTGTTGAACGGTTACACCGAAACCATTCTTTGGCTTGGCACTGATGTAAACCTTTCCGTAGACTGGTGGGTTTAGAGTTTCACCACCCCATACGGTAACAGCATCAAAATACGGATAGTTCTTGTTGATCAAAGCGATGTAGTCATTTACGGTGACAGCACGGTTTTGAGCAATGTAACTCTTTGGTGCTGAGAACTTGATGGAAGCAACGTCTTCAATTGGTGTACCACCGAAACTTGACTGAACAGTTGTCACGCTAGAAACAGATCCGGAAAGCAACTGGCTCTGCAAGGCAAAACCTTCAAGACCATTGGCCGCATCTGCACTGGTTGTGATGTATGAGATTACAACGATGTTACCATCCTGAAGAGTAGCACCGATAACCCCATCACCAAAATAGATGTTGTAAGAAGCATTCGCACCTTCTTCAACGAAGTAGACGTTTGCGTTAGCATCGATTGTGGTCAAATCTGTAGCAAGCGTGTATGTTTGCTTGCTTGTGTTAGTCTGAGATGTCTGTACGATAACCTCGAATGACTGCGTGTCAACGTTTGCATCTGCAATGTTGAACGTAGATGTTGGATTCGTAGAGCTATCCATGATGAAAGTCTTGACGACTGGTGATCCTTCAAGAATTTCTACGTTGTTGAAATTGAATGTGTTTCCAGCCACTGAAACGGTTGTATCGTCAATCGTTACGAAATTGTATGAAGAGCCGTCGAGAGCAGAAGATGAGAACTGGCTGAAACGTGGAAGAGTCAAGATTGACGTGTTGTCACTGTTGGCCCTTGTGATAGCAACATTCACTGTTGCCTGTGAGGCGACTGCTGATCGTGGCGTGTAGCCCAATGCCTTAGCATGTGAAACAACGGTGCTACGAAGAACAGCTGTGTCAAGGAACATTTCATTAGCGACAAGATTAAGATAAATCGCGTTATAATGCGTATTATAGGCCAACAAATCAATCAAAACATTGAACGCACTTCCAGTGAAATCATAATCTTGAAACTGTTCTTGACTTTGTAGGAATGTAATGAGATTCTGCTTGATTGTGTCAAAGTCCAACGAAGTCAACATTAATTTAGATGTGTTAGCAGTGGTTCCCATTATTCTTTACTCTTACAATTATCGAAGTGGTATCTCTTCATCACTGGACCTTTCCCTTGTTTGTCACAGTGTGGACAGCTTACCAAAGGATGTGGATGGTAATTTCCTCTGTTGCCTACACCATACTGATTTCCTTGATGGGATCGGCTAATCTTTTCATTTGCTTCCTTGGTTCTTGTCCAAGGACCTTTCTTGTTAACGTATGGTCGACCTTTCAATTTAGCAGACATCTTTGCTCGGTATTCAGGAGTCTTCACATATGACATATCTCGATTCTTAATTCCCTCACGCAAAGCTATCAGTCTTCCTTCTTCACCAGTAACTCGACCAGATAACATCTCCCAAGCCAATTCATCTTGCCATCTACCATGCTGCTCGAACAGCACACGATGAGCCTCAGCGTGTTGCTCTATAGTCAATTCCACAAGGTTAGATGGATCGTCGGATCCACCAGCATGCCTTGGGTTTATGTGATGTAAATGGTTCAACGAAGCCTCTCAAGGAACACTTGTATCTGAATTGGAGTTTGTATGCCACCAGCTACAGAAAACACGATTGTCACCTGGTATCCGTCCAATTGCGTGGATGCCTGTACGATGATGTTCAGGACTTCCGCGCGAGGTTCAAAGTTTTGAAGCACGTCACCGATTTCCTTGGACAACAAATTAGCTGTAACACCATCGACAAGTTCAAACAACAGCTTGCGAACGTTGCCACCGATTTCTGGGTGGAATGGTCGTTCGTAGTGATTCGTGGACACCAGGTTAACGATGGACTGAACCACGCTGTTAACACCAGTCACTTTCAGCAAATCACCAGTGATTGGGTGTGCTTGAAAATCAATGTCAAAATCTGAATAAGTGCGTGTTTGTAGAGGTGTTGATAAATTATTTGCCATTTAGCAGAACCTCCCATTGTTGTCTTTGTTACTATTTAGACCTTTTGTTCTACCGAAATTCCAACCAGTTGGTAGTTGGCCATTCTTTTTCATGGTTTTATCTGTTACACCATCAGTAATCCATCTGAATCCACCATGGTTATGATGAGCTGAACCACTCAATGGTTTTGGTGGATTGACATGAGTCCCAAGTTGTTTTCTTGTCTCGTATGCCTTTCTACCTGATTCTAATGTTGTCTTTGGTGGAATTTTCCCACCAACAGTCATGTTGTAGTTCCAAGGATGCTTTATGAATTCTTCCGTGACAATTTCAGCTTCCTTGGCATATGCCTCTTCAGCTGTTATGAAAGCTGTTATTCCATATTTCTTAACAGCTCTCTTTAGGTGTTTTCCGGAGCCAAAATATCCATCAAATTCGTATGGTTGTTCTTGTTCATGTACTCCGATGTACACTTTTCCTGTGGCAATATGAGTGGTGATGTAAACTATGTGGGGCATTTCGTATTTTATCAAGTTAGGAACAGAGCGCGCTCGTTGTTGCGACGAGTCGTAAGTCCTGGAAGCACCTCTCCGCCACCCTTGTTCCAAAGCAAGAATGCGTTGCCAGCCTTACACCACTGCTGCTGGTTGATGAACTTAAGAACGGAGCTCTTCTTCCAGTTGTTAGGACCGATGTTGTAGATCAGGCTCAAGCATGCGTCGATCATGTTCTGTGTCAATCCGACTGTTACAGTCTGTTGTAGGATTGGTAGGAACTCATTGTTCACTGCGTCGGTCAAGTATTCCTGTGCGGTTTCGCGACTGATCAATTCACCGAGCGTGACTGGCTTGCCAATAGCGACGGCTGTAGTTCCATAGCCGATTGTAAGAGGCTCACCACCCGTTGCTGGGTCTGGGTAAGCAGTGACCATATTAGGAGACACAACCTTTGCAAAGCCTTCTGCTGACTGTATAAGTGCCAGACCATTTTGCGTGATAGCGAACTGAGACTGATTCGTAATGAATGTCTTGGTAGACGCATCGTATGTGCAGTTGCTCGTATTGACGTTGGCCGTGTTGGCGTCTGGTGTGATAAGGTTGTTGTTCGCAACAGTGTTGTTAGCGCCAGGCACCAAGAACTGACGCTGAACGTATGCGACGCCAGTGACTGGGTCCAATTGAACCTCGGTGATGTCGAATGGAATTGGGACTTCTTCTGGTGGAGCCACGCCAGTGTTCTTCGTAAGCGCAGCCATGCCACCTGGGATACCAGCAGCTGCACCTGCCTGAGGTGAACCAGCACCACTGGCGGTTGGAGCACCCTGATTAACACTGATCAATTCAGCGATTTGAACGGCACCACTGATTCCAACGGTTGCACCCGTCAACGCTGCCTGACCTGACGCAAGCAAGTTTACATCAGAACCTTGCGCGTTGAAATCACCACCAGCATTCATATTCAAATCACCACCAGAGCCGATGGTTGTTACACCAGAAGAAACATCAATGCTGTTCTGGCCAGTCACGAACACTTGATCACCGATCAACGTCGCGTCTTCATCTGCTGACAAATTGACGCTCTTGGCTTGAACATTGAACGAGCCACCAACAGAGAAATCAACGTCACCAGCAACGTTGGCGGTCATCTTTCCACCACTCTCAAGGATTACGTCACCTTTGACCCTGATGTAAGCATCGGAGTCAACTGTGATAGCAACTCGGCCCATAACGTGGATGTTGTCATCACCCATGACGATCGTGTAACGACTTCGTGTGATCTTTTCAACTTTGGTTCCTGTGGGATACCATTCCATGAAAGATCCGCTTCTGTGAGCAATATGGATACGTTCTGATCCAGGGGTATCATCATACTCAATGACGTGCCCTGATTCTGTGACTGTAGCGTTGTCATATGGATACTCCGGATTGTATGCAGGGTACGGTTCGGACCATCGATAATTATTTGCTGAGACCACATTCTTATCTAGATTGTTCTTACGAGCGGCAATCACAGTGTTCGCAAGATTTTGGTATCTTGCGACACCAGAAACGGTTGGTTGGTTGAGCTCGTCTGCGTTTGGATGACGCAAAGACTCAAGGACTGCTGGATCAGCAGTGTTAGCTTCGTTGATGACTATGCCAGAGCCATCAGTGTTGTATACTCTGGAGACTGGAACCTTTGGCGCGAGCGCAATAACTGACTCTGGACGAAGATCATGGAAACCTGATCCAACGTTTGGTGGGTTGCTTTCGATACCTGGAAGCACGCCGATAACCAAAGGCATTTGCTTGGACCCATCTAGCCATACACCGAAAACAACTTCGGACTCTTTTGGTGTTGAGAAACTCTTGCCGTTCTCACCCTGGATTATCGGAGCCCACGGTAAGTCCGATGAAGGAATTTCAGCCAACGACGGATTATGTACGCCATAGATACGCACCTGTACGCGACCCAACTCTAGAGGGTCTTGACGTGATTCTACGACTCCAGTAAAGAAACCCTGGAAGTCTTCACCTGAGAACCACTTATTGATTGTTGCCATTATGATTTAACCACGGATTGCAAAGATGGAGAACTGCTTGCTGGTTGGTTGAACGCAGTTGACACGCTATCAGACAACAACTCAACGATCGTTGTACTGATGTCAAGAATGAACTTGTGATGAACGCTACTGACCAAATAGTAACCAGTTCGCACTGGGTCATTGGCTGTTGTCTTGTTCTGAATCTGCATGACTGGAACATTCAAACCGACAACCATTCCAGCCTTCAGCTGAATGTCACCCGGAATTGATCCAACAACCTTGAAGGTATTTAACTGACCCAAACGAGAGGCAGTTTGTGGCAACCACTTCTGAACATTTGCTGGGTTGAATGTTGGATCTGAATCCGCCGACAACGTGAATTTCAACATGTTGCCTTCGGTTTGGTATACAGACTGTCCAAGCCTGTTTTGCAGTTCATTGGATGGCAGATACTGATTCAGGATAGCATTGTTGGCCAATTGCTTGACGTTGAAATTGACGGCAGTGTATTTGCGGTTGACAATATCGAAAGTCGCAAGGGTAGATGAGAACGCACCTGACCTGATTGCCTTCAGCATGTCGAAATCCTGAGTAATGTTCAGGACAACGAACGTGTTACTGTTCTTGACCGGATCCTGTTCCAACGTAATGTTGTAGCTGTAAACCTGATAAACAGGTTGATTCAGCAATGACTCGTAAGACACAAAATTGTATCCGTCACGGTTTTCGAAGAACAAGAACAAATTCTTGTTGACTCCGTAGCCGCGAGGTGTCAACCATGAGATAGCTTCAAACGGAGCCATACGTGGAATGATCATGTCGAAGTTGCCAGATGTCTGTTCAACCTGATGAATCTTCTGAGAAGGAACTTTGAGTTTGTTTTTAAGAAGATCAGTAATCATCTGATCGATACGCAATCCTTTGTAAGACTTGCTGACCAGGTTTTGCGCTGACACCAGCAATTCTTCAGAACAAAAGTAAAGAGTGTAATTCTGCAATCCGTTAGAGCCAAGAGAGCGATCGCTGCACTTGTAGATTCGGAATGTCTTGATGATAGGGTTGTTCAGAGATGGCTTATCGATGTTGATTTGCAGGAATTCATTGCCGTGCAATTTCAGGTTTGAAATCAAGTCCAACGCATCACCCATAACCAAACTACCTGTCATCACTGCCGTGAAAATGTCTTCGTAGAGGTTCAATTCAACCATCAAACCTCGAATGTCTGTGACTACACCGTCGCTGGTTACAAGCTGAAGAGTGTTCAACTTGTAGTCGGACGATGCTATCAAACCAGTGGTATCAGATGCTGTATTTGCCATGACGAAGGTTTATTTTAAGAGCCTAGAAGTGACTGGAATTGCGCCTCAATCTGCGGAGCATATGCTGTGTCAATCAAGATGATCTCACGCTTTGCCTCGTTAATCGCCACCTGATTATCGTAGGCAGTGACTGCTGTCAAAGTCGTCACGGTTGTGACCAGCGCACCATCTGGAGTGATGACGCTGTTATTAGACACGATGACGACTGGATTGTCGATTGTTGGTAGCGTTCTTGGGACCAGCTGATTGGTTGCGAAATTGTAAGTGTATGGTTCTGGAGTTACCGTTGCGCTGTAAGTTTTGGTATTTGCCACACCATTGATCACCGTTGTAACGGTTTCAGTTTGTTGGTAGACAGCGATCTGAGATTGAGCGTTTGCTTCGCTTCCGTACGCAGCGATGATGTTGTTAGAGAACGCGTCGTTGTTCAAAACAAAATCAAAGTATGGGTCGATTGCCATGTTCGCAAAAATGACCATCCAGTGACGGAGCGGATCACCATAATACTTGAACGCGATACTCTCGATGGTATCTCCATCCTGCATAGCATATTTGTAATACACCAATGAGTTCTGCAGAACTGAACTGAGAACGTTGACACGCGTGAAGATGTTCGTGAGCGTGTAGAATTCCTGGTTGTCGGGATCGAACGTGTAGTAGAGCGTTGGGAATTGTTCGAAGTACAGCATTATGCTACTTTCCTATTGCGATTACCTTTCATAGCTAGTGATTGCTTTCGTTTTTGTTCTTCAGTTACGACTTTACCTTTGTTGGCTCGACTTTGCGTCAAACGAATTGCCTCTTCGTGACTTATCATTCTAGCCAACCCTTTCCAGGCAATCTCATCTTGCCACAATCCATGTTGTTCAAATAATACACGGTGCGCTTCTGCATGCTCTTCGACAGTAAATTCGATGAGATTAGATGGATCATCTGTTCCGCCCATGTGTTCAGGGATGATATGATGCATATGCTTAGTAGCCATATTTGTCAATTAACTCCCGAGTTATTACAGCCATTTCCTGGAATGTCAACTGCACATCGATGCGCAATGGAGATCCGTCGTTGAATGTTGTCCAAGAACCAGCGCCAGCATAGTTCACGTTGATGTTCGTCAAAGCGCAAGTGGAAATACGAGCGATGCTCTGGTTCTCAGCCTGCATGAAGTAGAATGAGATGTCGAACTGCGCTGGTGGAATGAAGTAACGACCACCTGCTTCACTGCTGACTTCTGGAGCCGCAAATGACTTGAAAGTCTTGATGATGTTAGCGATTGCAACAGACTCTTGCTGGGATCGAGGAATGAAATGGAAGTCAAACTGGAACTGACGATTCTCGGTTTGCTTGAACAACATTTCAACGTGAGGGTTGACAGCTGCACCGATTGACTTCAATGTCAAATCAGTGAAACCTGGACCAACACCACCGGAAGCTGACAACAGATCCGCGCCAAGTTCACCAGACTGCGCTGCGTTGAAGCTCTTGTTTGGGTTATGCGTGAAAAGGTTGTTGCTCAGAGTAGATGCCAAATCCTTTGCGATCTTTTTGTCATCATCGAAGCTGCCGCCGATTTGCGCATACTTACCGATGTTTCCGCCGGCATCCGTTGCGCTTACTCCACCCCATGTATGCGTGTACTGTGTAGCAATCGTATCAGGCATGTAGATGGCGATGGACTGTTTGATTCGTACAAGCTTCGGCTTGAGATTCAAGGTAGTCAACAGCGTGCCACCGAGCGCACCGCCAGCTGCTGCAACGGCTGCTGCCTTGCCTCCTGACTGGATTGCTGTTACACCGCTAGTCAAGAGAATAGCACCACCGAGATTTTGTCCAGTCGTAACTGGTGCGTAGACTCCACCCTGAGACTGAAGCGTGTTGTAATTCTGAACAGACGCGATGTTAGCATTTGCCACAGCCTGGTTGCTGTTCTTGAGATACTTGGATGACTCAGGAAGGTTAATGTTGAAGACTACATAATGAGGAACATCGTTTGTTCCAATGCCTTCAAGCGGATAACGAAGCTGCTGTAGAGAGTATGGATCCTTTGACAATGCGGCTGTTGGTCCCACACCTGTTTGCTGAGAACCATCGGTTGGTGGTGAGACTGCTGTTACTGAATAGGGATTCTGTGGCATGGATACATACAGGATAGTGTAATAGGGAATATTTAGTCCATGTCTGAAGCCTTACATTCATTGTTCGTATCACCCAAGAATCCTTGTAATTTTGACCATGTATTGAAACGTGGGCAATATCAGAACATAAAGAAATTAGATGTCGACACTCTCGAATTGGCTGGATTGATTTCAACAGAATTGAAAACAACCACTTCGTTGGCCTTAACAGTTATTCGTAACAACCGATGCCAACGATGTTTGACTTGTAACAAATTGTTCGTTGATATAACAAAGTCGACATGTAGCAATCGATGCAGCGTAATCAAACAACGAAAAGAATTGAAAGCTGATCCAATAAGGCTAAAGATCTTTAGCAACAATCTTCATGAAATCGTGACAAATCATTGGGCATCGTTAGATGATGAACAATTCAAGAAAAGAGCAAAGATGGGTGGATATGTGAAAACATTAAAAGGATTCTACGAACCAAAAAATCCAAGCAAGTATCGCGGTGATGTTAAATCTATCGTGTATAGAAGCAGTTGGGAGCGTCGCTTCATGGTTGTTTGTGATGAAACACCTGAAATCGTTGGCTGGTCATCTGAAGAACTCATCATTCCATATCGCGATCCATCAAAAGATAACACGATTCATCGCTACTTCCCCGACTTCGTCATTCATGTAAAGCAACCAAACGGCATCGAGAAACGAGTCGTCGAGATCAAGCCATACAAAGAAACCCAGATGCCTGTAAAGAAGAAGCGAGTCACCAAGGCATACATGGAGTCAGTCTACACCTATGTAAGGAACCAAGCCAAGTGGGAGGCTGCGCGAGCTTACTGCGCGTCTCAGGGAATGAAGTTCGTGGTGCTAACCGAAAATGAGTTGTTTCCAAAACCGCGATAAATAGTGGATGGCAACCTCTAAGAAGAAACCCTCCGTCAATAATGCTCGCGAATCAGTTCGTTGGTACACGCGCATTATCAAGAACCTGAATATGAAAGAGATCCGCAAGGAAGGCATTGGTGATGTCGTCAGCGGTCCTCATATGGGTAAGATGTGCTGTTTCTATTACGACCCGAAACTGAAGCGTGAACTTCCTTACTACGATCGTTTCCCATTGGTCATCCCTCTTGATCCAAAGCCTGATGGTTTCCTTGGATTGAACCTGCATTATCTTCCACCGGCTGCACGTCAAGTATTGTTTGAACAGCTGTTCGCAGTTCGTGCTCGTAGGGACTTGACCCAAGAGAACCAAATTCTTATGACGTATGCTGTGCTTAAGCATACCACCAAATTCCCAGGCTGGAAGGATTGCATCAAGCGATACCTTGCCAACCACTATCGTTCCAAGATTATCGAGATCGACCCAATGTCATGGAAACTTTGCGTCGCTCTACCAACAAGTCAATTCCAGAAAGGTTCACCATACTAATCATGGCATTCCTGTTCAAAGCCTTCGGCGCAAATATCGACCTTGAAAACAACGGGAATGCTTCTATTAAGATTCCTGGGTTGCCAGGCATCACCTTGTTGAGTGGCAATGGTCCAAGTGTAAACAAGTCATTCAGTATCAACAACTTCACGCAAAATCTTAACAGACACAACGAAACAGCACGTACAGACAAGTTTGACGTGTCCATGATTCCTCCAGCGTCTGTTGCCTCTTACATCGGTATGTCACCAGCTGATATGATGAAAGGATTGTCACTTCAGTGCGAAGTGTCTGAATTGCCTTCTCGTGATATTCAGATGACCGAGTACATGACCCACGCATTCATCCGTCGTGTTCCTCATCAGAACCAATATGGCACAGCGAACTTCACGTTCATCTGCACTGGTGACTTGTGGGAAAAGAGAATGTTCGATGCTTGGTTGGATTTGATGGTTCCGGTTCAGACTGGTCTTGTCAACTATCCGGTCGACGCTAACGGACAGCGCATGTACGAAACCGACATCATCTGTAACCAGTATGATTCCATGGGCACGTTGATTTACGCAGCAACATTGATAGACGCTGTACCAACCAACATGGGCCCATTGAACCAGTCCTGGGACAATGATTCCATCCACCGTCTAAGCATGACTTTCATGTTCCGTAAGTGGACAACGATCGACACGTCATTCGCTACATCTACAACGTTTGCTGGTTCAAACCCAGGCATCCTACCTTCAGCTGTCAGCGGTATCGTAAGCACGGTTGCTCAGGCTGCTACACAGGTGCAGGATGCTCGTGCTATCATTTCTGGCGGAGTGCCAATTAACAGTGCGTTGAATGCTATCAAGAACAACATATAAGCAAGGTGAATAATTATGAAACTGCCTCAAATCTCACTTCCCACTTACGAAGTGAAGCTCCTATCTAAGAAGGATCCAGTAAAGATCCGTCCGTTCACGGTTCGTGAAGAGAAGCTCATGCTCATGGCTGTCGAAGCCAAGGATCTAGAGTCAACGGTTAATGCTCTCAAGCAAATCATCAGCAACTGCGTGATCGGTGAGTTTGACGTTGAAGAAATGCCAATGATCGACATGGAAATCATGTTCCTCAACCTTCGAGCTCGTTCTGTTGGTGAAATCGGCACCCAATTCTACAAGTGCAAAAACGAAGTAACAATCAATCCTCCACCAAACCCAGACAAGACAACCACGAAAGAGTGCGGCATGTTGTTGGAAATTCCAATCAACTTCCTTGAAGTGCCTATCGTAAACAAGGACACAGAGACGAACATCAAGTTCACGGATGAGATCGGCGTCAAACTCAAGTTCCCATCCTTCTCTCTGATCCGCAAGCTTACCAAGGCCAACCCAGAAAAGGATGACATGGAATTGATCATTGCGACTAACTGCCTCGATATGATCTATGACAAGGATACAGTCTACCATGCAAAGGATTGTACGCAAGTCGAACTGGAAGAATTCATCCTTGGTCTTCGAACAGAAGACTATGACAAGATCAAGGAATTCTGCAACAAGGTCCCAAAGACCCAACTGATCTCCAAGAAGCAGTGTAAGAAGTGTGGATATGAACACACCTTCACGCTGGAGGGTATCGAAGATTTTTTCGTGTAGGATTTTGTCATGATTCGCTAGAGGCTCAGTTTCGACTGAACCATAGCTTGCTGTATCATCAGAAAATTGATTTCCGAATGTTTGATGATATGATTCCTTGGGAGCGTGATGTTCATATCGCTATGATCATCAAGAACGTCGAAGAGGACAATGAGAAAGAGAAGCTGAAGCAACAAGAACGAAGAGCGCGTAGGGCAGCTGGTAGACGATAATGGCAATTAAAAAACCAACAGTAATGACACAACAATCTGGACCTTCTAATCCAGACGCGAAGTTGACAACACCATCTGGTATGTCAATCAACGAAATCGCATTGCTGTTGAAAAGTCAGGACCCAACCATCAAGTTTTCTGACGCCAAGAAGAAAGCGCAAGAACTCAAGGATGCTGAAAGCACTGCCAAGTATGGACGAGGTTGTGAGCTCGGTAACAAAATCATCGGCGGTGTAATCGGTAAGAAGCTGGCAGCCAAAGTCACCAAAGCATTCACACCGAAAGACAAGATCAAAGAAGCCAAGTCAACGTTGAAGGATTTCAGCGAAAAGCAAATGGCTGAGCAGATGAAACCACAGCTTGAGATGCAGAAAATCAAAGTGGATCTTCAAACCATCCTTGGTAAGCTTGACACTCTCAGCAGCGAAATCAAAGAACTCAAGACCAGTTCCGAGAAGGTTGCTGCCGCACCTGTAACAGCACCAACAGCCAGCCCAGCATACGCAGCCAAGGTTGTGCCAATGAAGGCTGAAAAGAGCGATGACGAACTTGACCTTGAGAAGATCATCAAGAAACAGTTCCCTGACTTCAAGAAGGCTGATATTGACAAGTTGGTTGCGTCAACCAAGCATCTCGAGACGTTGGAAGCCAAGGCATTGGCTGTTCTTCAGGCTCGTGGTCGTGCTGAAAAGATTCCTAAACCTCAAGTCGCGCCGCAGGTAGCCAAAGTCCAGGCTGATATGAAGCAGGAGAATGAGGATCGTCGAACTGCTGAAATGAAAAAGCAGAACGAACAGAACAAAACGACTGAGAAGCCAACGGTTGAACAGGTCAAGCCTGCACCAGCTACTCCGCCACCTCCTCCAAAGGTTGAAGAAGTTAAGCCACCAACACCGGCTGTTGCTGCTAAGTCAGCTGACACGGATGAAGATCAGAAAGAAGCTCGTGAGATCCTCAACGCTCAGAAAGAAGAGAAGGCTCGCAAGGAGCAAGAGAAGCGTGAAGAGGCTATCGAAAAGACTCTGGAAGATATCAAGAAAAAGCTGGCCGACAACGGTATCGCTGACTTGATTGCTATGGCTTTGGGTGCTTTGGGATCCAAGCTGTTCAAGCTGATTGGCAAAGGCATGTGGACATTGGTCAAACTGGCTGGTAAGGCTGCTTGGGAGTCAGTCAAGCTTGCTTGGAAGGGTGCTAAAGCATTGTTCAGCAGCCTCAAGAATCTCTTGAAGGGTGGAGAGAAAGCCGGAGCCAAGGCTGGTGAAAAGGCTGCTGAGAAAGCTGCCGTCAAGGGTGGTGAGAAGGCTCTCGAGAAAGCTGGTGAGAAAGTTGGTGCTGAAGAAGCAGCTAAACTCGGCGGCAAAACCTTGGCGAAGTCATTCCTGAAGAAGATTCCTTTGATTGGTGCGGTTGCTGGTTTGGCATTCGCTGCTTCCGATTTGCTTGAAGGCGACACGGTTGGTGCCGGTTTGGATGCCGCATCCGGACTTGTGTCTATCATCCCTGGCGTCGGTACAGCTGCATCCATTGCGTTGGACGCAACCAAGGCTGCACGTGACTTTGGTGTAATCGGTGACAAGGCTGGAACCATGTCGGCGAAGTCTGACAAGGCTGACGCTCTCGCGAAGGCTAATGAAGACAAGGATGAGATTCCAGACATGGACGATGATAGTGATGGTCCAAGTCAGCCTGTAGTTGTACACCAAGACAACCGCAAAACGATTGTAGCAGGCGGTGGTGATTCAGGCTCTACCATAATCAAGGTGCGCAACGATGAGCCTTCAGTCGCTGGCTTGACCGCATCCCTGTTTGACCATCCTGTGTCATACGGTGCCGTCTATCGTATGTAAATGAAGACCCTCACAAGGAGGGTCTCACTTGCCAGCGTTAGGTGGATTTTACTTTCCGCGCAGTTCGCAACCACCGTGTCGCATCCAATTGCAAGGCCAGCTGGCGCTCCCGGATACGATTACTCGTCGTCGTCGGCAAGACCATTGAACATGTTCAACATCTTGTCGTCATCGTCCTCATCACCACCGGCAGCGACTGGAGTCTCTTCCCAAGGAGGAGTCTGCTCAGCCTCGACTGGCTTTGCCTTCACCGGACCAGAGTTGACTGGCTTGCTGCCGTCCAACCCGATGACCTTGTGGAACTTCGCTTCCAACTCTTCATAGCTCTTGAACTGGTCAGGAGCCTTCAGAGCCTTCAACGAATAGGCTGAACGCCAGATCTTTTCGATCTTCTCATCGCTGTCCGCAATCGGCGTTCCCTTCGCTGGGTTTTCAGCCGTCGCCAAACCTTCGAAAGAAGAGGTATCGTAGTTGCGATATCCCTCGACCTTACGAATACGAAGACGGAAGTTGTGTCCCTTCCAGAAATCGAACACTGGAACCTTCACCAGCGTGATATCTTCCAAAGCTGCTGCCTTGATTTCTTCTTCGGTTGGCTTGATGCAAACACGAATCTTGTCGAAAATCTTCTTGCCATAACTGTACAGGAAGATCTTGCCTTCGTTGTCTGGATTGCCTGGGTCCTTAATAACCAGAATGTTTGACGTGTAACTCAAACGACGCTTCTGCTTACGAACAATCTTCTTGTTCTCTTCGACGCCAGTCTTCCAAAGCTTGCTGTTGTACTCAGCGACTGGGTCCTTCAAACCCAAAGTCGTCAAGCTGTTTTCGATGTACCAGCCGCCAGGACCTTCAAATCCATGGCTGAAAAGCTGTACCCATGGTAGACCATCTTCACCGTCTACTTCTGGGGTGTCCAAGAAACGAATGACTGCAGAACCGTTGCCAGCCTTATCGACAGTTGGCTTCCAGTATCGGTCATCGCCCTTGTTTTGTTTGTTGGTTTGCTCGAGAGCTTTGGTTAGCTTGTCGAGGGAAGAGTTCTTCTTCAATGCTGCGAAACTTGACATGTATTTCTCCGTGTAAGTGTATGATTTTGTTAGTGTATTGCAGTTTTGTCCACTTAGCGCATAATGTATTCTATTTAGAAAATTCCCTGCGAGAATCCGACCAAACCGGCAACAATTTTACCGTGTAATTGAGTTCTTTCGCTACCACTGTTCGGCGCTGTGAACGACGAAAAATAGCACGAGAACGCTCAAGATTTCGCTCTCTCCAACGACGCTGACGTTCTGCCAGCACCAATCGGTACTCAGGATTCTCCCGCAGCTTCTTCGTGAGCCATTCTTTTCTCTTGATGGCTGCTGGAGATGGCGGACGAACCTCACCTATGCGAGGTCGTCCACGTTGATACCCTGTGTTCCAGATCTGGAGTTTCTTACTCATCGCTCTCACTTCCTGTGAATCCAAACGTTCCACCACTCTGGTCCGAAGAGACCTTTGAGGTGTTCATCTTCTGCATGCGCTTCAGCGTGCTCTCGAGGCTGTTTCCCAAGCACTCGACAGAGATAATGATCTCACGGATATGTGCGATAGACATACCACGCGAACCTTCGACCCAAGCCTGCAGTTCTTCACCGATCACCAGCTGCGGGTCGACCAAGCCAACCTTCTCAGCCAAGCCACGAGGCTGAGACGCCAAACGAGGCACCTTCGCAGCGATGTACTGGGCGCGAGCCGCATCGGTTGGCATACCGATCTTGATGATTTCGTCAAACCGCGAAGGGCGATTCACGAGACGCTTATCCAGACGCTCCGGATAGTTGGTAGTGGCAACGAAAACCACGTTGTCGATCTGCAACTCGCCGTCAAGCAACGCGAGCATCTGGGATTCACCCTTACGCTCAACGATGGCATCGATATCTTCGATCATGACAACGACCGGACGCTTCGGCTCGATCAAACGCAGCACGCGCAAGCCTTCCGCTGTGAACGCTGGGTCGGTCAAGTAGACCGAGATGCCACCTTGGTCAACGATCTGTTGACTGAGCTGTTGGCACAGGACCGTCTTACCAGAACCTGGAGGACCCCACAGCATGATACCACGCTTCCACAGAAAGCCATGCTCGCGGAACTTGGGCTCGCAGGTCCAGAAGTGTCCGATGGACGCCAGAACCTTCTCAGCCTTGGAATCGGGAAGAACCATCAGCTTGTCCAGGTTGATTTCTTTCTTCGTGAAGAAAATACCCTTGATGTCACTGTAGTTCACAATGTACTGCCCAGGAGGCAGTGACTTCTCGGTGGTCGAACATGGAATGTAGGAATCGCCACCACTCACAGCCCACATTTGAGAGCCGTCGTACAACGAATTGAATTTCTTCTCTTCTTCGTCGTCAACAGCTTCGGGTCGTGCTTTCAAGGAATTAGGCATTGTAAGTTCTCCGGTATGAATTGCTTGAAGGAATCATCTACTGGTTCATGTTGAAAATAAAATGGAAGGAACTTGATCAGCTTCTTGTATTTCTGATCCCAGAGAAAGTTCCCGGTCAAATTCGTATTTATTACATCAATGATATTTGTAAATCGGTCGAGGATAAACAGTGATGCGTAATGTAAATCGCCTTGGTTCAGTTTCTCGAAGATCTTTGGTTCTTCAAATGTCCGGATCTTCACCATGTCGAGCCTGAAATTCAATTCGCGCTGCTTGCCGTAGTTGCGCCACTCGTATGGCCACTGGCCAGCTTCTGTTTCATACGTCTTGGAGTTGACCCACTTCTCTTGTCTGTAAAACAACCAAGATGTGAGATATGCGAACTCATTAGGATTCCACGAAGCATATTCACGGGCAAGCTTGTGATAGGAATACTTATCACGTCGCCTATCAAACGCTTCCTCAGTGTAGCTAGTTCCTCCGGAGTACTTTTGGAAGTCATACGAAGTCGTGTAGTGAAGGAAGACGGCATGATAAATTTGGAAGATTGCAAACGGTTTCATTTCTGTGGTGATCATACTGGCAGAGTGGACTCTTTGGTTAGATAGCGAAGTTCGCGTGCTTCAAATTCAATCTTCGCTTTCAATGTTGGGGCAATCAATGTTCCAGCAATTTCAACTTCGAGTCCAGTCCTGGAACAATGCTCTGTGATTGCTTCGATATGACTGATGCCCATGGCGATAGCCATTTCTTCTATGAGCAATGAAAAACTGTTTTTTTCTTCCTTAGTTGGCATGGCGTATACTCTTACAATTATTAAAGTGGTATCGGGTCATATTACTCGACACACCAAACGCACTGCAGTGCGGACAGGTCGTAATCTTTCTTACTACTGGCATTCCTGTTCTTGTACATGACATCTTTCGTTTTGTTTCTTCAGACATTGGACCACGAGGACGCTCTAAGCATGGTTCAGTGAATACAAGGTGACGTTGCCTTTCATCTTTGCTCAGCTTCATGTATTCTTCAATTTGAATCATGATCCAAATACGTTATTGAGTTGATTGTTTACACGAATGAATTTCGGCTCAATAGCCAAATCTGTGAGTTTACTGACACCCTGATACGCACATGAAGAACGCAAGCCACCCAGTATTTCGTAGATGGTGTTTCGTACAGGACCACGGTATGGAACCAGCACTTCTTTGCCTTCGCTGGCTCGATACTCTGCGACTCCACCGTTGTGTTTCTCTTGAGCGATCTTTGATGCCATGCCGTAGAACTTTCGATACTCTGGTCCGCCAAGCTTCATGGATGTACCAGCGACCTCGCCACCACCCTCATCATGGCCTGCAAGCATACCACCAAGCATCACATAGTCAGCTCCGGCAGCAAATGCTTTTGCTACGTCACCAGGAGTCGTACAGCCTCCGTCAGCAACTATCTTCGGAGAGCGTAAACCTTTGGGGTTGCGGGTGCCGTAGTGCCCGAAGAGTTTGGCTGCGCTGACGCATTCCAACACTGCGCTGAACTGTGGATAACCAACACCAGTTAGTTTGCGCGTTGTGCAGACTGAACCAGGACCGATTCCAACCTTGACAATATCCGCTCCAGCGTTGGCCAGGTGAAACACGCCATCTTCAGTGACAACGTTCCCAGCCATAACCCAAACACCATGCTTCTTGACTTCGCTTATGAAGTCAGCTGCTTGCTTGGTGTAACCATTTGCTACATCAACACAAAACATTGGAAGGTTGCCTTCGTAGGCAGTTATGAACTTAAGGAACTTTGCGTAATCTGCATCGTTGGCACCCATCGAGTAGATGGCGTGAGAATTCATCATCGGCAAACTGAAGAAGTCGAGCAACTGTTCGAGGGTGTAATGCTTGTGCACGGCTGTCAGCATTCCAAGCTTCGCGAGCTCAATAGCCATCTCGAAGGTCCCGACTCCATCCATGTTAGCTGCGATAATTGGAAGGATGCCTTCCTGATTGCGTAGAATGACTTCGCCGCGTGAATTTGGACCTTCAGAATTACACTGGGGCAACATCATCACGTCCCCATAGTCCAACTTCACATCTTTTTCGATATGCATTGCATCGCTTCCCGAATCTCGGAATATTCCACTTCGCCAATCAATTCTACGTCGTTATCGGTCTCGATCCATAGCCTAGCACCGCAGGGAAGCGGATTGTCTGGGCTGTATACCATCTTGCTGGGACCGCTGAAGTGAACTTCGCGGCAGTATCGAGACTTACTTCCTTCCTGTACCCTGCACGGTGCTAGAGTCGTGCCGTGCTTCTTGTTGAACCGAATCAGATTGACGTTCACGTGGACCAGTCGTTTCATCTAGCTTGCCCCAAACTGAGTCTAAGAACTCAATTCTACTTCGTAAGCAAGATGAACAGGGTCTGCACTCGCAGTATGGAGCCGAAAGGCTCTTTGCCTTATGTTCTTTGTGCAGTTTCTTACACGGTTCCGAATGAATCGGACCATACGACGGCAGACCCTGCGCGCCGCATTCTGGACACTGGATCACGGTTCGCGATAAAAAGCGTGCTGGCCGATAGTAGCAACCAGATTCTCAGGCGTCGCCCAGTTGGGAGCCTTAATGTACACAGCGTGATACAGGAGCGCGTCAGCAACTTCATCACTCCGTTCATGCTTGTAGTAAACAGCTTTCGCCATGTCCATGATTCGGTGATACAAGGAAACTGCGGCGGCATGCCTGGGCTTACAGGTCCAGGAGAACATACAGACTATCTTGTTGCTTGCCTTAGCGACATGCCGTTCGTAAACAACTCCGCAGACTGTTTTCGGATAGTCTCGGTTGTAGACACGATTCATCGTGACGGTAGCAACCGCCAGCTTCCCATCGTCAGGCTCGAACGCTGCCTCGTTGTAGATGTTGTCAGCCAGACACTTGACTTCGTTCTGGATAAAATTGATCTTGGCTTGCCTGTCAGCCTTCTTCTTGGCTTCTTCGGCTTCCTTCTTCAGAACCTCGGCGCGCTGCGCATCGATCCGGTCCTCATACTGCTTGAGCGACTCAGTCAATGCGGCAATCGTTGCGCGATCCTCGGTCTCTACCTTTAGGAGCTGCGCCTGGAGATCGACATTCTTTTTATCAGTCTGCTCGGAGTTGACGAAGAACGCCAACGCGAGGACTGCGAAGATCCATGCCCAGTTGAAACGCTTCGGCTCACGTTCCAGGTCAAAAAGCTTGTCGGATTGTAATCCCATAAGTCACCTCGTTCATGATAAAGCGATAACCAACGCTCGTAATTATGGGTGAGACTAAGCTAGAACGAAAGTCATTCGTGCAGTTCTTCGTAGCGAATTCGCGCTATTATGTAAGCTTTCACCAGTGGTCCACGCACAATATCGTCGACACCCATCTGGATGAAGTCAAACTGAGGCACCTGTTCGAGAATCGCTTTGAACTTGACGAAACCTGTCGTATCGTTCTTTTTTACAGTCAAGTCGTTCTGATAGAAATCGCCGCAGAAAACTACTCGGCAGTTGTTGCCTATGCGGGTGATGATCGTGTTTAGTTCTTCGAACTTCATGTTCTGGAACTCATCGATAATTACGATACAATTCTGGAATGTGTTACCACGCAAAAACGAAGTCGTGACGAACTCTACGATCCCTTCTTCCTTCAGCTTGTCATACGCATCAGCGCGTCCAAACAACTCTGTGAAGATGGCTGCATATGGTGGCTCGTAGATTGCTGCCTTCTCTTCAGCAGAACCTGGAAGGAAGCCGACGTCTCTAGATGGAACGGCTGATCGGACGATCAGAATTTTCTTGTATGGTGATGTCACAGGAAGCATCTCCCTGAGACCAAGGAACAGACTCAGGAATGACTTACCAGTTCCTGGACAACCGTGCAAGAAGATGTATTTTCCATTGGCATATGACTCGAACAGCTTGTGTTGATTTGGTGTGAGCGGTTTGATCTCTTTTAGCGTAAGTCCCAACCTGCTGAATGCTGATTGCTGCCTTTGCTTCTTAGCCATTGAAAGTCTTCCTTTGTTGTTGCTGTGTTCACGTTAGTTCAATGTTCTTTTTGGAGACAAGTCATCTTCGGTGTATTGAGCCTTCGCATCGTCGCAGTCATCTTCGACTAATGAGAGCTCGTCAGCCTCGAATGCGTTTATGTCTTCATCATGACCATCATACAAACCGATGTACGCTTCTGGATCTTCTTCGCCAGTAACGGTGTTGATACCAGTGTACAAAACAGAGAATGGGTGGACCTTAGCTTGGCAGTCTTCACAAAGGAATTCTTCGATGAGGTTGTCGTATCCGTCATCGATAAGGATGCAGATACCTTCGTGGCCGGCATGAACGGCACACATTTTGGTTTTGTCGCGGGGATCAGGAATGAGAAGTGCTTTGGAACGGTTTTCCTGAGGCATCCATTCCAGTACTTGATTGAGAGCAGTGGTAAGGATAGTGACAACATCATCATGACTAAGGGAAGTCTTCTTGTCGTCGTCACTCACCATCGCTCTCCTGTTAGAAAAGAGTGGCAGCTTATGAGGAACCCGGAAAGCTGCCGAAACCTGGTGAGAAATTACGCTGCTAGGCGGAATTCCTCAGATGCATTTTCAGTTGCATTTATACTGTTTTGCTTCATTTAGATGGTCGAACCACCAAGACGATAGCTTGTCTGTTGCCTTTACTTTTATCTCTTCCCGTCGAAAACTATTTCGCCCCCGAAGGTCGCCTAGCAGGGCGATAGTGGTGGAGGCGTCGGTTTCGCAACCGAGTCCGCAAAGCATTATAGCAAAGGAATTACAACATTCTGTTCATTTTATTTAGAGATTCATATTCGGTTCTATAGAACTCTCTTCTTTCAATTTTATTTAGCCCCTCATCAAGATTTGTCAAAAGTCCACCATGAGCAACCAACCCAAATATGTCAATTAACTTTGATTCATAGGATAATGCGTCAAGTTCGGAAATGTCAGTTATAAGTTTTACAACTTTTACTTCTTCACCAAAAGCCTCAATTTTTAATTTTATTTTTCTATGGGTCTCATTTCTATTTAATTCGTAACATCTATTACCCATACCCTTTCCAATGTAAAATGGCATATGTGTCATACCAAGAGTTGCGCCAAATGTAGTTTGCCCAGCTCTACCAATAGCAATTTTTTTAGTTGTATCTAAATGAGCATAAACATAATATTCTTTATTCGGATCTAATTCCAAATTCGAATACACAGATTTTATATCTGTATCATAAATTTTTCTACAATTATCAATTATTTGTCTAACCTTTTCGTTTTTTGATGGTTTATTTGATATTTGGGCAAGTCGACCCTTGACCTTACCGTAGTGTTCAAGTAACTTGACTGGGTCATCCCAGTCAAGTATAAATGTCTTTTCGTTCATTTGAACCTCAACTTTTTGTATGAAAGAAGACGTTTTCTCTTGCCCGCAGGGATCGGAGCAGTTGCAAACGCTGTCATCACATTGCCAATGTCCGGTTCATAAAACGGATAGGTCGTAACACCAAGTTCCTTACAGTCATTGAGAGCTACAGCCATCTCACTTAAATCATGAACTCCTATCACTGCGAAGTAAAGCTCATCAAAGAATGATTGACTGAGAGCACCACTACGATGACCCATCTTCGCAGCAGCATGTGATGCCTGAACCAGCTGATACTCAGGTGAGATATCCTGGCGAACGAAAATGTAAATGTAATGGCGGTCAGTTGGTGCTGGCTCGTATGACTTATACAGTTCCTTGAGAACTTCATGGAAACGCTTGCGCTCTTCCTCTGTCTCGCAGAATGTTTCAGTCGCCCACTGGGCTTCTCTGAGTGCAACCGCAACGGTGTCATATGGCAAACGACCGTTGTCAAGTTTCTTCTTTCTGGTGATTGGACTGAATCCGGAACGGATGATTTGGTTGGCGACCTTTACTGCGTCGTCACCATACTCCATACCGATGCAGATAGCACGTTGAACAACATGCCATCGTTCGAGTTGCTTGGTCTTAGCCAAGTCTTTGAAAATTGCTCTAAAGTTCTTCATTGAAATTCTCCATCTATTGATACTGAATGATAATCGTCTCAAGCAGTAGCAACGAGGAGGACCTCGCGCATAACAAAAGTTCTACGTGTCAGGAACCTAGATTTCGAATTCTTGTTTCATAATTATGTCCTTGGTGGAATATCGCCCCAACCAGTGGATGCATTTCCACCTGGAAGGATAGCGACCCAGCCGTCTTTTTCGAACCAAGTCTTGACCATGTTAGCTCTTCTTGTGGAACAAGCCAGAAATCTTGTTTTCGGTTTCATGAAGAAGCGCAAGAGCGTCAGCTTCAAGCTTCTTAGCTTCGTCTTCGACCTTGTCTACAAAGCTCTCAGCAGTGTTTGCAGCGGTCTTCTCGTCAGCCTTTACGGTTGATACGACGGTGTTGGCTTCAGCCTTCACATCGGTTTCAACTTTCGGCCAGTCCTTTTCGAACAGGGAGAAAATTGCGCGACCTTCTTCATCGACCTTGCCAGTTGCCTTAGCAGCTGCTGGAAGCAAGTTGCCTTCGATTACAACGACGGCAGAACGATCGACCTTGTCAAGCTTTTGGATCAGTGTTACAAGACTCATATTTCTCTCCAGGAAGTGGCGCGCGAGGCGGGCATCGAACCCGCAACCTTCAGTTTTAGAGACTGCGCTCTAGCCAAGTTGAGCTACACGCGCATCGTTACTTCCTATTTAGCCTTGCGGACCCTTCGGTGGAAGCTGACGGTGAGGAGCACCATGCTGTTCCATCGCACAAACACCCATTCCTGCAACCTTCCGCATGATGTCCAGAGCCTTCGGCTTCGCAGTGTTGCTTGCTTCACGACTCAGGATATGCTTCGCTTCGTTGATGTAGTCTTCCATGTAAGTGAACCACTCTTCCAACGAATGCTTACCTTCCGTTTCGTATGCACGTTCGCTATCTAGCGCCGCATACACCTGGGCTCGGCTTGCTGTCATCACTGCGTTTCCACGCTTGCTGAATTGTGCTTCAGCCTGTGCCAACACTCCGGAATTGATCGAACCATAGTTCGAGAACCAGCTACCGACCACCAGTCCTTCATGACTGACTCGTACAGAAATCGTTCCGTTGTCGAGATTCTCTACCTTGACATCGGCACCAAGTCTGCCAACCTTTGCTGCGTCAAGCATGAAAGCCTTGACATCTGTATACTGTTTTGCGTTTGACATGTTACATTAACCCCAATCGTTGTTTCTCTTGTATCTCAGCTATCTTCGCCTGGATGTCAGCTTGACGTTTCCGCTCAGCAATCACATGCTCCAATTTCTGAAACGCTTGTTCCTGAACTATTGCGGCCAGCAACGTGCTTTGGTCAACCAACGCAGTATGCCAAACCCCAACTCCTCCACCGACCTCGTCCGAAATGTATTCTCGACAGCCTGTGGCTTCATCAACTTTCCAATAAAGAGTACAGCCATTGGGCAATCTTACTTCGCCTGTTGTGGGTGGCGGTGGAAAAGTATCACCCAATGGCTTGTACAAGTCTTCGATCATTCTATCGGATCCTTGCTGTTCCAAAACACATTTTCCTGAACGATCACACCTTCGTATCGACAATCAGCTCTATGTGATGCAATTTTCGTCCAAACGTACACATCACGTTTGAACGTGTCACCAATTGCTAGATCGCCGAATGTCTTCATTTCTTCTTTTCAGCCTTCTTTTTGGCTTCCTTCTCAGCGTTCAGTCGTTCCTGGAACGCAAGAGGGTCATCCATAAATTCCTGGAGACGCTGTTGGCCTTTGTATGACGGTTCAATGAACACGGCAGGCATTGGCGTTTCTTCAACAGCCATTATTATAACTGATTGCTGTGGCATTTCTCCAAATCTTTCCTGGTACATGCGAGAATAAATCGCAGTCTGTATCCAGTAAGTCGTAATCCATTCTTCCTGCTTCTCACGCGTGGACGTCTTCAAGTCAACCGTCGAAAAGATCCGATCATAGTCAGCCATGATATCAGGCGTGCCAGCAAGTTTCAGTTCATCGCTGTAGATAGCCTTTTCCATCATACGGATGTTGTTCAGTTTCTCGAGCTCCGGCTTGATCTTCAGGAATAGAGCCTTGTTGAACAAATCTTCATTGAGCATCTTACGATAGCCGAGCTCATCGTTCATCAGATACTTCTCAGTCATCTTGTGAACATACGAGCCACGATCTGTAGCATGACGCGACTGACTAGCAGCTTTTGCTTCACCAATGCGCTTCTTCCACTTGACGAGGAAGGACTTGTCCCAGTGTCGACCGATGTACGTTGTTACGGACTCATACCGAGCACCCTCGGGAGTCAAATAGTGACGTACACCGTCTTCCGCCGTGTGAACTGACATCACAGGCGGAGTTACAAAACAATGATTAAACATTAGAACAGTGGCTTCTTACAGGTTTCGATCAACGCGAGATGCGCAGGCTTGCCGATAATAGCAAGGATTTCTTTCTCAGACTTGTCGCGCAGAACCACGGTTCTTCCATCGTTGTACGTGATGAAAGCTTCGGTGACGATGCCACATTCAACAGTCACTCTGGCACTGACCACTTCAGGTGTCGATTCAGCGGCAAATGTTGCGGTGGCGAGCAGCGCTGCGGCTGCAATCAATAGCTTCTTCATGGTGCCTCCTAGCGGATCTTCATTCTCTGTGCACCACGACCAGTGTTTTTGATTCGGCGTGGTTGCACTTTGGTTGCTGACTGTTGCTTCAGCATGTCGATGGTGATCTGGGTCTTCTTCTGACCCTTGACCATTGCTCTTTGTCTGTTGAACTGTTTGACGTTTGGCATTAGCGTGCGAACTTCGTTTTCTTCATGTCACGAATCTTTTCAGCTGCCTTTCGGCCAGCCTTACGATGCTTGTCGACGACCTCGCGTGTGCGAATTTCCTTGATCGTCTTGTTCTTTCTGTAACGAGCCGCAAGAGGCGAAGAAGGATGAGCCTCGCCTATCTTAGCCAGCACTTCTTTGAACGTGTCTGGCTGGCGCGTCTCAACACCGCTGCCGAAGGTTTTGCCTTCGTAGGTCACAGCTGGCGCAGTGCCGATGTACCGTTCAAGCTGCGGATAGGCGGCAGCGAACTCATCGTACTCCGACATCTTAATGTTGACTTCGATGATGGTTCCAATCTCAAGAACGTTTCCATCCTTGTCCTTGAGATTACCGATGACCTTGAAATCGTACAGCATTATTCGTCTCTCCAGATCGCGGTTTTGATCAGTCCGATTTGGAAGAACTGATTGTATTCCGCTTGTTGTTGTGGGTTGAGGCGATCCAGATACCAATTGTCACACAGGAACTGGTATGCCTCAACCTTGTCTTCGACTTTTGCTCCGGAGTTGATTTCAACAACTCGGAGAGCCGTTTCGAGAAGAATCATGCTTATTCCTCGTAGCGAGTGCTTCCGCCACCGAAACCGCTGAGCGAAGAAATCGTGTCAGCCAGTTCGCGCTCAGAAACGACGTCAGTCTTGGCTACGTCCAAGTCGTCGGCGATCGTAGAAATTGCGGCGACGACATCCTTCTTCTTTTCAGTCTTAGGAGTAGAACTCTTCGATCCCTTGCGAAATTCCGGGACGGTGATCTCGGACGCATTCACCAGCTTGTACGCGGTGACATTATTGCCGTCCTTGACCGACTCGAACTTGGCTTTGAACTTCTTGGTCAACTTGTGAATGTACACAGCGACCGAGGAAGTGCTAATATTCATCGCCGAAGCGATAGTGCCGACTTCAACAGCCGTGCCACTCTTCAGCAACTGGAACAACCGAAAATGACGTGTTTGCTTAACCATAAATGTACCTCTGTTTCAATAATACCTGTTTCAAATTGCTATCGCTGACTTTTGTCGATGCAGAATCTCGATGGCTTTTGCGCGTCTGCATCGGTCAGACCATTCATATGGTTAGTCTGCACGAAATTCTCTTTCTGGTCTGGACGCATATCTGAGTCATCGTCAAGAATAACATAACTCTTAATCTCGTCACCGAGTAGATCCATCCAACGCTTGATCTCATCGCCGCGTATGGACGACATCTCGAAACCATCGACCATCTTACCTCGGGGAGTTTTGTCGATGACCTTGCTGGAAGCTAACTCGCCACCTGCAGTTTTGATGTAGCCACGAATCTCAGCCAAAGGATGCAGAATTCTCCAGGTGGAACTGATCACGATCTCGACGTCAGGGTGAGCGACCATGATCTTCTCGAGATGGGCGACTGCTTCTGGATCGAATTCGGCTTCATCGCGCCACATGAAAGTCTTACCTTCTTCTTTCAGCTTCTGACGCTTCATGTACCACTTGGTACTATTCAGCACGCCATCGATGTCGAGGAACAAAACCTTCATGGGTACTTCCTCCGAATGTACTCTGCGACTTCTTCCTTCCCCATTGGCAACTCATTTGGTTGGATCCATTCGGCGAAGTCGTCGACGATCTGCCAACCAGCCAGGAAGTATCTCATCGCGCATGCCCAGAGCATTCCGAGCAGCATGAACGGCACGAAAATGATGTACAGAACGATAGCCAGAAAGTTCTTCATGCGTCCACCTTTAGATTGTTGGCAAGCAACATCATGATGTCATAGGCGCAGTCATGTACTGGATCGTGCTTCTGAACGATGAACCGATTGAAGTTCGGGACATCACAGTATCCGCCTGAAGAGCCATCAACGATCAGGTCAACCGCTGTTCGAACGTCACGCCAGTTGGAGAAGGGAATGAGGATCTCCTGACCTGCGGAACGGCAAAGGCTGTCGAGCACGATACCATCGAGAGCACCACGTGCCCAGAACACGACGTCATCGTTCTTGCGTGTCTCTGGCTTCAGCTGGCAGTAAGTTCGCAGGGCATTCAGGCCATCCACAGCCGAAACATCTGTAGGATAGACAGTCAAAGACTTGTCCTTGATGATCTGAGGACGCTTGCGCCACCATTCCATCGTTTCGGCGTCAACATGACGCTTGTAGACTTTGATCTGCTCTTCGACCTTGAACTTCACGAACACTGCGCGCTCGAGAAGATCCTGATAGTTTGGCTTTTCGTCGAGTTTGAACTCGATGGCAGCAACCGAAAGAACAACAGCGTTGCTCTCGATAGATGCGCACTCGATATCGACCATGTATTGACGTGTCATTCTTCGTCCTTGCTGTGGTGTTGTCGGATCTCGAGTCGGTCCAAGTGACGCTTGATTTCATCCATCGGATACAGCCGATAGTCGCCATAACTAAAAGTCGGCGAGTCAACGCAGACATTGGCGATGCGACCCTCGACGCCAGACAGCTTCTCATGGATGTGACCATGGAGATGATACGCACCACGAGCCATCTTGTTCCATTCCTGGATGGGATAGTGGAACAGAATCCAGTTGCCACCGGGAACCGTCAGTTCCTTGTATTCCTGAATCGTCGTGAACTTGTTGCGCAGCTTCTCGTCCTGACGAATCTCGCGGTCATGGTTGCCGTAGATCAAGTGCTTTTTGCCTGGCAGCTGATCCATGATCCGTTTGGCTTTGTCAGCCTTGCAGAAAAACCCATCACCCAGGATGAAGACGTCATCTTCTGGAGTGACCTGTTCCTGCCACTTTTCAATCATCTTTCGGTCCATGACTTCGATGTTGGCATCGGGCCGAGTCGCAGGACAGAACCTGTGGATGTTGGTGTGGGAGAAATGATTGTCGGAAGTGAAGAAGATTTGACTCATAGGCTCATAATATAAAATGTACCACGCAAAATGTAAAGGCTATCTTAAACCTCTTCTATCGTGATCTTGTGTCCAGCCCAAACGTAGACATCGGTGCTTTCTCCAGGAAGGAGTGATGCCAATGCCACACTCTCGATGTTGTTTGCGTCAGCACGCTTGACAATCACATTATGGTTGTCAGATGCAGTGTTGCTGGATTCATTGATAATCTTAACCTTGGTGGTCATAGCGAGTTGATATCCTCATTTCTAGAACGCAAGTATACGTCAAACTCGCGCTTCAATTCTGGTTTGTGTGAAGCAAATTCAAGAACGCCAAAGCTGTTTTTGTGAAGATCAGTGTATGGATCAAACTGGTGCTTCAGGAACATATCCCAACGACCGACATACTGACGATCAGCCTTTCGACCATGCCAAAAGTGCTCGATGGTTCCTTGCATAAATCCAATTTCGTAATTGATAAACTTGACTGCACGATCTTTCCATGACTGGAGAGCGTGAAGGTAGTTAGGATGCGTTCCGCCTGGGTGAGAATACTCAACCTTGTTCACCATAGCCAACGCCATGTGATGATCGCCAGATCCCATTCCACCCAACTCGAACAACCCACCGATCTTGTCTAGCGCACTTCTACGATACGCCCAGGCATAACCAGTGTGAGGATATGTGTGAGGACCGCCATCGAACTTCCAGAACTTCTTTCCGTTTGGAACGACTGGGTGTCCATGAAGGAATTGCTTTGCGAATGAGCTATGGACATCCAAGTGCTCATCGTTTGGACCAAGATCATACGCAGTATCCCAAGGTTGGATGACTGGGTAAAGCTGAAGAGCATTCAACACGTCTTGAGCCCAGGTTGGCTTACGAAACGTCACATCCGCATCAGCGGTCATGATGTATTTTGCGTCATGTGGGAGACGTGAAATACCAATGTTCATCAGGTTTTCTTTGTTCCAAGCAAGTGTTTCAGCTTTTACACCGATGTGTGTTACACCAGGAGTTCCGGTACACTGGAATGGGCGATCACCGTTGACGCACTCGACTACAGTCAGATTGACACCCGCAGCGACCATGGCTGCTTCGAATGCTCTGTAGGTTGCGATACGACTTGCCCACAGAAGTGGGTTGTAGATGACTGTCACTACATGTAACAGTTTTGGGTCCATTAGACCACTGCCACTGAATGAAATCGTACCGGGCACAGATTTCTTGACGCTGCCAGTATCGTATGACATTATGAACTCCGAGGGATTATTTGCTTTCCTTCTATTTAGTTCATGTCAACGCGATGCTGTATTTACAGCATTATTTCTAAGAACGACGTTTCACCTACGAATGTTGGCACGAACCTCGCCAACCGTCCACTTCTTGTGGAACATACCATTACGCCAGACCACGGCAAGGTTGTCATGCTTGCTGAGAGCCGCCTGTCCAGCCTTGTCCAACTGGTCCTTGGCATGGAACGGTTCGATGTTACCGTCACCCAGAACCACGATGCGACCCTTGGCACTCTTCTTCACGCCACTGTCGGTCTTCGGATCCTTGAACAGCATATGCTCTTTCCCACCCACGACGGCTGCTGTAGCCTTCATTGCGAAACCATACGTGTCACGAGTGTTGTACTCGTAGAAGTATGAGCCGAGTCCCAACACCACGTTGGTGCTGGCGAATCCTTTCGCTTCCAATCGCTGGAAGATTTCCTGGGCTCGCTCGTAGGTGATGGAGTCACCGTAGATCGCACCGATATGGCTGTCGAGCACCTTGAAACCCTTCTCATTGACAGTTCCACCGAAGATGTCCCACAGAGCCTCGACAACACCCTTTTGGATCAAGGAGTCACGCAGTGGCAATTCGTTCAGGTCCGGACGCGTGTATCGATGGTCACCACAAAGGATGTCGACCGGATCTCCACTGTCTGGGCGGATGACAGTCTTACCGTCACGCGCAAGGATTTGGTCCTTCAGTCTGGGTAGGATGTGCCCGATGACGTGCCACAGGTCCCAGGTGTCGCTTACAATCGACACGATGCCTTGTGGGTACAGGCTGAGCAACCGCGAGTAAGTCTCTTCCTCATCGGTCTCACCACCAGCGCACATGACCGAATGCTCAGTCGCTGGAACAGACATGCCGAGTAGTGGCTCATTGCCACCATAGTAATACTTCTCGAGCAACTCGAGAGCCGGTAGAGTGTCGGTGCCGGTGAATGACAACAGGTGACCTGCTCCACTCATGGCCGCATCCTCAATGCCGCTCATGCCGCGGAATGAGAAGTCATGACCTTGCCAGTCGACAAAAGCCGGATCTCCAGTCACTCGGGCGAAGCGATCGAACATGGCACGCATACGATGAGCATGAGTCGCGCTGGTGCAACCTTTCCAGATCAGGTTGGAAAGCATGCTCTCGAAGTAGTTCGTGACCCAGGCGAAATCGCTATGGGTAGACTCGATGGTGAACATCGGAACACGAAGCGGAACACGCGTGCCTTCTGGCACAGCGCGGAACTCGAGAGGAACATAACCCAAATCATGCAGAGCAGCGATGTGGTCGACACCAATGCTGTTCGGGCCGAAGTAGCCGTTCAAACGCTTCTGATACTTCTCGAGCACAGTCTGCTTGTGAGCATCGAAGAATGTCTCATTGGCCAACTCGATGAAGTATGCCTGAAGAACATACTGCAGAATGAAGAACACGACGCTGTCAACACCCTGGATGCGCGAGTTGCGTGCGGTCCAGTTGGAATAGACGTTCTGTGTCTTGTTTGGATACTGTCGACGATGATCCAGCTTGTAGCCATCGGCCAGAGTGATGAAATCAAACTTGTGCATGATTTAGAAATCCTCGGTAATGATCTTGTTGATGATCTGGTAAAGCGGAATCACTTGCAACCGTGGGTCATGGTACGGATTGGCTGGCAAGTGAGCGAAACTGTCTGTCGTATAGATAGAACTGATCGTTTTGCTGATAGCATCTACACCTTTCGAGAAAATTCCGTGCGACACCCATAGCCATAGGTTGCTACTTCTGGCTGCGGGATCTTTCTCGAATTCCTGTGCCAAGAGATTAAAAGTCCCACCGCCATCACAAATATCGTCCACGATCAAATAGTTTCCTGGGCCAGGCAAAGCCGGCATGGAGAAACCAGTGAACTTTCCGGTGGCGAAGTCACGCTGTTTGTCGCACTGAATGACTTCCTTTATTGAACTCTTGGCCTCTGCGAAATTCCTTGCTCTTTCAACTGCACCATGATCAGGAGCGATCACGGTGAACTCTTTCTCAAAATTGAAACTCATGTCACTCGGCATGAAATTGTAGTCAACCAGACCCGAAGTCACTGGAGAGTGTGCATCGAATGTGTAAATCTGGTCAGCCACCTGGTCAAACAACTCCATCATGATGTTAGCCGTGATTGGAGTCTGACCATCGCTGCGATCCTGACGAGCAGCTGGAAAATATGGCACGAATAAAGAGGCGCGACCTTGTCGACGAACAGCATCGAGGACACAGATCGCAAGACCAATATCATTCCAGGTCCGTGGTTTCAGGAACAACAGTGCATTACCAAAGTCCTTTGGGATACGCGCATGCGGTTCACCGCCAGGGAAAAAGAAGGTCTCAATCCCAGTCGCCTTGTAGTTGTCACTGTCAATTACTGTCACGGAGCCTTTCATAATCTATCCTCAGTTACGTGCCAATATCTTACTATGGTTTCTTCGTAATAACCCGATCGATCAAACCATACTGCTGAGCCTCGAGACTGGTCATGAAATTGTCCCGATCGCTGTCCTTCTCAACCTGTTCCGCTGGCTTGCCGGTATGGCTGCCCAGAATTTCATTCAGGCGAACCTTGGTCTTCTCAACATCGCGAGCATGGATCAGGATGTCCGATGCCTGACCATAGAACCCAGCGCTCGGCTGGTGAATCATGATCTTGGAGTTGGGAAGAGCGAACCGTTTGCCCTTGGCACCTGCCGCAAGCAACACTGCACCCATGGACGCAGCAACGCCAAGGCAGATAGTTGAGATCGGCGACCTGATGAACTGCATCGTGTCGTAGATGGCCATCCCGGAACTCACAGAGCCACCTGGTGAGTTGATGTAGAGGCAAATATCCTTGTCGTCGTTCTCATTCTCGAGATACAACAACTGGGCGACGATGGAGTTGGCCACCATGTCATCGATGCCACCAGTCAGAAACACAACGCGCTCTTTCATCAGGCGCGAGTAAATGTCATAGCCACGTTCACCACGTGGACCAGACTCAACAACCATTGGGACAAGATTCATATTGCTTCCTCAGTAAGTGATGATTTGTATTGTACCTGACCAACAACCACTTGCGTTACAACAAGTGGTGCTGGCCTCGGGAGAACTGTGCAGGTGACGGTAAACTGAGCATGCGCTGTTTTGGCATGCGCGCAACCAATCAGAACGAGGCAGTTGATTGCGATGGAGCCGATGATGCAGAGAATCCACTTCATCGCGAAAAGATCTTCGGCTTGGTCATGAAGATGAGCAATATGACCCAGAAAGTGTCAAAGATCAATCCCCACCAGTTGTGCTTGAAGAAGTCGTCAGCCATGAAGCCGATACAAATCCCAATCAGGATCAGTTGGATATCTCTATGCATGCTGTTCATTGTCTGTTCTGCCATTCACACTCAACGCGGCACCAAGAACCCTGCCAGTCAGCGCGACGACCATACTTTCGGTGCAGGATCTTCATGTCATCGAGGTTGTCAGCGGTGATGTACGTCCAGATATCATGCCAGACGACTCCATATCATTGATTTGCCCTCTTCATGTTCTTCATGGCGGTGAAGTCCGCCAGCGCAGCCTCGGCTATCTTCTCATCAAACACCGGCAGGTCGTCGAACTTATCCTTGCCCCACGGGAGTCCGTAGTGTTCAGCGCAGTCAGGACCATAACCCATGGCCTTGGATTCCGGCGTCGACAACTGGCGGGAGCAGAAGCAGCACTTGCTGAGCAGCTTGCCGTGCTCTGCAGCCATCTTGGCCGGATCCTCGTTGAACTTGGTGAGGAGGGTCAGCAGTTCCTGCTTCACTTCGACACCACGCTTGATGACAGTCACCGAACTGTCGAGGTTGATTCGGCCCATATAGCCACGGTTGTCAGTCACGAGGCTCAACGCACCGGGATGCTTGGCGCGATCACTGGCGACGCTCATCTTGATCTCTTCGTTACCGAATTTGAGCAGCACCTTGGGAGCCTGGAGACCAGCCTTCTTAGCACGACCCATGAGCGCGAAGATTTTGTCAAAGACAACCTTGGTCACGGTAGTGGTGCTGGGGATGCCCAGCGTCTGCTGAAGAAGCTTGGTGACCCACTCGGCTTGCTTGGCAGACGGCGGATTCGCGTAAGCGATACGACGAGCGAACTGAGCATCACAAGCGGCAACCAGCTCACTTTCTACGAGAGACTGGAGTTGGATTTGTTCATCACTGTAAGCCATTTTCTATCCTCGTTTCTTACTAACCACGCACCCATTGTACCGGCGCATGTTACGAAAAGAAAGACCACTCGTAGAGTTCTTGACCGAACTGTTAACTGGTTATCGCTTTTTCACCCTCGCTCCGTTGCGCCATACATATTCAGGCTTTGAATCCTCTTTCTTGACCTGTGGCTCGTCAAATTCAGTCGCCATCTCGATGAAAATCTCTTCGTCTTTCATCGAACCTAGCTGCGCCATGGCGAGCGCTCTGTCCATCATGGATCGAATCTTGGCCGCCAGCTCCTTTGCCTTTTCTTCCAACATTACATGTCACTCCTGTCGCGGAAGCCCAAGTAGATGGGGAAACGCGGCGCATCCTTGTTTCCACCGTCGAAGAACTTGTACTTCACGATCTTACCAATCAGGTTCTTGCGGTCAGCCCACAGAGCCTTCCGGGTCGCGATGTCGAACCCAGAGCCGATATTGAACACGGCACCACCCTCGCAGTTCTTCACGATCAGCGCGCCGAGCATGTCCTGCGGGATCATGCCTTCTTTGTGTGACGAGCGCTCGGTATGGCCGAAAGCATCGGTGGTGGCCTGGTTGCCGTTTTTCAGCAACTCCTCGAAGCCAGTGATCTCAGCCTCGGCATCGCTGAAACGCTTCAGCTTGATCATCCCACCCTCGCTGGTCGTCGATCGACCATGCTTGTAGGCACCGTTGACCGAGCGGCAAATCAAACCCTCGAACCCTTGACCCAGGCATTGGCGCTCATAGGTGTCCAGTTCGTTCTGGGTCGAGATCATGGTCTGTTCGACCAACACGCCAGGATACGGAAGAGCACCGTCGCTCTGCAACTTGATGAGCGAAGCGACGCGCTGCTTGAAGCCAAGCGTCTTCTGGTTCAGGTTGTCGAAAATCCAGTACTGGAAGTCCGGCTCGCCGTCCTCGGACATGACCGCCGACATCGTCACGCGGTAGAAGTCCGGCGCTCCCGGATCACCAACACCCAACTCACCGTCGAAGCCATCGAACTTCCCAGTGCCAAGCAGCTTCTGCACATGGCGATTCGGAATCGGTTTCCAGTTGCGGCTCATCGCGATACCACCAACGACGATACAGCGGATTCCGTCCAGCTTCGGTGAAGCGATCAGCGGGAACTTGAAGGTATCCGGTGCCTTGGCGGCCAGCATCGGTTTGATTGCAGCAGGAAGGCTCATTTCATCTCCTTGGCTTCGCCACCATGGCGAGTTGCGTAATCTTTGGCGCGCTGCTCGGTAATGCCGAACATACGCTGGGACATGTGGGGTCCGATCCACTGCCAGTTTGTCGGAGCCGACTGCATCGAGGCGGCAATCTGGCGGAATCCATCAAGAGTCACTTCATTCATCACGAATCTCCTGTTACCTGAGACCAACTCTACGCGGACTCGGCGACTAAAGAAAGAGGCGCAGTTATCGTTTCAGGGATCGGCCAAATGTATGGCAAATCTGGCGACTCAGTCCAGCCGAATGTGGAGTAATGCTCGGGAAACTTCCGTAGAAGATTGCTACGATGAGATGCGTGGAAAGCCTCGTCACCGATCCAGCTTGGGAGCCGGTATTCGACCGGCAACGCGATGTTCTCGAAGATCGGCAGTTGGGTGTCCTTGTAGCCGCGACGAATCCACTCGCGACACATGACCATCCCATACTCACACAGTGCGCGAGAGTGGCCACGCCACATCTTTGCTGCAGGGTGCTGGGACCATCCGTTAGAAGTGCCGAGCGTCACGCGCAGCAGTTGCATGGTCTCGATGCGTTGCTTCCCAAGTCGCCGGTAGTCGAGACACTCGGCTGACTTTTGGAAGTCAGAATACGGAAGGAACGTCTGCATCTTCGCCGTCCGAACCATCCAGTTCATCCTCGAAGCGCACGTCGCACTTCTCACCCCAGATTTGGCCGAAGGCTCGCTTCAGCTGCTCTGTTATGACGGCGCGATCATTGGTGTCCATTTCGCTGACATCCATGTCAACCACCGCGTCCTGGCCAGGAATTCCGACCGACCAGTCACCTGTCGTTTGGACGTAGATTTTCATGAGCGATCCGCCGGAGTCAGGAACGCGTCGAGGATGTTACCACCGACAGGCTTCTCACCGAAGTACTGGGCGACCTGGTCGGCATTCATGCGAAACATCTTGCCGTTACCGTCTTTCACCGCGCACTTGGAGCGACCAGTGAAACCCTCGAAGGTGAAATTGCCGTGGCGAGGAGTGCTGAAGGTTTTGCCGAGATGAGCCTCGGTCAAACCGAACTTCCAACCGTTCCGCTTCAGATTGAAGAGAAGCTTCGGATCGACACCTCCAGTTTCGGCAGAGTCACCGAACTGCGCCGATAGCTTAAAGGTCGTCGGGTTGTAGCGGATAGAAGTCGGACTGAGCGTCAAACCGTGAGCCTTCGCTATAAGCTGAAGAGCCTCGGTGATGTCCTTGTGGATCGCTTTAACTTTCGCTTCGGTCAACATTTAGATCTCCAGTTTGAGTTGACGCTTCAGCTTGGCGCGCACGAGTTTGGTAATGGTACGCTTCAAACCCTTCTTGACCTTGGAGTGGGTATTGCCCTTCCGGGTCAGAGTGGTATTCAGCTTCTTGTGAGATATCTTGTCCATACCAGCAACTCTACGCGAAGTCGCCGACTAACGAAAGAGGAACAGTTATCGTTTCTACCAGGCAATCTGGAATGAATCGAGATTCAGGTCGGGAAGATTGGACTTGCCGTGGAAATGACGAACGACTTCTTCACGGTGTTCCTTGTGTACTCGATTCAGCATGTGGTCCTCGGATTTGAACCAGAACGAGTCTCCATTGTAAGTGGCCCAAACATCGATGCCATATCGATGGACGTATGGACAAAGTGACATTTCACCAATTGCTGCTTTACCGTTCTTCTCATTGATGAACACAACGATGTTGAATCTGAATCCGGACTGGAAAACTTTGATCTCACGTTTTTTGAGGACCGTAGCAATTCTCTTGGCATCCTCTAGACTCACATGACCCAAACCACCGGGACCATTATATGGTTGAACCATCAGCTGACCGTCCTTGGACACTGCCAAATATCTCGATAAATGATACCCTTCATCTGAGGGAACCCAGCGTTTGGTACAAAGTTGATTTTCAGCTTTGCCAACTTGCCAGCTGGAATACCATGAACAGATTCGAACTCGTTTGTGCAATGAACGATTTCAACCTGGAAACCCTCATGTTGTGCAGCCTCGACATAGTCTCGGATCGACGCCCAACGCGCCAGCACACCAATGAGCACGACAGAGTTGCCGTTTGATAGTTCGGTGTAGATGCCGTCTTCAACCTTCTGAATTGCTTTCAGCCAACGTTCCTCAGTCCAGATGTAAGTGCCATCCGGCTCGGTCATGAACATATCGGTCTCGAAATACTTGATCCCAAGGTCCGTGGCAAGCTCACTCCCATACGTGGTCTTGCCAGATCCTGGAAGTCCGCGCACGATGTAAAACACCTTGGGTTTTGGGAACAAGATTTTGGAAAGCCACTTGAACATTTACTTCACCTGGACGTTCATCGCTGACGTTTTGTTCTGGGTCACAAATCCGACATTGCCTTTGGTCACATGAATGACTGTGGCTGTCTTCCAATGAAGTTTGGTCACGTTGGAGCTGCTACCATTCAACGGAACTCCAAATACCAACTCAACTCGATCGTTCTTTTTGAGTCCCAGGCTTTCGTCAAGGTGAATCAAGCAGCCACCAATGCTGACGTTGACAACCTTACCGACCTGGCGTTTCTCACCAATTTTGCACAGGACAAAAATCCGTCCAACAGGTAGAAACCGTTGGTTGAGTCTTTTCTCTTCGCCCGAATAAGTCATGGAGCTCCCTTGCGGAATCGAACCGCATTCTCTCGTGTACGAAACGAGTACATCGCCAGCAATGCTTAGGGAGCGTTGCTCAATTGAACCTTCAATGTCAAAGGGTAGATCTTGTTGAGCTGAAGGCTGGTCTTTCGAGTGTAAGGAATCTTTACCCAATGATAGTCAGACTTCAACTGTTTTTCGATCGCTTCGTATTTAGCGCACTCATCGACATAGCGAGTTTGCTCAGCTGCGTTCTTGGCATCAGCATCCGGATCTCCAGGACCATGGGTCCGAGTGATATAATCCCAAATGCCAGTTTTGCTGTACCACTGACGCGTTGGATACTTGTGGCCCAACTTCTGCATCGTGTTGTAATCCCACTCTTTGCCAGTCACCTTGTGGACAAACACGCGGCGATACAGTTGCTGTTCAACGCAAACAGAAATTTCCTGCGGACGATCCTTGGTTGCTTCCCGGACAATACGATATCCGAGATAGATACCCTTCGCTGCGTATGCGCTGCCTGTACACTTGGTCACAGACAAGATCGGATCGCCTGGATTGATCACGTCACCATGATCATTGGTGAACGGATTTTTCAAAATCGGTTTTAGTTTCGCCACGTCATTCTCCTCTTACAAGTCAAAATCGGCACTATCCCTATAGCCAGGTTTCTGTCTGTGTTGAGCCTATCCCAACACTCATCCATCATTCGCCTCAGGCTTTCGCCTGGTCACCAATTGTGACTGCCGCAACCCGACCTCATAGGGTGAAGCTTCCCTCGGTCTGTTAGCGTTGCTGGCCACGTTGCTAGTGCTAACGACTTTCGTCTCCTAACAGCTTCGAGCCAGTCCTGAACTTCCTCTAGGGTTTCCGCCCCAGCGATGGATCGGGATAGTGAAACCTTAAACTTTCTTGGCCTTTTGAACTGCTTTCTTCGCAGCTTCAATTCTAGCGCGTTCTTTCTTAACCACCTTCTCCATCTCGAGTATCTTGGCCTTTGCTTGAAGCATGATCTCGATGGCCTTGTCGATCTTCTCGAGTTTCATCTCGGAGTCGGAGTCGTATTCTTCGAAGTCCCAAGTGATCACGCGATTGCAATCACCAAGACTCATGGTGAAGTCAACGTTGATGTAATCCTTGTCTGGCGAATCAGCCTTGCTGACATAGACGTGCGCTTTGTAGCGAATGAAGCTGCCGGTGTCGAGTGGATCGATAAAGTCTCCACCAGTGACACGGATCAGGTCATCGCGATTCTTTTTCTTCGGCATCTACTTCTCCATCTGGTAAAACTGCGTCCTTGGGAACTTCTTTCCAAAGACCATCATCTTTGACTTCCACTTTGATTTGTCGCATCTGGCGCGCAACATTGTCCTGGATCACTGCCTCGGTGCCGTTGCGTCGCATGATTTCCATCTTGTGCCACACCTTGAATTTATCAGTGTTGCACATACGTTCAAAGGCAGTGCTGCGGTTTTGGCGCTGTACTCTAGAGTCTTCTGCATACCCATGGGCACCACTGGCTCGGTGGGTACAGTGAACCGCTGAGTTCGTCTTATTCTTCTTCTGACCACCATTGCCGGTGCCGCGAGTGTAGGACCAATCGCAGTCGGCAGCGGTAACAGAGAAGAGTAACTCGCGAGCCATTATGGATTCAATCGATTCTGCATTAACTTGATGGCGTCAGCCGGTTGCGACGAAACAGCAATGTTATATCGTCCTTGTCAACTCGAAAGATTTTCTTGTTGACGAATGCACGATTTCCGTCGTAACCAGTCTCAACACGCTTGCGAACAACGTCAGGAGCCGTATTCCACCAATCCTTAAGCACTTTTCCAGTCGCTGCGTCCTCGAAGTGGATCTTCTTCTTGCGAACTTGCAAACGAACTGACGTGGTCTTGTTTGTAGTTGTGTTCACAAGAATGCCAAGGAACTTACCCTTGGTGATTTTAATGCCACTCTTGGCTGAAGTTACAGCAATCACTTCTTGACCAGGTTGAATGGTCTGATTGATTTCGTTGGTGTAAGCAACTGCGAGAAACTTGGGACGCTTGTAATTCCGCTTGCTCATAATGTATATCCTTGACGATATCTATCGAAGTAAACGTGGTTGTCCTTGACGATATCTTTGATGTCGGATGAGAGGAACAAGATTAGACATCCTTCCGGTTGGCTGGACGAGGCAACGGGACACCACGGCGAGTGATGTAGTCCTGAGCAAGTTTGTCCTGCTCAGCCTTGAGCAGTCTTTCGATCGTTCGCCGCTGGATGCACTTGTCGCACATACACTCTGGCTTGTGGATGTCTAATGCTTGACTCATTTCACGAACTCTCTTGATATACGCAGGAGGACAATTTAGAAACGCTAGATACAAGTCTAAATTGTTTCCTCGTAAAAGAAACGTCAAATTTCGACGTTCCATCATGACAAATGACATGTGCAATTTTAATCTGGCGGAGAGCAGAGGAATCGAACCCCAACCCATTACTGAGTCCCTTTCTTTAGCAAAGAAGCGTGAGCCCAGCCCACGTTACTCTCCAGATCTCTTTCTGTTGTCTTGATTGACTTTCTTAGTGATGTCAATGAAGTCAGGATACATTTTCTTGAACGTTTTGACAGCGTCATGAATGTTACCAGCATACCACTCGGAGTTCTTTCCAGTTCCTGAACCTTTGAATGGCAACCATGCGTTGTGCATAGCCTTCTCAACTTCCTTGTGGTCTTCCATTTCTGCGACCAAAAGAACTTCGGCTGTCATGCCCGGAAACACTTTGTAGCGGTTCAGGGATTTCTTCAATTCCAACAAGTCACGGCTGGTCTTATCGACTCTGCCGAGCTTAAAGAAGGTCTTCCGTCCTGGATGTTTGATGATGTAAATTGAACCACTGGTTTTCTTCATCATCGAACCTCTTTATTCTTAGCTCGACAGAGTCTCATTTAGACTCTAGTGCTTATTATACGCTGGATTCTTCCAGACTCGGCTGTTCTTAGGAATCGTTGCAAGCAAGTAGTCCATTTGATCAGCCAGCACTTTCCGGTTCTTCAACAGCAACTTCTCCTGAAGAGATGGTGCGTATGGAACGTAAAGAAGATGCATTCCTGCTTCCTCTGGAGTCCTGTCAGCCTTACCATGGTTGCATGACTTACATGCAGTTACCGTGTTTGTCCAGAAGTGCCTTCCACCACGAGACTTTGGGTGCACGTGGTCGATGGTCAAGTGGTGATCCTTGAACTGGATTCCACAGTAAGCGCAAAGATGTGCGTCACGAGCGTACAGAATGTCACGCTCTGCGTACACGGTTTCACGAGTGTAGAAATCGTTGCCGAATACAGGACCAGTAACCATGATGATGCTTGACACTGTGACGACAGAAACATCGCCGTCGCCGTTCTTTCCGCCTGTATAGGTCTTGATTGGGGAACCAAGATCACACACGACTTTGTCACGAGCGTAGTAGCAACATCCAGTTTCTATGTCAGTCCAGTCACGTGGGTTGCCAGATTTGTCAACAATCAATACATCGAGAGACATGGTAATCTCCTCTTTATCAACAACATAATGTATTTAGCACGAAACTGGAGTGGTCGACAGGATTCGAACCTGCATAGGACAGTTTTGCAGACTGCCGCGTGACCTTTCCGCCACGACCACGTTGACTCTTAGCGCGCCAGGATCAGATTTTGATTTGGCACATCAATCTTGCGCTTGCCAAACATACGTTCATGGTGAACGATAACCTGATCATCAGGCTTGGCAATGAATACGATCTTGTCCAGGAACAGAGGGACGGCACCGTCAACCAATGTTGCCCACGGAAGGAAACCTACACCGATTTTGACTTGACCTGTCTTAGGATCCGGTTCGCCTGGCTGCGGAACAATCATCACAGCTTCGTCAACCTCGACAATAGTCTCGCTGACATTCAGGACGCGGCAAAGAAGCTCTTCGCCAGAAACCAACTTCACAATCTTTACATCGTCACTCATGATATCCCCTTAAAATTTGAACCTGACCTGTAACGGCATTCGCTTGTCACAGTGAAGATGGACATTATGCTTATCATCGACCGCGCGTTCGCACAGGACAAAAACATTTTCTCTGGTGATTGCACAACCAGAGAAAATGAGCAGTATGACCAACAAAACTATGTTGCGCATACAATTATGATAACCTGGAATTGACGATGGGGAAATGGAGCGGATGATGGGACTCGAACCCACGACGTTTTCCTTGGCAAGGAAATGCAATTGCCGCTATGCGACATCCGCGAAAGGAGTGCCCGAAGTGGGATTCGAACCCACAGTAAGCGTCGTGCATCACCTTTTCGGTTGCATCGACCTATACAAAGATACATTAATGCTGACTCGGACATTCGCACAATGCGAACCCATGTTGCGTTTTGCCTGTTTCGCCATTCGGGCAGAGTGGTTGCGCGAAACATCTTTGTAAACCTGGTGCTCTCACTGAGAATCGAACTCAGATCCCGTCCTTACCAAAGACGTATCTTGACCATTGGACGATAAGAGCGAACTGGTGGTTCATGAAGGAATCGAACCTTCGTATTGCCATGTCAAAGCAACGTATTCCCGCTATACGAATGAACCAAAATCTTTAGTGAATTCCTAGCGCATGTAAATATGGCAGGAACTGTATTACCAACCAAACCACTAAAGCAGCAATGGCTACGCAGTTCAGGATATCCTTGAACGTTTGCTGGATTGGCGCTTTGTTTGCTAGATATAGCAAAATTCCAGCGAAGAAAATTACTGCAAGAATTGGTAGAATCGCGATCATAGTTTGTGTCTCAACATTATGTTTATCGAACAATTGGTACCTCAGATGGGAGTCGAACCCACAGAAACTCATTTTTGAGACGAGTATGTTTGCCAATTACATCACTGAGGCATAGGTCAATATGTATCCAAAGCTGGCGGGAAGCTGACGAATCGAACGCCAACCGTTTCCAGTCGATCTGCTTTCTAGACAGTCTTGAGCCCAGCCCAAATAACTTCCCAATATGGTGCCTCGTGCGAGATTCGAACTCGCAAAATTCTGGGTTTAAGTCAGACACGTTTGCCAATTACGTCAACAAGGCGAATCGATGGTACTCCATACAGGAATTGAACCTGCCCGTTGCAGCCAGTCCGGCCACTCTCGCGTGCTTATAAAACACACCCGCACGACCAGTGCTATGGAGCATATTATACTCTAAACTTGGCGGAAAGTACAGGAATCGAACCTGAACCCTTTAGAGTCAATCTGTTTAGCAAACAGTTGCAGACCCAGTCTACATTACTTTCCAAATTTGGCGGATGGTGAAGTATAAGGCAGTTGTTTTACCGCTAAACTATAGGACCAAAACTGGCGGAAGAATGACGAATCGAACGCCACCAGTTTCCCGGCAATCCGCTTTCAAGGCGGTTCCCATCCCAGATGAGTTATTCTTCCAAATTCTTTGTTCTGAAATTGCGCGTCCTGGTTCTAATCATGTGACAGTTAGAACAACGTATAACACATTTTTGCAATTTCGACTTTAATCTTTTTTAGGCTGGAATACATCATGGAGCCAACCGTCTTGACTTTGGTTGTTTCATTGACATGATCAAATTCTAGCGCATGTGCATTGGCTTTGTAACCGCAGTCAACGCATCCTTTCATTCGCTTGTACCGACCAATGATTGCTCTGGTACGTGCGGCTCTAATTTTACTTACGCTTGGATTGGTGCCCATGGGAGTATAGCTGGTGTTCCTAGAGGGAATCGAACCCTCGTCGAGATCTTGAGAGGATCTCATCCTGGCCGCTAGAAGATAGGAACATAACTGGGGCGATCGACGAGATTCGAACTCGCGCTGACTCTTTCACAGAGAGTGGTGCTTACCGCTACACTACGAACGCCATAAACTGGTTCCTCGAGATGGGGTCGAACCACCGTTAACGATTTCAGAGACCGTTGTCCTGCCATTAGACGATCGAGGAATAAACTGGAGCGCGCCAGAGTGTTTGGCTCTGTAAAGTCGCGAGCAGCGCGCATAAATGGTCGGAGTGGTGGGATTCGAACCCACGACCTCTCAGTTCCAAGCCGAGTCGTCTGGCCACTGACTTACACTCCGATAAACTTTGGTGCCCTCGATAGGAGTCGAACCTACACGTCTTTCGACACTGGCTTCTTAGACCAGCATGGCTGCCGTTACATCACAAGGGCAAATCTGGACCCGCCAATAGGATTCGAACCTACAACCATCCGCTTCGTAGGCGGAAGCTCTATCCAGTTGAGCTATGGCGAGAATATTGTGGTAATGCTAGCTTGTTTACCATAGATGGCACCCTCGATAGGAGTCGAACCTACGCGATCTTCGTTCGAAGCGAAGTCCCCGAATTCCCTCGGGTCGAAGGCATAATTGGTAGCGAGTGGCAGGATTCGAACCTGCGTTCTTCAGCTTATGAGACTGACGAGATGGCCTCTTCTCCACACCGCATAATCGTGATAGTGTTTGTGTTAGATTTTCGAGAAGTTGTCAAGCTTCTATCTTTCCCAGCACCTCTAGTTGTTCAGGTTCACTTGACTCCGCAGGATGGCCGTCCTGCCTCAACATCAAGGAGAGTCTTTCACTCTCAGCACCGTCGCCTTCTGACTTTATGTGTCTACCGACTGTGCAGCGATCCCAGGCTGTTTCCATATCTGACCTGGTACTTTCTACCCTTACTCTAAATGCCGTCTACTCAAATATTGCGTATGGACTTTCGCAACTGCCTTTCCGCCGAAGGACGCGTCTTATCAGCCACAAAAACCCAACACAAACACTACAAACAAACTGGTGGTGATACTGAGAATCGAACTCAGGTTAATGGCTTATGAGACCACTGTCTTTGCCGCTGGACGATATCACCGAAATTGGTCGAACTGGTTGGAGTCGAACCAACTCATCTGGGGTTTCAAGCCAGCGCTAAATCCACATCAGCTACAGTTCCAAAATCGCTGGTTTTGAAATTGTTCCAGCAAACAAGCATGTCAGGGTAGACTCGGACATTAACCCTTTTTCTTACGCATCTTTCCGGATTCAAAGTCCGGCGATAACGATCAGCATTCCCGCTCTCCACGAGCAGGCGCATGAGGACATGACATAATATGGTACTCGTGACAGGAGTTGAACCTGCAACATTCTGGTTCTAAGCCAGACGCGTCTGCCAATTGCGCCACACGAGCATAAGAGAAAAGAAGGACGCCGATGTCACGATTTGCGCGGACTAGGAGGTTATGAAGCTCCGTACTGCTAAAGACGACGTCCTCTGCTATAGTCAACCGGAGTTGCTGTAGCCTACCATCTCAGCCAAGGCACTTGTCAAAGCGATCAAATCATCAACATCAATCATACTTGTAATTTGGAACACCGAGTAGGCATCGAACCTACATTCTCCTAGTTCAAAGCCAGGCGTCCTACCAATTAGACGATCAGTGTATAATCTGGCGCAACCGACGGGATTCGAACCCGCACCGTCTCCCGTGACAGGGGAGAGACCTAGCCAGTTGGTCTACGGTTGCATAAATTTGGTGGGCCGCCAGGGATTCGAACCCTGAGTCTCGGTGCTTAAAAGGCAGGTGATTTTTCCAGTTAATCTAGCAGCCCAAATTTTGGTAGGTCTAGAAGGATTCGAACCCTCGTTTTCCGCTAATCAGGCAGACGTCCTTGCCTCTGGACGATAGACCCATAATCTTTACTTGGTGGACAACGCTGTAATCAGCGCCAACAAGTTTTCGTATCTTCTACCAGCGCTGTCAAGATAGTAGGTGACCATCTTGCCATTGACTTTCTGTCTGCAGCGCGTGATATTGTGACCATCGACAACGATTTGTTTCTTCTGCACAAATTCCATAATGGTCTCCGATTCTTTTTGGCTACAGTCTTTCTACTTGACAATGCTTGCATTTCATATGGTGGGTCCGCAGGGATTCGAACCCTGATCTCGCTGGTTAAGAGCCAGATATAATAGCCGTTATACGACGAACCCGAAACTTGGTGCCCTTGACAGGAGTCGAACCTGCAACCTGCGGGATAGGAATCCGCTGCTCTTTCCATTGAGCTACAAAGGCATGGAGTGCAAGGAGGAATACACCTCACGATGCACATAGAAATTGGTACAGCCGACCGGAGTCGAACCGGCATTGCACAGGGTGAAAACCTGGGTTCCTAAGCCATTAGAAGACGGCTGCATAGACGAAATTGGAGCTCCCACTCAGAATCGAACTGAGTTCTCAGGATTACAAAACCAGCGCATCGCCACGTATGCTTTGGGAGCAGAAATTGGAGCGGACGACCAGACTCGAACTGGCATGACTCTGATTTGGAAGACCAGGGCACAACCTTTATACCACATCCGCGAAAACAAGTGAAATGCGTGCGATCGCACGCAGTCTTAGACCTTCTCGGTGCTACCGATCAGGTCATCGGTGCCTTTATCTTGGCGACCGAATGTAGGAGAAATAGACAGTGATATCGTTTGTTCAAAATGCTTACTATCGCATTGAGTAACGATACCCATGATTGTCTCCTAAGTTAATGAAGTGAAAGAAATTGGTCGGGGTTAAGGGATTCGAACTCTTGACCTTCTGCGCCCAAGGCAGACGCTCTAACCAGACTGAGCTAAACCCCGAAGAAACTGGTGCATTGTGATGGATTCGAACCACCGTTGCCCATAGGACGGCTGATTTACAGTCAGCTTGTTTAAACCACTCACACAACAATGCAGAAACTTTGGTGCCCTTGGTAGGAATCGAACCCACACCGAATCGGGTAGAAGCCGAACGCATTATCCGTTTTGCTACAAGGGCAGGGAAATTAAATCGGTTCCATAGACAGGGATCAAACCTGCAAATTCTTCAGCAGGACACTTGGCTGCAATACACAAGTGGAAGTCCTCTGCCCAAGACACCGTACCGTTTGTTACCATGAAATACATAACCAAATTTAACTGGCGGGATGCGAGGGATTCGAACCCCCATAACTAGTTTTGGAGTCTAGAGTCCTAGCCATTGGACGAGCAACCCAATTTTGCTTTACCTCTTTTCTTCAGATGAACATGGCCTTTCTGAAAGAGGTTGACTTTACGAGCAGCGCGAAGGTTGCAACGCAAATGTGAAAATGATATGTTGTTCATATCCCAGAACAACTCCGTCGGTGTCGCAGTATCTTGCCAAGCAATTTTATGCTCTAAGCTCAACTGACCGAACTTGATTTTCTCACCACAATGAAAGCACACATCGAAACCTGCTTTCTGCGCGAGATCGAATATAACCATGTTCCATAACTTTCTAGAAGCTGCATGAAAGCTCATACCGAGCTGCGCAGATTTCTTCTTGAAAGTGCTGGTTCCCATGATGTATCCTCTGTAAATTGGTGGGATTGATGGGAGTTAAACCACGTGACCTCTCACCGTTAAGTGAGCGCTCTACACTGAGCTACAACCCCGAAGCGACGGTTCTCTGCTCTAGTACCGACAACACGTAATTTGGTGGACCGCCAGGGATTCGAACCCTGCTAGTTTCCTCGGTGCAAGCGAGGTGAACACCCCAAGCATTCCCGCAGCCCAAAACTGGTAGTCCGTGACGGGATTGAACCGCCGACCCTCTCCGTGTAAAGGAGACGCTCTCCCGCTGAGCTAACGGACCATGGGATAGAATTGGCAGAGTCGTCTGGTAATCGGCGCGACCCGATACCCTGGCTTGCAACCAGACGACTCTACCATTTTTGGCTCCGTGTGCAGGATTCGAACCTACGAATACTCCGTTAACAGCGGAGGCTATTACCACTCTAGTCAACACGGAAGAAACTTTCCTTTCTTTTATGCTGTGTATTTTGGTTAAGAAAACGATACAGCACTGCGTAGTGTACGCATACCAGAATCAGGTGGCGAAGGCAGCCAAGACAAGACAAAAACATTGCTGGTTTGATGGGATCCAGCGCCCAATAGCAAATGGGTCCTGCTTGCGGCAAGACCCTTAATCTTGTTCCAGCGGTTCGTGTTTACGAGTAACCGCGTGCTGGGTCCGGTGAGAACGTCACCGAAAGTTGCGTGGGAGAATCCGGGAAGCATTCTTCCTAACAGCTAGAATTAGCTGACAGGTACTTCATGCGGTGCTTCTACCACCCCAAATCATCAGCGCGGATTTCTCCGCGAGTAGAACAATCATGAGTTAGCAAGACTGTAATTACTAGAAATATTTAGCTTGATGTTACCATTCAGTGTATTTAGGAAATTCAAGTTCCTGAAATTAAACAGGATTTAGTTTCTAGGATCTTTCTACCCTTAAATGCACCAGCTTTCATGTTACACTTGAAGTGGGAGAACGCTATGTTGTTCAAAATCCCAGAACAATTCAGGATTTCTGCGCCATGGAATCTTCTGTTCACATTGGAAACACACGTCTTTTCCAGTCTGTTTTACCAGCATGAACAGTATCATCTTTCTCAGTTTAGCCTGAGCCTTCGACATAGACATGCCAAGATAGATTTCACATTTACGTTGTGGAACGAATTGCTCAATTATCAAGAAACTCATCATCACCCAACAGGTCTTCAACTCGATGACGATTAAACCGTTCACGCTTGTAAGGCTCTCGAGATACAACCTCACCACGCTCACGCACAGTTTTCTTCTTTCCACCGGATCGATTTTGTCGACCAGGCTTCTGATAATCGTCAGAGTTAGTGTTTCGTTGGTCCGCCATTTCTCATCATTTCATCGGCTTCCGCCTGCATGAATCCAAGTAGAAATATTCGGAACCGCTGCTCAGACAAAGATTCAAACTGGTCAGGCTTGATCCAAGCACGCGACTCACCAACGTAGACCGCATACATCTTTGCCGCCTCGTCAAACATGACGTAGGAGCCAACACTTTCTGCGATCTGTTTCGCAACACTCAATTCCATGGATGTAATTATACGTGATGTTAGATCGTTTGCGTACCAGCTGCTGGCAACTGAGCGCAAATCATTGATTCAAGCTGGAATGCTACACTCTTTGGTGGTATCTGATTGAACTGCTTATCCGGTGAAGCAAGTACATCGATGACGCTCATATGCTCACCAATGAAGGTTTCGCTGATACCCTTGACCGTATGCTCGACACAGTTTATCTGGGTCTTGCTGACGATCATATACAGTTCCTTGTCCTTGTACATGTCACCTTCTGGCGCGATGAACACAGCAAGAAAAGTTGCTACCGGACCATCCGTGTCAACGCTGTCGACGTCGATTGCAACGGCATCACCCATTGAGTCGATACCGAAAACTTTGAGATGATCACCCGTTTGAGGAACGACTGCTTCAACTGCTGGTCTGACTGGACCAACAGGAGTATTTTGAACAGCTACAGGTTTTGGTGCTGCATGCTTGATGGCTAGAAATCCAAGGGCAAGTAAAGGAATCATCACAAGACCAATCCAGACACGAGTGCTCAACATTTCCTACTCCAAACTGAATGACCATTTGTATATAGTCATCGGCGATTCTTGTATCTGGCTGTTAGCTTCTTTACATTGGCGTCGATAACCGTCTGCGGATCAATGCCGTGGCGATCACAAATGATCATCCAATAATACAACACGTCCCCAAGTTCCTTCACAAGCTTCTTCTTATTGACCTTCGTGATATCCTTCTTGTCGCGCACAGCCTTCTTCAACAGCTCCTGCACTTCACCAACCTCACCGCTGAGTCCCATCCCCATGATGTAGTCGTCACGGTCGCCGTATGCTTTCTTCTCACCATTCCAGATGGAAGCGCACCATGCTTTGTACTGAGCCATGTTCATGCTGGCTGCGTTTTGTACAAGAGGAAGTTGCCATTCGATCAATTTCTTACGAGTGGCTATGTCTGTTTTCTTTTTGCTGCTCATGATTTCTTGTGTGTCATGTAACGGTTGAGTTTCTCGATCTTTCGCTCGGCTTGCTGCATCAGTGCGTCTTCCTGGAAGAGGTCCGGATGCTCGGTGATCAACATTTTCACGACGCCCATGATGTCACCGACTTCATTCTGGAGATCGTATTCATTGTTACGGTTGTCACCGAAACGCTGAATCTTGGTTACACACTTGATGACTTCCGAGCATTCTTCAGCAAGGCAAACCAACAGTTCTTCTTTTCGGTCTTTCACTGGTCGTGAACCTCTACTGGGTCAAGGGGAGCACCATACGCTTTGACTGGCTTCTGAGGAACCTGCTTCTTCAGGTCTTCGTTCTCGACGCGCTGTAAAGCGATAGCATAGTTGAGCTGGTTCTGATACACTTGAGCCTGAGCCAACTGACTCTTCAGTTTGCGGTTCTCATCACGAAGCGCAACTAGCTCGTCAGCATCCTTCATCGACTGGAGAAGATCATTGTAGCCAACAACAAGGCATCGTGTATAGTATGCCTGATATGCGGCCACTGGGCTGATGTTTTCAGCATAGATTTGACGGCGAATCAACGTCACTGGAAACGTCTGAACCGTCGGTTGGGAGATGTATTGGACCAGATCTGTCTCAGTTATGCCGGACACCTTCAGCGTCGCAATAGACCGTGCAAAGCTGGCCACCTGATTACACTGCTGGTAGATGACTTCGTTGGTATCATCATGGATCGGTGGGGTTGCGACAGCAACCCCACCGACCAACAGCGCTGCAAGAATTAGCAGTGCTTTCATGTTACTTGCTCACGACCTTGGTAGTGATACGATCTTCCAGGAGGCGCAACTCAGCATGCGTTACAGCGTCCGGAGGAGTCGGAGCAGGAGCGACCTCGACAACTGGAGCGACCAGTGGCGGGCACTCTGCGCCAGCTTCTTTCATGGCTTCACGAATCAACGCACCTTCCTTGTCCAAGGTAGCGCGGATACACGCAGCACGCTGCTGGTTCAATTCCAACAGGAGGTGAGTCTGTTTGATCAGGTCGCAACCTTTGTCACGAACAGTCTTACCAAACGTGATACCCAGGATTTGAGTCTGACCACCAGCTGAGATCGAACCGAGGCAGGTGTCCATACCAGAAGTGAGCGACGCAGAGTATGCAGTGCTTACAGGTGCTCGGTACGTTTTCGCAGCTTCGTAGGTGACGTCAGTGGTGTTTCCGTTACCGTTGCCGGATCCGTTTCCATTGGCGGTTGCGCTGGAAGTAGAGGCTCCTGTGGAGACGTTTCCGACTGTCGCGGCACCACCAGCGACGCCACTAACAGAAGAAGTAGACCCAACAGTATTTTGAACAGCGCCACTAGCAATAGAAGCACTAGAAGTGCCGCCAGTGACAACATTGCTATTCTGTACAGCACCCCTTGAAATCGACGCATTGCCGCCTGCTCCACCCTGACCACCCTGGCCGCCAGCACCACCTGAGACGGTGTTGTTATTGGTCACCGCACCTTTGGCAATAGAGGCTGAAGATGTCGAGGTTTGGTTGCCCGAATTATTTATGGCTTGCCCCTGGGTGTTTGTGCTGTTATTTGTAGCACTCCCTCCAGTCGCATTGCCGCCAGTTGCTGTGGCAGTACCACCAGTCGCATTGGACGATGCACCAGCGCCAGCGGACACGCTGCCGTTGATACCATTCACAGTGTTGTTGGTAGTGTTGTAAACATTGTTCGTGGTATTGTCAATCCACTGATTGTTTTTACACGAACAGTTCGGCGGAGGCGAACCGCTACACGCCAGTGCTGCTTGCGCAAGGAGTGCGGAAGCTGCGATAAGACCAGTCAGAAATTTCATAATGTCTCCATGGTAAAGTTAGAAATTCAAGTCACTCGACAATCTTACTCGTAATCATCTCAGGCATAAATGGTGTATAGGACGTGCGTAGAATATATCAGGTTAAGCACCATCAAGAAATTCGCGAACGCAATCATTCGACCGGCAAAGATCGCGTCCTTCACTAGAGTTATCCTGATCATCACCAACGCTGTGAACAGGAAGAAAAACAGTTTGACGTAGAAAAGGTTGACTGGATTCTCCCCAATGAAGTATGCCATGATGGGATTCAATTCCTGTCCACCCTTGACCTTCACGATGATCCATGTAAAGAAACTATCCAGGCTGTTTACTAGGATCGCTATCCAAAACTGGAGCCACATGAATGTTACCGACGTCATAACGAATTCCTTTACAGATAGGACCACAAAGAACGCCACGAGAAGTCAGTGGCTTGTCACCTGGTAGCCAGTACCTGGATGCTGGAATCCAGTGTAGGCCATACGGTTCAGAATCAACATCGGCACCGCAACCCACACATTTCCAGGTCGCGCGATTTGCTGTCACAATTGGAAAGCTTACTTCCAAAGCGATTCAACCTTTTGGAGATACATGTAATAGAGACCTTCAGACAATCCATAGGCTTCAATTTCCCATGGAGAGTTGAAGTATTCCCAGTCCATGGTCTTGCTCGTAGGAAGTGAGTAAAGCTTGCCTTCAAAACGACTGTGAGTACCGTTGCTGTAGTCAAACAGCTGGTTGGTCAGATACTGCTTCACATGCACCATCTCGTGTGCAAGGAGCTTCAAGACGGTTTTGTAGGCAGTTAGAGTGTTCTCTGTCAACTTGTTGACAGATTTGTTATCGATCTTCACGGTGAACAGCTTCTTGCCGTTCAATTTGCCGTCGTAAGTCATCCAGGCTCCTGCCTCAGCCATCTCTTCGCGTTCGTCCTCTGGGAGGTCGTTACGATCGATGATACGAATACGAATGTTGGCATTCGCTATGACGCTGGGCTTGACGAATCGCTCAAGAGCAAACTGGCAGAACTCGCGAATCAATTCACGAGCATCACGAAGTGGGACTCCATACACGATTAGCATTAGAGTTTTCCTCGGAAGGGTGGATAACTCTATTTAACCCTGTCATCCCAACAGCATGACTTTGCTAGGGTTATATTCGAATCCACCAATCTTAACCGATTTGATGGATTCCACGCGGAAGGAACGCCACGCGGACTTCTCGAGATCCCATACAGAGATAGTCGCCGAATCGGCTTCGATCACTGGCTGTGCACCTTTACCTTTGAATTCGCCTTCGAAGAATTCTTCCTGAAGGGTTGCGATCATCCTGCGCTCGGTGCCATCGACCTTCGTAAACAAGATTTCGACTTTACCGTTCTGCAACAGGTTGCGGAGCTGGGCTGGGTTGATTGTAGACATGGAATCTCCGAAGTAAGAAGGAATGTCATTGAGACTTTAAGTATGCGGTGTTACGTCGTAACAGTAAAGCCGAATTGTGCGATGTAATAGGAGTCGATGATATCTGAGATCGGAGATCCAAGCTTCGCTTTCTCCCACATGGTAAGCCTCAATGATACGTCCTTTTTCCAAGCTTCATACATCTGTTCTTTCTTGGCATTGCCTTTGCCAGTGGCGAACTTCTTGATGACGCTTGGTGGAATGACTGTGATGGGATGACCACGTTTCCACAGCTTGTATTTCATCAGGCCAGTATTCTCAGCGATGTGAAACACTCTACCCTTGGAACCGAATGAGTAGTCTTCAATAAAAACTGGCGTGTTGGATGGTACGTTGAGAAGGAACAACTTCTCGATGAAGAACTCCGAAATGTTTTCGTATCGCTCTTCTGGAGTTTTCCATTCCTTGTGAAATGAACCTTTGATCAGGTTATCGAAGAACGAACCTTGATCTTTCTTGGTATCGGTTAGATAGTGGAATGATGCGTTGGCTAGTCCAGGACCAGACGCAACGCACATACAGGGACATGATAAAGAGAAGTCAAATCCGAGCAACATAATACAACCACCTTTGTTCAGTGGCTGTATATAGGTGCTTAGTAATTGTCTTCTCGATCCTCGTCAGCTTCCTCTTCGTCATCCTCGCGGTCATCTTCCTCGACCTCTACCGCGAATCCACAGAATGGGCAGTACTGTGGCAATGGATTGCTGACAGCATGCTTCGCCCACTTGACGGTTGACTCTGAATCGCAAGACTCACAAATTAGCGTGAGCGTTTCTTTGCTTTCTCGTTTAGCCATGAATCGGTTCCTTTACTCCATTGAAGTTTGCTGATTTCAACAACAGTGTATTCCACTTCAAGAATTCTTGGTGCAGTCGTGATTCCTACTGCGTTAAGAATTCCTGTTGCGTTTATTGTTTCTCTTAGAGTTCGCATACCCCGGAGCTACAAGCCAAGTTTTGGGCACCGATGGTGTTGTCGTCTTCTTCTCTGAAGGCAGTCCAGTCGATACTTCCTTTAGATGCTGCGACCAGTTCCTTGTATTTTTCTTCGGTGACTTCTTCATATGGTGCCTGACGGTATGAACCAGTATCACGAGGCAGGAAGCTTACTCCTGACAGGCGGTCTATGTGTCTGTAAACCCAAGCACCGACTTCCATCCATTCATCGTCACCAACATACACAGTGATAGAAGGCTTATGTTCGCACCAGTTGTCCTGGAATACCAACCAGTGTTCCAACTGATGAAGAGCGCTCACGTCCTTTACCAAACGTGAACCTTCCGGTGCTTTCATTGGGAATGAAAACACCCAATTGCTCTTGTTGTAGAAATCTTCTTCAGCCTTGTATCCTTTCTCCATCATGTAAGTCGCGAGTGGATCGGTCTTAGCCAAACGAACACGTCGTATGTAGTATTGTGCATATCTTGGATGAATACCAGATGCGGCATCTGTCAACTGTGAAACTGTACCTGATGGCTTGACGCACGTGATAGCAGCTGAATGTTCGATGCCAAGAATATCAGCAAACTCAACGTTGGTGTCTACAGCCTTTTGCCGAAGTGTACGCAGCAGCTCTCCACCCCAAACACTGTTGTCATCGTCACCCAATCCGTTCAAATGTGGATTGTCCATAATGCCGGTCAAACTGACGCCCAACAAACGCTCTTCCTCAGTGTTCTTTTTCCACTTCTTGTTGATGTAGCGGAAATCTGAGACTGTGCTCTGGATAGTTCCCAGGATAGCAGCCAAACGAACTTTTCTTAAAAGATCTTCTGGCCTATCGTTTGCACGAACAACAACCTCAGACAGATTGCAGAACTGATATGGACGTAGGATGATTTCAGAACATGGGTTGGTTCCATAGTCGATCTCAGGATCACGGCGACCAAACTGTGACGCAATCAACTGCGATGCCTTACGTGAGAAAATACCACGCTCGCCGGAATGACTCTTCAACAATGCCAACCACTCTGACATGAATGTTTCCATGTCTGGCTTGACTTCGTACACCGCGCTGATGTTGGCAAGGGCACGCTGTCCGTTGTCGAGCCACCAGTTGCCAGACTTCGCCTGACGCATCTTATCATCGTTCAAGTCGGTAAGGCTAATCAATGCTGAACGGCGAACACCGCCAGACACAATGACGTCTGCAACCTTACACACTACGTCATGACACTCGAGAGGACTTAGCTTTCTTCCTCGTGCTTTGTTGAATACTGTGACTGTGAACTTGAGCAAGTCGACCAATGGCTCTGGTCCTGAAGCTCGTCCACCGAATGTCTTGAGTCTTGCTCCTGCTGGACGCAACTGGCTGACATCGTATTTCGCAATCTTTCCAGAATACAGGAGTGATACGAACTCACGGAATCCAGATGCCCAGCCAAGTTTGGAGTCCTTAAAGATAATGGTGGTATCGGTTTCGTGAAGCTCATCTGGCACCTCAGGAAGCTTGTTGGTGTAACGTGATTCGACGCTGAATCCTACTCCGCAACCGCAGCTGAGCAAGTACATAATTTCGTCAAATGATTTTGGATTGTCGATTGGAAGATAAGAGCAATTGTATCCTGCGACATTGTCCTTGTCGAGCGCTGGACCAGCGGTCATCAAAGAACGCATGGATGGCATGACTTCCAAGTTCAGAATTGCTGAACGAAGTTCATCCCAAGGAATCTTGCGGGACTTGATTCGTCCTTTGAAAAAGTCGATGTATCGGTCTACGGTTTCTTCCCAAGTTTCTCTTCGACCCAGATCGTCACGGAAGCGAGCATAGTGTCCTACATGGATGAAAGCTTGATAGATTGTCGGCAACTCAACACTCATTAAAATCTCCCTGGAACAAAGCCTTCAGGTATCTCACCTGGCTTGACTCTTTTATTTGTAATACCATTATTGACCCATAATCTACCAACACAATTTTTATTTCCTTTTGCTTTCTCGCTTAAGAGCTTGCAAACTTCTGGACGAATTGGTTGGACAGACATCACATTAAATGTTGGCTTCAATTCTTTCAAAAGGACTTGCTCATATTCACGAGCTTCCTTTCTTGATAAATTTCTACCTAAACTTTCACCCATTGTTCTGGAGTGAACCCATCATTTAACAAACCTGTAATCCAATTTCTGTGCTCTACGTTTCCATGGCTTGTTGGTGAGCACACAAATGCTCTACCGCCAGATCCCATTCCGACATACATTGTTTCGCCACTTATTGGTTCAATGTGAGCGTACACATAAAATTTGGAGAATAGTAATTTGAGACATCGACGTGTCATGATAGATTCTTTTTAGTTAGGGATGTATGTAGTGAACGGGAATTTTACGATGTATCTTACTGATTCTCAACCCAGAACTTTCCACATACACCACAGCTACAATGTCTGTAGTATTTGGTTGGTTCAGCATATCCATCATCAGAATGATTTGTAATACCTACCATCTCTTTTGGGTGGCTGCATTCTTCTTGTATTTTTGTAAGTTCTTCGCCAGCACGCTTTATAGCATACTTTGCGTCTTGGGCTCGTTCAAACAGTGACTTTGTCATTTCGTATCTCATCAAAAGCTGCAATGGTGACTGGGACAATTGGTGTAATCAGTTTCTTCATAGCCTGGGCATAGACACGAACTTCATGTTGAGCATGGTCGTGGTCACGTAGAACCGTGAAGTTGTTAAGAAGGTTGTGTAAATTTACAGTAGCGAACATCTTGGAATACATCGCTACAGGCAACACAATACGCGCCAACTCCCGAGGAGTACCTTCTTTCAACAATCTTAGATAGGTCCTGTACGATCGTGTAATGCTTGCGTACATCTGGGTTTGGATCCACTGCGCTTTTGGATGCTGCTCTTTAGTGCGCTGCTGTTTGTTTGCAACACTCTGAGTCGTAATTTGATCTAGATCTGGAATATAGAATCCCATATCCAGTTCGGTGTAACGAGCGCTCACTTCATTGTATGACCAAGTACGATGACGATGCCATTGGCGATACACGAAAATTGGAGCCTTGACTTCAAACGTGAATGTAACAGACTCGAATGGTGAAGTGTGATGATTCTTCATTAAGTAATGAACCAGCTTGGCGTCCTTACCAACAGCTTCTCCAGTTTCTGGTTCGCGCCAGTCTGCATCGTAAGATACTCGTGCTGAACGAACCACAGAAAGATCATCACCCATGTGATCAACCAAGCGGACATATCCGCCGTTGAGAACATCGATTTGTAAATTATTATCTCTCATCTTTATCCTTATTATCTAGCAAATATTCTGGAATGTATGGGCAATTATATGCTGCAACTACCCAACCACATTTCTTGCAGGTTGCTACACCTACACCAGATTGTGGATGCGCCCAAACAGCGGTGCCTCCGCAATCACACTTCATTAGCTCTTTCTCCAACTGGTAAGACGCAACTGAGCCTCCAACCCCGATACTGTATTTTCATCAATGATACGTCGTATTTCTTCTGCTGTTAAACCAGCAAGAATAGCTTCGTTGATATCTTTCCCTGGGAATGATTCAGGAAATAAACATACATCCCAACCATCGTCAATTGCTTTACGAATGGTCTTACAGATTTCACGATTCCGTGGTTCGTTATCAAATACAAGGATTGGACTGATACCCAAAGTATCCAACAACCACTCAGCAGTTCCCGCCAGGTTACTATCTCCAGACGCAATAGCATTTGGAAGAAACATAGCATCGAACTGACCTTCGAGCAAATATACAGGATGATCTTTTGGCTTAAGTCTGTGAAGGTTGAACACCTTACGCGACTCACTAACTTTAACTGTGATGTATCGAAACTTTGCATCTGCACCAAACGAACGACCAGTGACGTTGGTCACCTCACCTTGGAAGTTGGTATAGAACACAACGATGCGTGGATCATTTTCAATCAGATTCTGTTTGCCGTGATTTGGCCACATATGATCAAGGAACTTCTTGTAGTCCTCAGCATAGTAAATCTCAGACCAGTATTCTCTTGGGATTTTTCGATTCTCGATGTACTTGCGCGCATAGTGATCTTCATGGAGACTCTCGATCGATGGAATCGAAACATCACGATGACCAATTAACTTCGAGTCGATTGGTTCAGGTTCAGGTTCAGCAGTCTTGGTTTCTTCTTTTGGTTTTTGGTCCTTGAATCTTTCCATGATGTATTCCTTGTACTGCGCTGGATCAAGGAATTTCAGAAAGTGAGTGAAATTTGTGGATATGTTACAATTCCAACACTTGTAACCATATCCGTTGTACTCTTGCGCTTTGAAAATGTAGCCGCGAGCCTTCAACATGTTGCGTTTCGAGTCGCCACAGAACGGGCAACGAAAACGATATAGATCCGGGGCAGTTTCTTTGAATTGTTGGAGCCGCGCAGAGATCAATAACAAATATTTGCGGTCAAGGTAGATCGACATACCCCAATCATAACCTGAAATGGCTTAATTGAAAAGTGCTGTAATCAATCCCCACTTGTGTGTAATGACAGCTGCCATTACGACTGCACCAATGGACAGGTATTTCCAGTTCTCAACGATAGTTTTGAAGAAGCCGATCTTTGGATCTTCCTTGCTCTCTTTCTTCTCGACGCCATCGACAGCCGCAGTAGTGACAAGATTGATGTGAGTGATGAGATCTTTCTTCAGATCATCCAATCGTTCCATGGTGCGTGCTTCGTGTTCATCAAGCTGTTCCTTGATGTCTTCGTTCAGCTTTTCCTGATTCTTGAACTTCTCGTCATGAACCTTGATGGCGCTGTTGTTTACATCCGTGACATCGACATAGCGTTCCAACGCAACCTGCATCTTTTCCAGCATTTTGGTATGCTGGTCAGAATCACGCTTCAGAAGTTCAACACTAATTTCTAGCTCGTGGATTCTTTCAAGATCCTGTGACATCTTTACTCTCTGCTGGCGCAGCGACTGGCGCTGGCTTCTTGATGGTTTGAAGTGGCGGAAGTGGAGCCATCAAGGTTGCAGGAGCATCAGGAAAAACATACTGAGGAACAAGCTTGGTGTTGACGCATCCAGTTAACAAAAGAATGGAAGCAATTAAGATTTTGACGTTCATGGGTTATGTTCCACTCGTATTTGTTGTTTGGCTCGATGTAGTTACGACTCGACTTGATGTTGTTATTGCTTGATTGTCACCAGGCACATCTTGTTCTGTCGTTTCCTTGATCTTGATAGAAGCACCACCACCAGCCAAGATACCGCCAAATGCGATACCGAAGTTGATCATGTTGAATGTAGATGGAGCCAAGATGGTTGTATAGATGACCAATCCAAAGAAGATCAGCGTACCTATCACCCACAGGATTCGTGCTGTATCGAAAGACGTGCCGTCCTTCTCAGTCGAAATATCCTTCAAGACTCTCGAAAACAACATCATGATTATTCACCAAGAACATACTTTTTGTATTTAGCAACGAACTCATCGTGCGTAGCTGCACCTGCTGGCGTGTTGTACCACTTCTTGTAATATGCCCAGATTTGCTCAATATCATTGGCAGGAGGCACAGCACCAGGCTTACGAAGGTAATGGACGCGTGCCATACAAATAGCATACTGATCGTTGTTGATCATGTCGTCGACAGTTCCCTGACGACCACCGTTGTAATTCTTAATTTGAAATGCAAGAGTTGCATGATACTGGAGATAATTCGTCCAGATGTCATTGAAATCTTCACCTTCCATCTGGAAGATTCCACGTGCTGGCCCACCGCCACCTTGTGTACGGTAGACACCGAAATTGCTTTCGTTTGCACAGGTCGCCAACAGAAGTTCTTCAACGTCTGGTGTCCAGAGTGAAAGTGGCTTCAGAGTTGCTTCGATATTTGCTCGGAGTGCTTTTGGATCTAGTGGTTGTCCGCTCATTCTGGCCTCTTTCGACGCGCATAGTTGTCGGCAACCTTGTGCTTGATCTTCTGGTCCAAACGCTTGCGACGCTTGTCCTTCTCCATAGCATAGTTGGTGGTTGGGTCTGTGATAGATGGAACAGCTGCGCCAGAGCCAACACTCATAGCAACGTTTTCTTTGATCGCTGGCTTCTTAGTTGCCTTGTCTGCCATGTGTGAGAAGTAGTCATTAGAGACTGGCTTCTTGTGGTGTGTCAAATCAGGACGAAGCATTTTCATACGAGCAGTTTGACTGAGACGCATGTTTGCGGTTGCTTCGCTTTCCTTGCCTTCCCCAAGACCATGACTTGTTGGGCCAGTATGGGATGCCTTAGCCGTCGTTGCTGTTCTGGAACTCATTGGACGCGTGACAAGCTTTTGCTTGCCAATGCCAGCTACACCACCAATGGTTGGTCCACCTGGTTGGGTTTGCTGTTGCTTCTGCTTACCAGATACAGCGTTGTTCTTAGAAACAACACTTTTGACTGTATCTATGGTCGTTCTTGTATTCGCGTTCATTTCAATGCTCTCAATGCTTCGATTGCCTGTTCGTCCATCTGGATTTCATCTGTAAATATCGTCTTCCCCTTTACCATCTGAATTTGAACTGGCAACACGTTCAAATACAAAAGGAAAGGTTTGATCACCTTCCAGTCTTTCTCTTCTAACCTCAGCCACAGCAACCGAGTCGCTGAACTGATCCCAAAAACGTTCACGAAGATGATCAGGTGGTTCAACAACAACCGATCTTTCAAAATTCCTGTCGAGTAATACTTCGAGAGGAGCCTCTTGATGTACAGAATCCTATTCAGGTCTTCTTCGAACTCTGACTGCACAGCTGATGGTCTAGCATAAACTTTCGCAGCAAACAACACATAATTGTCATCGTTCAAATCTGTAATCATATAGGTTTTCAATTATTCTGAAGAGCCACCAGCATCATTTTCTGCATGACGGATTTTCGTCAAATATGAAGTCTGGTCAGGAGTGTCTGTATCAGGATAGTCAGCTGGATCAATGCTCACCAAAAATTCCAGTTCCTCTTGATCAACGACCTGCGCATAACACTCATAATGACCTTGATCATTGCGATTAACAATGATGTAAATGTAAGCATCAGTTTGATCGCCGCGTTCATCTTCGATTGGGTAGACGTATTCGCCTTCTACTTCAACCGGATCCTGGACATCGATTGACAGTGGAACTGGGTCAAGTCCATCAAGTTCCATCATCGGCAATACGATACCATGAAGATCAAGTACAGCGCGAACAGCCGTGATGAATATCGTTGGTGATGTGAATGGCTTGAGAGTGATTTGATCCAAGAGATCATTCGCTCTACCAATGTCAACTACAGAATCGAAGCTTACCGGCTCAGTCATTTCTTGTATCCCAATTCCTTCAGTCTCTTGATCGTAGTCTTGGCATCCTTGTGGAATATACCAATACCACCTTTCCTCGTCCATTCATCGATATTCTGTTGCTTATCATCGATCAGAATATTCGGTTCTTTTGTGTCACTATTTATGGCAAATTTCTGCTTGTCTTTACGCTCCACAATATGGATCCTATCGCTAGGAATCATCACATGCGCGCGAAGCCAATTCTTCTTGCCAATAACCGCAACACTCCTCGCTTCTTTGCTCCACATTGGGTACGCAGACAGAATCGAAGGATTCCAATATTTGATGTAACCCCAGTATGTATTGAAGTCAGGCATCGGTTCCAATGCCGTCCAAAACTCTACCGTGTCACACGCTTCAGCATACTTCTTGTTTCTCGGACCCTGTGCCATGTTCGAAAACGCAGCACTCTCAATATTCATTCCAATTTTTTCTGACGCAGCCTTGCTGAAATTGCAAGTCACGCCATCCATGTCTGAAAATATCATATACAACTCCTGGCGTGCTTTTCCAAGTTTCCAGTATTCTGGAGAACACGCTTACACTTTACACATGACCAAGATATCTTAGCTGGGTTATTTGCCACTCCACCTGTTACATGCTTAGGAATTATGTGATGTACATGCATTACTTCGGTTTGTCTCCACTTGGAGTCGTCTTGTTCCAATCCTTTGTCTGGATACCAAGCATCGGCTGGATATCAATAGCATGTGCAGGTTTTCCTGTTGCTGTTCGACCCTTTTGATTGCCTAGATACTTGCGCTTGACAGTTGATACTCTACCTGTATTTCCGCCAGTCGTTGTTGGTGACTTAAATTTCTTGACTTCGTTATCGCCGTCGACTTTACCTTTCTGACCAACCTGAACTTCTTCAGCGACTAAAACGTATCCGTGTGTTTCAAAGATAGGATAAAGGTCTTCAAATGACGAAATAACGCTTTCGTTGTTCTCTTTCGCTTCCTTTTCTTTGCGAAGCTTTATCGCTAAAGCACGCACAGCATCATGAGCAGCGCGGGAGTCTCGAATATGCTTGTCAATGTAGCGAGTAGTGAATAGATGCGGAGTAGTGTAATCACCCTTTGGGTCTTTTTCATTGGCTTCCTTGATTGCATCAGCAGGAGCACCGATGTCACGCTTGTAGACGCTGTACTTCACTCTCTTCTTAGAGGTGTCAGTTCCAGCTGGCAAGTTCTGCGCATAATTGTTGTTGCCTGTGGTTGGAGCGATGTAAGCTTCGGCTTGCGGCATCAGTAATGCATGACCACCGGACATCTTCCGACGACGCTCCAACCCTTCAAGTGAATTGTCAAGCTTTGTTGCAACTCGACCTTTCTTGTTCTTAACATTGATAGGCTTTGGTGCTGTCACAGGAACACCATGCTGAGAACGTGCGACATTCTTTGACATCGTGCTCTCAGCCTTCAATCGACCATTGTCAGCTGTGTCTCCAGCTGTGGTCAATCCAGTGTCTGGGATGACCTTTGGCTTTGGATATGGAACCTTGACAGTCTTGTTCAGTCCCTTGAAATCTTTCTCCTCCGCAGAGAATGTCTTGACATTGTCAAGATCCGTTGTCTGTTTCTTAACAGCCGCTGCGCGGGCAGCGGTGTATTTGTTGCGGAGAGCGGACATTTACTTTCCTTGCTTCTTCTGTGCAATCTGACGTTCGCACTCACGAAGGTTCTTGATCAATGGTGAACGGTTGTTTAGACCATTCTGATCAACCAACTGTGAACGACGGACGTCCTTGATAAGACGATCGTGGTAAGCTTGAAGCTCTGCTAGTGTTTTCTCTGCCATGTTACTTCTTCCTCATTTCGCGCAGTGTTTTCTCTGCCATGTTACTTCTTCCTCATTTCGCGCAGTGTTTTCTTTCCTGGGGTTGGTTGCGTCTCATCTACATGATACGCAGTCAAACCGATTCCACCAGATGGCACTGAACCCATTCTGCTGTCAAACGTATCGCCAGGTGGTTTCATGCCTTTAGCTGGTCGATCCTTACTGTATTTAACACCTTTCTTCTGAGCCTGTGTAACAACGACCTCTTGGTTGCTGTCTTCTTCGATGCATTCGTGCATGCCCTTGGCACACTTACAGATTTTAACATCAGCCTTGGCTGGGTCTCCACCTTTCTCTTCTTCATCAGCACGGCACCATGCTTCAGCATGATGGGCGTCACCATGGTGAACCCAAGCATTTCGGCGGTCATTCTGTGTGGCGGATGGACATCCAATCTTGTGAATGCGGTATCCGCTAGTCATGTGACTGAAAGTGATCATGTGCTTTTGTGCACCTTCTACCACTTCTCGAGAGGTGGCCTTGTCGCCAGGAATGGAAATGCCACCCTTGTACTTGTCACCTTGTTTCTTGTCGTTTTTTTTCACTTCCATGTCAACGATGGTAGCACGAGCCTCATCAAACTCCTGCTCAAACAATGTGTCGACATCAGTCTCTGTCTCTTCAACGGTTGGATGGTTCTTGTAACGATGATCGTCTACAGATACCAGCTTGTTGAAACTGCCGTCCTTGATGCGCTTCATGCCCTTTGGTACTGGGTGCGGCGTCTTTGGACCTGGAACGTGGGGTGTTGTTTTGATCAGCTGCTTGCGGAAATGATCTTCCATGCTTTCAGCGAGCTCGGTCAGCCATGCTACGATTTGACCTTGAGTTTCTTCGTTGACTGTTTTGTAATCGTTGGAGTTGTCGAACAGGAAGAATCCTTCACCAAACAAATCTTTGTATGTGTGCATCATACGAAGAGATTCGTCATACTGTGCTGATCTTCGTGATTCGATAATCTTAGAGCGCAAGAATGATGCTTCGTTATCTGTGTATACGAAGATCATCGCTGTTTGATAGCCCATGGCTTCGAGTACAGTCTTTGATATGCCTACACGTGGATTGTCGGCTTTGCCGTTGATGATCAATGGCTGACCATTGACTTCTTCTAGGTTTTTGTTGTTCAGGATGGCGTCAACAAGCTTCGGCAAGGGGAGCTCGACAGCTGTAGATTCTTTCAATGCGGTATGGAGAATGAAATCCTTACCGGAACCTGGGCCACCAACGAGGAATACACAATTATTATTTTGCACAAAATCTTCCTTTCTCATCTCTCACTTTTGTATGGGTAAGAGTTACCAAATTGTCCGGATGATTATTTGCTATACCATCTGTGACATGTTTTGGAATTTTGTGATGTATATGATTCATTGCTTCCTACACTGTGAGAAAGTTGCCGGGAGTTTACAAGGCTCCCGGCGCAAGATTATTATTATCTTTGAGTTTTCGTTATTCGCTTAAAGCTTAGAAACGACGGTGTTTGCAACTGCGCTTTCTGCGGTGTTTGCTGCTGACTTAACATCAGCCTCAACGCCAGCTACAACTGCAGCACCAGTGACAGCCTTTCCAGACTTGAACAGCTTGTATGCTACGACGGCTGCAAAAACGGCGACGCCCAAAAGTATTAGACCCAACATGTTCTTCTCCTGTTAACGAATCCGTACCTCCTATTTAGGAAAGAGAACTTCCTCTTCGTCTACAGTTTTCTCCTGGACATCCGTTCGGGTGAACTTGTACTTTGCGAAGCCTGAGCCACCCTTTGGTAATGAGGATGCAACGTCCTTGTTATCGTTGTTTGCATCCTGGAGATCTTGCTTCTGATCCTCGACGTCATAGAGTTTCATCTTGGCTCGGTCAACCCGAATGATGAATCTCTTGTTACGATTGACATCGTTGTTACGATTTTTCAGCTGCTTCACAGCCAGATGACCCATCTTGGCTAGATCTTCATTCGTAGTAATCGCGAACATAAGATCTGCAGTAGCCGGAAGGCCAAACGACTCAGAAGTATCCTCGAGACCTGGATCGCTGTTTGTAGATCCGCTGCGGGTCGTCTGAGTAGCTGAAATCAACGGCACCTTGAACTCAACAGCCAAACCACGAAGCTCTTCGGCAATAGCCTTGATGTGGGTGTAGCTGTTGACGGTTCCACCTGGTTTCACACGAGCGGAACTGCAGATGTTGATGTAATCGACAATCACGACGTCAGGTTTGAACTGCTTCTTCATCGCAAGTTCATTCAGCAACGCACGGAAGTGATTTGCGTTAGCACCAGCTGTTGGATACTCCTTGACGAACAGCTTCCCTTTGACGGTTTGCTTCAACTTCGCCATACGAGCGTCAAACTTCTCCTGACTCATAGCCATCAAGTCATCCAACGTCACGTTGAGAAGGTTTGCATCAATACGCTGCGCAATCTTCTCTTCAGCCATTTCCATGGTGATGTACAGGACGTTGTAATGCTGCGCCAAATAAGCTGCAGCGAAGTGACACATCATGAGCGACTTACCAACGTTGGTGCCGGCCAGGATGACAGTCAATGTCTTAGGTTCAAGTCCACCGTTTGTGATGCGATTGAAATACTCGAGATCGAAAGGTAGTTTCTTGGTGGTACGATGATAGAACTCAAAACGTTCAGCCGCATCTTCCAAGTAGTCATGACCCACGTTTGGATCAAACGAAATTGCTAGCGCGTCCTGGAGGACTTGAGGGATGGCTCCTTTGTCCTTCTTAGACTTGCCGTCCATGATTTGGATGGACTCGTAGATCGCGTTGTGCAACGCTTTCTCTTGACAGAACTTTTCAGTTTGGTCTGCGATCCAATTCGGATCAGTGGTCGTTTTATCATTTTTGATCAGCTGTATGAGTGATTCGACAGTCTTCGCGTCCGACTCGAAGAGTGTGTCAAGATTGGCAACCGTAATCGCCAACGCATCGGTGTCGGGAACCGTGTTGTATTTCTGAACATACTTGAAGATTTCTTCGAAGACAACCTGCTCAGCACGGCTGTCATTGAAATACTCACTCTTTAGGTGAGGAAGTGCCTTTCGTAGAAACGGCTCGTGTCTCAGTAAATTCTTCAGAATAATCTGGCTCAGTGTCATCATCTTTCAAAACCTCTTGTCGAATCGTGTGATAGTTCTGCTGCGCTTCTTCGATGCAGACTAACATAATTTCCTTGGCCATGGTGGTAAACGTATCACCATGGTATGAGTCGTGTTTGCCAGGGATTTTCTTAATGATCGTATGATCGAACGTTGCTTTACCATAGTCGTCTATCACTTCACAGTTGACTGTGTAGATCGTTCCCTTGTATGGTCCTTTCAGAATTTCGATGGGCAACAATCCAGTGTATTCATCAGCAATGCGGAAGTAGTCGTCCTTGACATACTTCTTCTTGCGCGTGTTGATCAAAATGCGATCGATAACATCGTAAAGCCAATTCATGTTACTTCGCCTCTTCTACTTCTTCTGTCGGTTCAGCGACCTCTTCATCGTTGAATTCTTCCAATGGAGATCCATACATGAACTCCTTCTTGCAGCCTTCATCGATCTTGTCCAGAATTTCCTTGGTGAAGAACTTCGTTGGGTTCTTGATCACCTGACTCTGGAATACTGGCTTATCGTGACCTGGGAATAGCACCTTCTTAGAGATCTTTTCCACGATGCCGAACTTCTCAGCCAAGTCGAGCAATCCATAGTAACGATCCAAGCCATCGCGATAGTCAAGCAAGGTTTCTACCTTCTTGTTCTCGATAGTCAAACGAGCCTTGTTTGTTGCCGCAGTGACGACCGCTCCTGAGACCGCTTTCGCATCCCCAGATTCATCTTTTTCCCATTGCTTTGATTTGCTCAGGAATACGATGGTTGAGGCGGCATATGGAAGACCCTGACCGCCACCCATTGTCTTGGTTGGGACGTATGCGCCGACCGATTCATAAACATGGTTGGTGACTATCATCGCGACCTTGGCACGACCAAGTTTCAACGTAAGGACGCGGAAAGCTGCACGGACAAGTCCAGCACGCGTCATATCCTTGGTTTCAGAACCAGCAGCAATATCCGTGACTTCCTTGGTAGTAGACAAGCTGCCAAGAGAGTCAAGAACCATGAACAATGGTTGACGTTCCTTCTCAGGAATTTCCAGATACTTGTCGATGATACGAACGCACTGGCTGCGGAACTCTTGAATGGTAACGACTGGGCAGATGTAGACACGGTTGGCTGGAATGCCTCGTGAAGTGATTTGATCTGTCGTCACGGCTGATTCTGATTCGAAGTACACGACGCCACCTTTTGGGTTGGCTTCGAGAAACATCTTCACGACGTTCAGCGCATAGAATGTTTTGCCTGTTGCAGGCAAGCCTGCGAACGCACTGATCTTGTTACCTGGAACACCACCATAGATGGAACCAGAGAAAAGGGCATTCAGTGTATAGGAGCCGGTGTCGATAAACTGGGTGACATCCGCATCATTCCCTTCAGATACTTTGCTTGCAAACTCGTTGCCAGCGACCTTTACTAGATCGTCGAATTGTGACATGTTATTCTCCTGAAACTAATCGTCAATTATACTGTAAATTCAGTGTAATAGAGTCATTCACCGAATAAACTTTCGAGAGTAGATTCCTCGGTCATGTTCCACCCAATCACGTCAGTCACCCTCGTAATTTGTTCCATGAAAGTTTTCTGGAACATACGTGGATAGTCGACATATTTGTCGATACCGAACTCCTTAGGAATTACAGTTGTGAATGACACGACTGGAAACTGAATTGGATTCGGCTCCTTAAGAAACACATACTTCAGCTTCTCACCGTCTTTGATTTCCTGATACTTCTTGGTCAGGTTCAACTCGTTAAGCCAGTGATTGTAAATCAGTGCTCCCTTGACATGTACGGGAGTCTTGCTTTTGAATATCTGTTCGCCGCCAGCGTACTCTTCCAGACCATTCATCATGGTCGGAGCAGCAATGTCTTGAACTGGCAGGTTGAAAAACTCGGTGCGGAACTTGTCGACGTAATCTAACAGAGCATTGACGTCCTCGTTGATAATCAACTCGTAAGCTTCCTTCACCTTCTTGCGGCAAATTTCAGGAGTCGTAGATTTGATCGCAGCCATGCCAACGATCTTCAGCTTCGGCTTCGCATATTCAACACCTTCGTTGTTATACACGTTGATCATGTAATTCTTTTTCTTCACCCAGATAGCCTGATCCGCCAACGCTTCACGTTTCATTACCAGCTTCTGGGCATACGCATTCACATAGTCAGCCAACTCGATACAGAACTTGTCGATTCTTGGGCCAATTGCTTCAGAGCACAATTTGTCCAAAGCACGGATCAGCTTCGCTGGACCCATACCCTTCTGCACGTCTTTCGGGAAGGCTTTGTCGATCAGCTCCTTGAATGTCACATAAACAGAATCCGTGTCCGATGCAATCACGTAGTCACCATTCTTAGCACCGATCTGTTTGTTGATCAGAGCATTCAGGCGACGCTGAATCCAGATGATGGACAACTGCGCCGACAAGGTTACAGCCTCAGCAATACGAATATCGTAGAACCGGAACCACTCGTTGCCGATGGCACCATACGCCGAATTCAAACAGATCTTCTTTGTAGACTGTAGGTTATTGTAACGGGTGATCAAGTCATTAATTTGTTTATATCTTGGATCTGATTCGTATGCTTCTTTGAATTTGTCATTCACTCTAGTTGGATTTGGTTCCTTGTCTCTATACTCCTGGATAAGTTTTTCCAATTCCTTTTTTTGTTCAAGCATCAGCTTCTTAAATTTAGCACGATCGATGTAAAAGCGATCCATAAGCTCGGACAGGAAACCCTGTTTATCGATTCGAAACACCTGACCATTCGGAGTCAAAGTCAGCTTCTTACGCTTCAGGATACTTGTGTCCAACGCTTTGTCAAGCATGTTGTCAACGTTGATCTTGTAACGATTGTCATCAAACCACTTCTCGAGTTCTTCATCGTAGTTTACTGGCTCGATTAGCATTTCTGGAGACAGGTTGTACATCATGATCAAGTGAGGGTACAAAGCCTGGAAGTCATATGACGCAACCCACTTGTACTTCCCTGGCTTGGGATCCTTGACATACGCGCCAACGAACTGCTGACACTTTTTGGTCACCTTCTTAGGTGGCATCACCAAACCCTTCTTCTTGAAGTCGTTCAGGATGATGGTATCCCACATACGGACCTGACTGAAGATGTCATCGTAGTTCACATGTGCATCATAGGCAAGAGTCATGCCCAGAACCAACAATTGGTTCTTAGCCTCGATCTTCATGACCAATTCAACGTCTCGGATGTTGTACTCGATGAACTGCTGGAAGTTGCGCTTGAACAAAGTAAACAAGTCTTCGTATTCACTGTAATCAATCTTCTTAGTTCCAACTTCCACGAAGCCGATGTAGTCAAGCTTGTAGGATTCCTGGCTCGGGTTGGCTGAATATTTCTTGTACAACTCGATGTAGTCGATCATGCCGACTCCATAAATATCATACAGTTGAACTTCTTTGTTTTTACCAAGCGTGACTGTCCGACCTTTCACAATTCCCCATGGTGAGAGCCTCTTGTAAAGCTCTTCTTCAGGAAACAGATTGATCATACGATTGATCAGGTATGGGAAGTCAAAATAGTTGGTGTTCCAACCAGTTACGATGTCCGGCGTGTTGCTCATCCAAAGATTCATGAATGAACGGATCAGATCTTCTTCATCCTCACACTCTTCATACACAATCTTGTCAATGACGCTCCGATCAAGCTCCTTACAAAGAGTTGGATCAAACGCACCACAACCATAGACGTAGAACTTGCCGTTGACGAACATCGTGATAGCCGTGATTGGCTGACTTGCTTCAGTCGGCTCCGGAAAACCATCCTCGGATCCAACCTCGATGTCGATGTAAGCAATAGAGATGTGATCCAGCTTCCAGTCAACATCACCAGGATGAGCCTCAGCGATGTAACTGTACTCGTGACGATTGTCACCGTAGATCTTGAAATTCTCGACTTCCTTGTACCGACGCTTGAAGTCTTCGCAGTCTTTGATCGAATCAAACTTCTTCTCTTCGACATACTCACCAAAATGAGTCTTGAACTTTGTTGCTTTCTTAGTCGGTAAGTAGAGGCTCGGCTTGAAGTTCAGCTTCTTTTTGACACGGACACCGTTCTCGATGCCACGATACAAAATGCTGTTGCCAACCGTCTGGACATTCGTGTAGAAACTGTTACTCATAAGCTAAATATTCTATATGAACTATGACTGTCCAGCTCATAGGTTCGATATACGTGCTCGAAGCACTCGCGTGTACTCTTTCCACTGGTCTTCGTTCATCGCAGTTCCATCACGAACTGGCTGACTGCCGACAATGCCCCAGCTTGATCCATCGGCGACCATCGAGAATCCAGTAAAATCCTTGACATCGACTTTCATCGTCTCGAAGAATTTACGAAGATCTTGAAGTGAGTTCATCATGTTGCAGATACCTCGGTTGTTGCAGCGACTACATCAGTGGCTGGCTCGATAGCCAATGCCTTGTCCAGCTTCTGGGTCTTGAAACGCTTTGCCGTTGCATGTGCGTCGATGAAAAGTTTACGCAAAGAACGCTCATAGCCTTCTGGACCAGCACCCTTGTGAAGCTGACGCAATTCCTTGTTGTGTGTTCCTACTGGAGAAACACTCAGATCAGCCAGTCGCTTTAGTTCCCGTGGAAGACGACGGTTGAACGTCGATCGGTTTGCCATTATCTATTTCCTCTTTCAGTAATTCGTCACACTTTCTCAAAAACCGTTCATGCTGTCCGGCAAGACGAATCTGGAAGTTATGCCAGAAAGACTCCTCGCCAGTCAGCGGATCAGCAAACGTCGTACCAAGACCATACCGTGGCATACCGTCCGCAAGAGCCCAGCCTTGCGGAGCCTCGAGTGGAGCAGCTTCAAATTCAGCTGGCATATAGAACTTCACGGGAATACCGTGCTTTTCACATAGCCAAGTGTACTCTTCAGCCACATCAGATCTCGAAGTTTCTAGAGCCGATGGTCTACCAATCGTCAAGAAGGTTGAATCACTTATCGCCATCGCGCTAGGAGCCACGAAGACATGCTGACCATTCTGTATATGGTTGGTACGTTGGATGTTTCCAACCAACGACCCATTATACGCTTGTTCGATGTAACTATCAATGGCTCTATCGTTCAGTGGCACGGCATCGATATCCAGGAACATGATAACATCGAAGTCATACTGTTTTGGAACCTTACCCAAGAATTCTTTTCTGACGACTGAACCGTTGAGGTGCCAGGTGCAATCCATCGAGAAACCATGCGGCATCTGTGTCAGGATCTGGAAAAACGGCACATTGCTCTTGTTGAACTTGTCGACGACTTTACGTTGTGCCGTGATCGCTTCCTTTGGAATGTTGCTCATGTAGAATGAGAATATTCCTGCTCTTATTTTATCCATACGAATTTCTCTCTTCTGTCGTAGACTTTACCAAACAGTTCGCCGACTGCTTGTTTGATTGGTGGATGATGCCAGTCGTCGCCGATCAACACGCCTCCCTTTTTGAGGATGCTTGCCCAGTTTGATAGGTCATTCTTCACAGAACGATAATCATGGCCGGCATCGATATACACTGCGTCCGGATACAATCCCAACTTCGTGAAGGCGACGAAACCGTTCTGTGAGTCGATCGGGAATGGTGTGATGTAAGGATCGAGACCCTTGTGGACGTTGTTGGATAGGAACTGCTGATAGAGTGTTGGTCTGCCGTTGACGAGGTTGAGACGGTTGCCGGGATAATGTTGATCACCGACCCAATGCTCTTCACTCCCCAACCATGTATCTATACAGACAACCTCAAAGTCTTGCGCGTAGTCTAACACGACGCTGGTCATCGCTCGCGCGGAGCCGCCCATCCAGGATCCAACTTCGACGATCAGCTTTGGATTGAAATGGGGTGACAGGAACTCTTTGAAACAAGGATGGTTACTGACAAATCCGTGGCCGTTGAATGGCATGAGTTCAAGATCCTTGTATGGATCATGATCACCAAACAACTTCTTACGAACTATTTGCGCCACGGAAATCCTTCTGGATATCGCTTTGCCATCTCCTCGTTTCCACGAATGAAGAACGAAGAACTGACCGAGATACCTGTACTGTCAGTCGTATAGTTTACCGTGTATTTGCCAGTCCCAATACCGGGAGCTGTTGCGGCCAGTGCTTTCACTAATGCTCGATCGACTTCCATCACGTTTGGCTCTCGAGCCTTACGATACCAAATCGGAGTGACGAACACCGCAAGGTTCCTGTGAATGAAATAGCAGTTGACATCGACAAGTCTGTCATCCTTGTGTAGGATGGTAGGATAGTCTGGGCCGAGGCTTTCACAATCATCGTTACACTCGACGCCATTAGCATCGATAACCTTGCGTAGACTCCATCCCCAACCATACTGACCGCTGGTTACAGCCGCGATGCAACTCTTGATGTGATTAGCGTCGATGTAATTGTCATCGTCAAGGTACATGACATATTCACCTTCTGCCAGGAAGGTTGCTGCCGCATACATTCGATGACCATTCCATCGATCAGCACCAACGATACGTGGCATCTCAATGACTTCGTGTTTGTGGAAACCTTTGATCGATGCGTTGTATCCAATCTGCTTGACTTTGGAATGTGCAGGTGGCCCATCAGCCATGATGATATGCTGAATGTCAGCGTGCGTTTGTTGCGCAACTGACGCGATGCAGCGCAGTAGTGAATCACGACCAGTTGTAGCCGTGACGACAGTGACAAGCATTACGACTTACCGCGAATCGAACGCTGGTGCGCTGCCCATCTCTTGAGACGCTTCTTAGATCCACGCTTCGCGCGACCCCTTCCTCGTCCTTTCAATCCTACACCCATGATCTACTCCACCTTTGAATACACATCATCCCAGCGCATGTACGATAGCTCTGGGTCCTTGCAAAACATCTCACCTTCGGTCACCAGGCTCGGTCCCCATCTAGCAGAAAAAGCATGGTAAGGAACATCAAGTTTATACTTGAAACCTTTCTCAGTCAACTCGGTGACAGTGAACGCTGATTCGATATTACGTCGAACCATGAACCTGTCACCGACTTTGACATCATCGAAGATCATTAGCTTTGACCACTGCCTCTCGATCAGCCTGAGTGAAGTTGACAGACGCAGCGCCGACAACACCACGAGATGCTGAGATACTTGAGCTGAGAGTGCTGTACGTCCTCAACATTGTATCCGGTGCCGCATCATAAGTCATAGACGACTGTGCAGCGATTCCATAGCTTGCGCCAACGGTGATAGCATCCTGGTTAGCAGCCAAGAATACGAATGCCCAGTTGTAAATGTTTTTCTGATGGGTGATCATTTCGTTGATTTGTGCACGGTTGTATGTACGACTGTGCAACTCCTGACCGTCAGTCAGAATCACGAAGAAAACCTTCTCTGGACGCTCGCTCTCAGGAAGAGCAGCAAGCTTCGCACCAGTTTCGTTGATAGCAACGCCGATAGCGTCCATCAACGGAGTACCTGTTTCGCACAGGTAGTTCTTATCGTTCAAGTCAGGGATGACGTTCACATCAGCAAAGTCATATGTCTTGGCAACGTTGTGATAACTTGGTGTCACCGTAGTGTTCCAAAGCAAGCCACCAACTGCATTCGCAGAACCGACGCCGACTGGCGGATAGTTGACTGGAACGACGCCTGGGTTACCAGGAGTTAATGGAAGTGCAGAACCGATAGCAACACCACCAACTGCAACTGGCTTGATTGCTGGTTGTGTGTAACCAACAGATTCTTTCGCGAACTGGTAAAGTGACCATGTCAAATTACCTGGCTGAGCCTTTTGATCTTTCAGGAACGTGTTGTAACCAGCGATGGTTTGTTCTTTCAAATGTGCCATAGAACCTGAATTGTCCAGGACGAATGTAATGTGGGAATATCCGCTCTTCATTTATGCTACCTCGAAAGTTAAATTAGGATCGAAGAGTGGGTTCTCATCCGAGACCTTTGGATTGCGTGTGTAACCACGCGGATTGCACATGACCTTACACTCACCAATGGCATAGCGGAAGTTGTCATGCGTGTGACCATGCACCCAGTTCTTGATATTTGGATGGTCAAGGATGAGTCCGCTCAGGTCACTGCTGTAAGCGTAGTTCATCGGGTCATTCCCGTATTTAGGATGAACTGAATTGAAACTCGGTGTGTGATGTGTCATGACCAAGAATTCCATGTCCGGATGCTGGTCAAGCTCGGTTAAAAGACAATTCTTGGTAATGTTGTGTTCATCCATGGAGTCCGTTGGATGATATGAAGGTGCATTGTTGTACGGCTGACTTGTACCATACTTGATCAGGTAGAAGTCGTTCATGCCCTGGCGCGCTGCGTAAATCGCAAGCGGATCACCCTTGTTCATATCTGTCCACATCGTTGCGCCAAACAACATGGTCTTGTCTGTAAGCTTGACAGCTTCGTTGTCCAACACCGTGATGTTTGTGATTTGGCGGTCAGTCAGAAAGTCACGCAATGTCTGGATCGTATCTCCAAACTTTCCATGGTAGTGTTCGTGATTGCCAGCAATGTAAAAGGCTTGCTTATACTTGGTTGACACCATCCTGAAGAACGCATCGCAGCGCTCTTTCAGCTTCTTAGATCCACCGTCTGTCCGATGACGTTGTAAGAACGCAGCCACAGTGATGTCACCAGATAGCAGCAACGTTTCACCACCGTCTAACTCAATCGGGCAAAACTCCAGATGGAGATCGCTCACCAGATGTACCTTCATTTAGCTTCTTCCTTCGTTCTTCTATTTTGTCAATGACATCCAGCTTCTCATCCTTAGAGTATCCACTCCATTCTGAGATTTCTCTGAGCGTCCTCAAGCATCCACCACAGTAACCAGTTCGGCTATTGACGCCGCACTGATTCGTACATGGTTGAGTTGGTTCTCGCTGAACCTCTAACCACCATGCGTCGTTCATACTTCCCACAATTGGACATTACATTCACGCGCATACTGCCGAACTTTTTCGAACGCTGGACCCCAACGAGTCAGCTGTTCTTGGGTTGCCTTCGGTGCTACAAACCGCACGATTCCATTCTGGACCATCTGTACAAAGCATCGATCGCAAGGCATGAATGGCGTGGTATATAGCGTGTATCCTTTCACTGGCTCACGAGAGTGTGCCAACGCATTTATCTCACCGTGAATGATACGACTATACTTCTCTTCACGGTTCGCATACAATTCAGCCTTGTCAGGCATTCCACGTGGGAAACCGTTGAACCCAACTGAGCACACGCTGTTGTCTGGACGAACAATGACTGCGCCAACCTTGGTTGACGGATCCTTTGATCGAGATGAAATGTACTGACACATTTCAAGATAGAAATCATCCCAAGATATTTGAGATGGTGTTCTCCACTCAGGGAGTAGAATCATCGATGTTAGTTCGTCCACTAGATCTACCTCAAATATTCTCGAATGTCTCTTAGCTGTTTAACTTCACGATGCCATTGACCTGGCAACCCTGGAATGCTGTGAATCAGATGATAGAAGCTGGCGCTGTTGTAGTCGTCACAACACAACTCCTCAACTATCGCCATCAAATCAATCACACCCTCGGTGCAATATGCTCGATATTCAAGAGGCAAGTTGCCGCTCGGTGTTTGTTTGATCAGGTAATACATCGCGCGACCTTCTTTGCGAGGCTAGATAATCTTCGTGATAAATGATTTCGCCAGTTTCCAAGTTTGGACAAAATCCCCAGAATGCATTGTTAATCGTCTTGCCACGCGTGAACGACGTCCACGTCTTACCTGGCTTGGGTATTTCTACCCAGTGTAAATTTGCCGGAACTCGAACATCATGACTTTCGTCAGTCGATCTCCAGGTTGTGCAGTCCTGATAGTGCCAACTTCCTGGACCCATCCATTTCGTTCCCCATGGAGTATGCTGCCAGTATCCACCTTTCAGCACAATCGTGAAATACCAATCCCACGGATGAGTGTGAAACACTGGATCATCTGATCGTAGGAACTGATGAAGGAATGTGTTGAAAGGGATGTCCTTGCGTTCACGCTTCGTGCTGTCAGCCCAAGCAACATAGTATCTCGTGAGATACGGTTCAACGTTCTCTCGATCATAGATCGTGTACTTACGATCATGTTTCTCAAGTTGATTCAGCAACCACTGGAACATAGTCCACCATTACAAGAATGATCACCAATTATAAGTCTTAATCAACGAAACCGTTTCAACGATTCATCGTAGAGTTCGTCATTCTTATAGTATTCTTTGAACTTGTCATCGATCTCTTTGTGTTCAGCTAACGCAACCTGGAACTTGCTGAACCATTTGAACAACTCATCGTCTGACAGCTTTTTCAGCTCAGCATGAATGTTCATGTAGTGTTTCTTAACAGCAAGAGCGATATTAACAGGCTGGTGTATCGACTCCACAAGCTGCTCTTTCATATCATGTGGAGCGTATTGTGCAATTGGCAAATCACCCGCCATGGTAATCTTCTGAAGTCTGCCATGGTCAGCGCAGTTGAAGATCTCAATCAGTTTGTTGGTTTTACCAAAGGTCGTGGTCGTGCTAAGGTAAGACAAAGTCGCTGGTGGGTTTGGTTTCGTAAACGTGTAATGGTACTGGTCGCTGAAAATCAGAATCAAAACGACGAATGAACCAGTGTGCTGCATGACTTCCCATGTTCTGCCAGTACTGGAGACGTCAATGTAGATAGCATTCTCAGGTGCTTGGCTTTTCAGATACGCAGCTGCCTCTTTTGGCTGACTCAAGGCTACTTCTCGTGAGAACGGAAGGTAGTATGAATCCACATCATAAAACGTGTTGTAGATCTTATACAGAAGCTGACAGTCGCGCCCAAGGAACACAGGTCGACGCACATTCTTCAGTTTACGATAGATCATCTCAGAGGCGAAAAACAACCATGGCAGGTTCAGCTGGTTGGCGAGATCAAACACGTCGGTATGAGAATCCATCCTATCGCGGCGAAATCGAACCTCACGAACGAGCTCGGCAAGCAATGGAGCCTTGACAATGTTCATGATATCATGCTCAATGCTAGTCAACTGAGGACGACGGTAATGAACTCCGTTTATACCATGCTGCTGGGCTTGTGTGACGTCGCTTTGTAGGTTATCGCCCAGATGTAACTCAGGTTTGAATACACCGCTCACGCTCCTCCAAAACGAGCCTGTATGCTTACCATTGTTAGACTGATAAACGGTGACTTGTTTATCCATGCCTACAGAGCGAACGAGTTTGAGAATATCTGCAGCTGACAAATACATGTCAGAAATCAACGCGTCACCATGACGGACCTCGTTGATATTAGTTTGGATCGGGATGGCATTCTCTTGTTCGTAAGCGACTTCGAGACTACAAAGCGCATCAGCCATCACTGGATCGATGACCTGAAGGTTGACGAGGTGTTGATAGATGTTACGAAGTGACACACCGCGTGCGTTTGCATTCTTACGGTGGAAGAAGAAGTTTGGAATCTCAAGGTCGGCATCCATCTGCCGCCAGATTGCTTCACCATCGATACACCGTCTTGTGATGAGTGTATCGAATACATCAAATGATCTCATGATTTATGGTAGCCTGTAATGTTCCTTTACAGCGTTTGGTGCATACTCTTCTACATTGCCTTCGAAGAATTTGTCGAGAACAGCCTTGGCTTGTTCAACAGTTATGCCACATGATTCCGCGTAGCATTTGAGATGGAAGTCATCACGCTGATCCCTTTCAAGGCGACGAAGATCACCCTTGATCATTGAAAGTGGGTGAATGTGCGGATCATAGTCACCATCAAGTTGGTTCCGTTTGACAACGCGATCGTATGTCATTGGGTATCCCATTAGATTTTCTTCTTGGTTCCGATGCTGTACTTGGCGACAAGTTGCCAGTCAGCCTTGTCCTTGAATGAGATGATCTTTATTTGTGAAAGAGGCGCAACCGCTGTATCAGGGATCTCAGGAAGAATCTTAATCAGTTCCCACTGCTGGAGCAGTTTTGCGATGGTGTTACGACGTTGGTAGTCGTTCTCTGTAATTGTCGATGGTTTGCCGTCGAGAGCAAATAGTTCCTTAAAATGAACAATTGCGTATCGACCTTGCTTATGAAGAATGTGGGCAGATTGGTAGAGAACATTTTCGTTCTTGGCAGCGACACCGATTCGGGTCAACGATTCTCTTACGATGTTAAAGCTGTCTGGCTTCGTCAGCGTGACTTCCAGTCCTACACCTTTGAATATGTCAGTCATTTCAATTTCTCAACGTTTGGTCATGATCCGATCTTCTCCTGATATTTAGAGAAGCTCGTTTCGGTCATGAAACATCAAGTTGATATCACTGGAAGCAACAAGCACATAATCTAGATCACGCATGTAATCGATCATCTGTGCTGTACGACCAGGCTTCATAGTTCTGCGCATAGCTGCGGTGCAACCATGCTGGAATCGTTGGATTTGAGAGTGCGTTCTCATCCACTTCACAATAGACAAATGGATTTGGTATGCGCTTCATTGACCGATCGTCAAAACTGTGCGGATGTGTTCCAACTCTGACTCTTGGAGTACACTCAGAGCCATTCTTGCTTTCTGATCACTGTATCCGAAATACTCTTTGACCAACTCGAGATCTTCAGGCTTGACAGGCTTGATCCAGGATGCATAACCACGCTTCTTCTTACGCAACGAGTGGAAGAAGAAATTGTACTGCGCAACCTCAGGAAGCACATGATAAATGTTCATCTCAGCCGCATAGAAAATGCTGTCATCGTGATACGACAACATCTTGTTGACTACAAATGGCTTGTACTCCTTCTCATATTCCTCGAAGCAATGCTTCTTGGTCAGCTGAAGAGAAGGCAGGACGACTTTGAATAGATCACTCATCTTCAGCATCCAATAAATGTGGAAACATTATTGTATAGCGTTTGATGTTGTTATTCCAGTTCGTCAAACATTTTCTGATGTGTGGAATGTCATCACCCATGAAACCCAACGCTCGGTTGCAACTATCGTGCAACCAACTCCTAAACTTGTTGGTCTTGTGATTATGGTCCATCGACAAAACATCAACATCCGTTGGTGGCTTGCCACAGTAATCACAAACTTCAGGCATTGGTGGCGCGGTTCGACGTATTTCTTTTCGAACTTTTCCTGCTATGCTACAACATGACTTGCAAATACTGTTTCGACCGTCGTGACTGTTCTTATGCTTGTGGAATCCATTGTACGCAATGTAATTTCCACATTCCCTGCAGTGTTTCCCTGGTGGGAGATCTCCTTCTAGCTCTAGCGGTAGACTAGACCCTTCATACAAATCGTTTCCCATTACTTGATCTCACATTCAACCATCACTTCCGTCAGAAACGCAGCTAGATTGATTTCCTGATCCGCAACCTGCGAAGCATATTGCAGATACTTACCCAACAACACAACCAAAATCGGATGAGACTCTGGCTTGAACATATCGTTCATCTTCAGATAGATGTCACGCATGATGACACCCGAATCAGCATCCGAGTTGTTTCCAACCCACTTCCGCAACGCTTTGAAGTCTTTGGCTTTCAAGAAGCCAACAATTTCCTCAACCTTGGCATCAGTTGCCTGGGCAAGAATACCTTCATCGATCGCACCTGACGCAGCATACTTCTGCAGTTCACCCAATGTCCGGCGAAAGTCTGGAAAGAATCGCGTGATAACCGCAGCTACCACTTCCTTCTTGTATGGGACATTCTGTTCATCCAGAATACCAAGCGCACGCTTGAAGAAGTCAGCAGCCATCTTCTGTTTGTCAGATTTCTGCAGCTTGAAGTCAATCGGTGGACATCGGCTATGAATCGCCGGAATGATACGGTTCTTGTGATTACAGGTGAAAATGAAAGAACAGTTTTCACCAAACTCTTCGATCGGACCACGAAATGCGTCCTGGGCATCAGCAGTCAATCCATCAGCCTCATCCATGATGATGGCTTTGCGGCCACCACCCAACGATACACTAGAGGCGAAGTTTGGAACCTTGACCTTGATAGTGTCAACACCACGATCCCTACCTGATCCATTCAATAGGATGTAGTCAACACCAATTTCTTCGCACATAGCACGCGCGATAGTTGTCTTGCCAGTGCCGGGAGTGCCGGTCAGCATCATATTCGGAATTTCACCCTTGTCGACGTATGTCTGGAAGATCTTCTTGGTCACTTCCGGAACGATACAATCTACCACTTTCTTCGGGCGATAAATCTCGACCCACAGAATATCATTACCAATCATAAATTCCTCACGTCACTGGGTATAGAGTTTCCACGCTTTCAGGTAATTGTGTTCAGCAATTTCCCATGACCAATTATACTTGATACCACCAAACGATTCGAGATATGATGCTACAACTTCCTTGATTCCATCCTGGCTTGGCCAGTCTGCACCTTTGGTGACCATCAGACTATCAGCCTCGACAAACAGCGCGATGATGTCAGCACGCTTGCAGCCTTCGGTAATCTTTGATGGTAATTTGAACTGTTCACGCAAACGCGCATCCAGTTTGCTTTCAATCTCTTTGTACTGTGGCAGTAAGACCTTCCATGGTGATGGAATATCTGCCAGGTACGCTTCCGTTCCATCATGCAGCAATCCTTCCACTGGATTTCCTAGATCAAGGTCCTGCATGATTTGAGAAACAAGAACACAGTGCTGCGCGACGGAGTAGAACTCCACGCAGTGTCCGTTAAATCTGCAGAGCTTGCTGAGTGCAGAAGCTATTACATTAATGTCGAATGGACTTCGATCTATGTAAAAGTTCTTACCATTGACCAGTTCAATGAACAGGCCATCGGTCATCTTTTCTTTGTATACTTCGTCAGCTTGCTTTGTAGGAACGAACAAGGGATCAACCTCACTGCTTAAATAGCAACAGGGAACGCAGTGATAAACACCTGGCATCCTGTGACACGAACAAGTACAACCACCGAAAGCTTTCGGCAAGTCCTTGTTGAAATAATTATTCGGAAGAAGGCTCATTGTCTATCACCTGTCGAACTGCTTCTTCCAGAGTATTGTCTGGCTCCGGACGTTTGATCACAACATAACCAGCACGCTCAAGAGCAGCGATCTTGTTGTGAAGACGCATCTCTTCTTCTAGTTTGTCCTGGCGACGCTTCGCCCAAAGATCAACACGAATGTGATCCTGAAAATCTCCAGGATTCTTCAACTCTGGTATGGTCTCAGACAAATACACGTTGATGTTATTGATCCTGAAGTGAACTTGATCACTCAAGGTTTGCAGTTGTTCCTTCAACTGAGCCTGTGTTACACATGGCTCAGCTTTCGGTGGAAAAATATCTTCCGCTGCTTTGCAATCGCAATTACTGCAACCCATGTTAGGCTCCTACGACGCCTTCCTCAAGCAACTGAGGCGCATCGAAAGAAGACTGCTTGGACTCGATCGAGATCCAATACTGAAGCTTCTTGGTCTTGTGTGTGAAAAGAGAAACGCCAACCTTGGAAATCTGCACCGTGTATTCGCCTGGGATGACCTTCAGGTTGTCGATCTTGAAGACTGCCTTGAAGTTGGCAGAAGCAACGGTGCCCAGCTCTACGCTTGCACTGTCAACTACTTCACCCTTCACGTCGACCGCAGAGATGGTGATGTTCTCACCAGCTTCACCGGCGACAACGATGTTTGGACACTTCAGGATGCTCGATACGTTGAACACCCAATCGAAGATTTCTTGAGTTAAAGTCAGATCGACGTTGAACTTCTCGATCTTCAGTTCCTTGGATGGCGGACCCATGATAAACTTGGTGTCAGTGAAACGCTGACGAATCTTACCCTTGCCATTCAGGCCAAGGAACACGAATGACTCGTTTTCGATTTCCACTTCCAACGCGCTCTTGTTCAATGACAACAGCGCCAGCAACTTGTTCAGGTCATAGATACCAAACTCATTCTCGAACGTCTCATCTACAACCGCACGAGCAAGGATTGTCTTGTTCTGGGAGATGGTACGGATCACATTGCCTGGCTTGATAATCAAACCGCTGTTGATCGATGCAAAATTCTTCAGGACTTCAACAAAGTTCTCACTCAATTTCATGTGCAATTCTCCAAAATGTAGTTCTATTATAAATGTTAACGCTTGGCGTATTCGGTAATTTTCACCTGTAATTCTTGCACTGTACCATCATTTCTGATTACAGTTTGCAGCAACGGATGACCGATCCATGCCCACTCCGAATAGTGAACCTCTGGATATTGCGGCATGGTTTGAACTGTTCCATCCCAATTGTTTGCTTCGTTGATGGCAACAGCAGTGCTGTACCAGGCTGGCCTCTCACCACGCATGATCTGTGCAAGCTTGCCGCCAACGTGCATGACCATTTCGATTTCATTTGGAAAGCGAACATCAGTTATGACGTAATCCTTGGTCGTGTCCAAACTGCGCAGCAATGCACCAACCCATAGATCCTTTCCGAACACATTGCGACCAGCTTCAGTGCCCATCCATTGGAGCACTAGACGTGGTGTGATAGTCTTCTTCAACACAGCTGACCAGTACTCGTCAGGCTGTTCACGAAACGCACGTGATTCCGGTGTGTCACCTTCAAGTAAATGACGTGGCCATCCGAAAATAACCGCAACAGCATCTTTCAGAATCTTAGCAAACGATACTGGAGTGAATCCGTCAGCTGCTAGGAGCTCTCCAGCAGTTCCCTTGCCCGATCCAATGATGCCTAGAAATCCAACGATCATAATTCATCCTTCTTAAAGGCTATTGGCACCGCATAGTTCTTAGCTTTGTGCCAGCTTTCCTGTATCTCTTCTTGCGTTGCAGCAGGAGGTGATGGATATTCGATTGGACCTTTTGCTGGCGTCTTTGGTTTGGTCGACTCGGTCATACTGGGTCCGCCGTTACACCAAGAACACCCTTGGCATCTGGCTCCGGAAGGCTCAACACCTTCCAAGATTTACCAAGTGGTTCTTCTCCATCTGGTGCCTCTTCAATGATCGCGATGACTTCACCAACCTGAACACCTGCTAATCCAAGTTGTTCACGCCTTTCTCCGGTTACAGAAACGACTGAGAACTTACGCAGTTCGAATGAAGTATCGATACCCTTGATCATTACAGATTTCCTACCAATTGCGCAACCGCAGCCATGTTACCTTGGAACGCATACGTACCGACGTGGAACGTGCGCATCCATGGACACAACCAAATTTCTCCACCCATGTTGCGCCACTGTTGACAGAAGAAATAGTCTTCTGACAAATAACGCTCAGATCCACCGACTTCAACAATTTCACCCTTCTTGCGTTCACCCAGGTCCTGTTGAATTTCCATCTGACGCTTCTTGTCGATGATGCAATCAAAGTATGCGTGAATGTAACGAGATCCATCAAAGTTAGCTTGACCGACATGGTCAGGCTTGTAGCTGTACTGAGGATACTGAAGAGCCCAACGCAAGAAGACCTCGCGCTTGATCATCATGTAACCTGTACCGATCTCCATAACCTTCAGTGGTTCACCGACGTTGAACTGACCTGTTCCAGCAACTGGATTGAAGACATAGTCTCCAATGGTTTGTTCAACTTCCTGAGAGGTCAACTCTTTTGGAACATCATACAGTGGCTTGGCGATAACTGCCCCATCTGCAGTTGGACCAGCAGCCTGTGCAGCCATGTTTTCAGCAGCAATCTCGATGTTCTTCTCGTTGACCGTCTTGATCAGGCTATGACGTTTGTTGATAGCTGTAATCGCACTGTTCCACTTGATAGACTTCTTTGGATATGGTGCACCAATGATGTCCTTGTCGAGTGCCATCAAAGCCAACACATCTTTCGGATCGAAGTGAATATCGGCATCGAGGAACAACAAGTGTGTGTAACCTGAACGCAGGAACTCATCGACCAGGTAGTTGCGAGCTCGCGTAATCAAGGATTCGTTGAAGATGAATGAGAAGCGATTCTCCATTCCGTACTGACCGCACATACCCTGAAGGTCAAGGCATGCTTTCATGTACATACCAAGGCACATACCACCATACATTGGAGTGGCGATGAAAAGCTTGTTCTTACGTAGCTGCTCAACACTGATTGATAAATTTACCATTTGGGATCCTGTTCTTGTTATTAGAGGCGGATGATTACCAATAATACCGCAGCAAACTGTAAAAGGAAATCAACCTAAGATCAATTCGTCAATGAGATACTGAATGATCTTGTGCTGATCTTCTGGTGTTTCGTTCACATACGTTTCAGACAGCGGCATCAGAACCATGTTTGACATGAGATTTTCGATCTTCGTTTCACGACCACGCTTGAACGTATCTGTTTGCGTATCGTTCCGAACTTCATGACGAGCATGAATTGTTGCTGGACTTGCTGTAATGAAGATGATCTTCAGGTCGAGCGTAGGATCATCCGCAAGCAATTCCAAAAAAGACTGATTGAAAAGACGGTCACCCTCGAACAGCACATTGCCTGTTGTCTCTTTGACAAACTTTACAGCTTGCGGCTGAACAGCCATTGAGAGGCGATCAGTTCCACCGAACGGTTCACCCTCTGGGTACTTACCGATGATGTGCAAGTTTGATCCAGACATATAGAGTGTAGGGACTAGCTTCACATCCTCACGCTCAAACCATGTCGCACCTGGTCGACGATCTTCGGTTGACTTGATGAACTTCTTCATTATGGTCGACTTGCCAGTCGCTGGTTCGCCGCCGATTGCTATAATTTTTCTCATCCGAACAAATGCTCCAATGAACTCTCTTCTTCAAGAGGGTGATATTTGTCAACTAGAACCTGACCAAAATTCTGGCCAAGGAACTGATACCATTCATCCGACTCCCACATACCTGGGCTGATTCCATTCCAACCGTTTCTCCAAAGCTTGTGGTCCTGGTTCTTGCGGCGCGACTCTACAAACTGAAAGCGAGCATCTTCGTATCGTTTCTCACCCAGTTCGAGCATCTTCTCTCGCAAGTAACACACCAGGCTGATACGCTCAAGCTCGACACCCTCTTTCGCAACGATTGGGGTGTTCCCATGGATGTACTCATGGTTGGAAACCAACAACAAATCACCCGGACGAATGTTCACTGCTGCTCTGATCTCTGGGAGAATCAGATAGCCACCTTGATAGTCAAGGTTCTTGGCAACGACAGTTAGGTTCGAGAACCCAGCGGCAAAGTCGCCTGCGTCGCGGTGCGCTGCTGTACGGAAGTTCTTGTTGACAGTGATAGTCGTCAGTGGTGTTCCAGGAATCCGGAACGCTGGATCGATCTTATCCGCTGCCTCCATCTGTGCAGCATATCGCTTTGGTAAGAACTCCTTGAACGCTGAACTCAGCCGCTCCATGAATGGATAGCAAAGTTTCCAGGTGTCGAAATTCTGTGCCGTGTACGCTGTAGCTCGACCATACGGAATGCGCGGATACCGATCAAACCAGCCGGCAATACCAGAGTCGACAGGATTAGCGTAGAAGGTATCGCTGATCAAATCAGACAACACCCACTTGGCTTCTTTGCGGACCTTCTCGAGAGGGAGGCCATAAAGACCGTTCAGCCACTGTTCAAAATCGAACTTGTGTTTCTCTTTCTCGGACGTCAACCAAACCATGCCGCGAGTGCCCTGCTTCTTGTTAGCCACGAAGCGGATCTGCTCGATGTCAGTTTTCAAGTCTGTGAAATGACTGGAGCCAAGGTCGACAAGATATTCGAGAACGTCGATTTGCTCATCAGTCACCCAGTCGCGGTTCAACAGCTTTGGGCCCAGGGAGCCAGCTGCCAGGCCACGGTTTTGAGTGGCGTGCACAGCTCCGCGTAGACCGTCATAGGCACCGATCTGTTCAGCCTTGGTAAAGTAATTCTTGCGAAACTTCAGGATGACGTTACTTTCATCGTTCACCTGTTCAGCACCCATGGGCAGCTTGAGATATACGTCGCAGTCTTCATCCAGCAACGTATCGTAATGAGCCTCGTCTAGAAATTGACCGAGGAGGTGGTCACAATCATGTTTCTCGAGAACTAGAACTTTTGTCATGGAATCTTCCGTAATGATGGAACCCAGGCACTGACACCTGGGTCCCGATTCAACCGCATATTCTGGTATATATGCGATACCACTTTCATCTACTACAATTCTATACTTTATGAAGAGTCCTGTAAAGTTACACCATCGTACCTTGTCCTCCGTTTAGAAGTTCACATCGCTATCGTCATCACCCGTATCCATCACGCTTTCGTCACCCGCCAGTCGCGACCAGCTTCGCCATCTCTTCAACCGTCTGGTCGAGAAGGTCGCCGGTAGCCGCGAGGATGTCCGAAGCGGAAATCGTACGCTTGATACCGAAGGCAGTCACCTCAGCACCGCCAGTGGCCTTGTTCCGGATACAACGCACCGAGTGCTTGTATTTGGAGGAAACCGCTGCAACGTTGCGGGGATCGCCGAAAGTCATGGCAGATATGTCGAACGTGGTAGTCTTACCAGCAGCCTGACGGAGCGCGAGAAGCGCATCCTTCTTGTTACCAGCAGCCGTCGTCGCCGTCTTGGCAGGAGCCATCGGGCTGGAAGCAGGTTTCGGGGCAACAGGAGGCTGGTTAGCCGCAGCCGCATGAGCATTCTTACGCAAGGCGACCAGCGGATCCTGGGCAGTAGCCGCAGGAGCAACCTTCGCAGCCTGTGCAGGAGCCTGGGCGACGTTCTTCTGGCCAAACACGATCTTCTTGTCGAGGTCGGCGTCGATCTTCGAGTAGAAGTCCATGTAAACCGTCTTGACTTCGTTGTCGAAACGATTCAAGCACAACTCGATGGCCTTGCGGCGAGTCTTGAAGATGCAGTAAGCACGAACGATGTGGGTCAACCGGCGAGTGGAGATCACTTCCGAGACCGAACCAGCGGCATAACCCTGGCGGATCATCTCAGCCCACTTCGCAAGGTGCGCCGCGAACTGCGTCACGTTCAGCTCAGGTTCCGGCTTCAGTTCGTTGAAGAGTTTCTCGAGAATCGACCGCTCGGTCTTCTCGCTGGGATATTCCTGCTCCACCGTGATGGCGAACCGTTCCAGGAACGCGTCGTTCAGCACGTTGGCACCGATGAAGCGACCGTCGTCCGAGCCTTTGCCCTTGGTGTTGGCAGTAGCCATCACGTTGAAGCCAGGAGCCGGAGTGATGTACTCACCACGCTTCTTGTTGAAGTAGCCTTTGCCTTCGAGGATGGGCTGCAAGCACAGGAGGCGCTCAGAGCCATAGTCGGTTTCGTCCAGGAGAAGAACCGCGCCACGCTTCATGGCGACGACGACCGGACCATCGCGCCACTTGGTGTCACCATTGACCAACTCGTAGGCACCGATCAGGTCGAACTCGTCAGTCTCCTTGGTGATGTTCACGCGGATCAACTCACGCTGTGCCTCGTTACAAGCCTGGGCGACCATCAGGGTCTTACCGTTGCCGGAGAGCCCAGTGATGTAGACAGGGTAGAAAATCTTCGAGGCGATGATTCCCTTGAGATTGTTGTAGAAGCCGAAGGGGACGTAGCCAGGCTCCTTCTCAGGGATGAAGTTATCTTTGATCACGGCAGGTTCACCATCCGTGATGTGGAGAACGTTAGCAACCGCTGTGGCGACCATGTTTTCGTTGGCCGCCTCGCGCACCACGTTGGCCGGATGCAAGAAACGGGAGTCGGTGGCGTCACCTGCCACGCGGAACTTGCCCCAACCAGCCTTGTATGTATCGGCGGCGAGGAACCGGGGATTCTTGTAGCCTTTGGCTTTCACGAAGTCATCGACCTGTTTAGAGGTCACGATATCGGTGCCGTAGAAGGCAGAGATTTCGGCGCAGAACTGCTTCTGCTGCGCTTCATCGTAGGATCGGGATTTAACAGTCACTTCAGTCTCCATAAAGTAAGTTCACCAGGCCAGTAGTTTGAGGGTTAGTGTTACGATAAGAAAGAGGCGCAGTTATCGTTTTTACAATCCCTCGGCGACTTCGGCGGCGAACTCGCGGACGATAGTCTTCACGTTCTTTTTCTGGTTCATGTGGTGGTTAAAGCTGGACTGGGCAGCTTCCTGGGACATTCCAACGCTGACCCGCAATTCCGCCTTGTAAGTCATCTTGGCGGTGTCGATGTAGTAGTAGCTATCATAGCCGAGGTCCGGAGTCGAGACCCAGCCGTTCTCCTGAAGACGCTTGGTCAGCTCCCGTGCTTTCGGAGCCAGCGTTGGGTTTCGGCCGATCTTCATAGTGATGATAGCAGAGTCGCCGAAGAAGTAGCCGATATGGCGGCAACCAGTAATCTGGCCAACCAGCTTGGTCAGCGCAACCTGATACGGAACAAACGGCGAGATGGTATTGTCCGGCAACTGGCTCAGTTTGGTCTTCGGGTCAATCAAGCCGAAGATCGTTTTCTGCCGCTCAGAGTGAGACATACGACCCTGCTCATCACCGAAGCTGATGAAGCCATCACCGTCACCGTCGGTCAAGTGAATCACACTGGTGATATCCACCTTGTGATTATTCTTGAACTCCTCGATTATTTGACGAGAAGCAAGCAGCATGTGCATGTAGGGAGTGCCGCCAGTCTGGTAACCCATGGTAGCAATGTTCACCGCCCAGTTAGGATTCTTCGTGAGAATGTCTTTCACAGTTTGATCGCGGTTGGAAGAATTACCGATCTGGGCCAGCGCGTGGAGCATGTTCATCGCACGCTGATAGTTGGAACCACGCAGATTCGAAGAGAACATATGGCGAAGGTTGAATCCACTGCAGTAAGAGCGCTCCGCGAGCATCACACCGTTGGTACGGTTGGCCTGGATCAACGATCCGCCAGTCGAGTAGTTGTAGCTATGCTGGTCACCGAAACCGTAAACGTCGAACGGGATGTTCACACGCTTGCAGAAGGTCGTCAGGATCAGCATCTGTTCAACGATCTCCTTGATGATTGGGTCCATCGAGCCACTCAGGTCCAGGAACAGAATCATGCCGTGGGACTTGCCCTTGGTCACCGTGGTGATCTTACGGAAGATGTCATTCGTGAACTTGTAGCGGTTCAGCTTCTTGTCATCCAACTCGCCGGTCTTGGCGGTCAGCTGGCGCGCATACTGGTTGGCGTTTTTGCGCATCTCGAATTCTTTCACCAACATGTCGATGTAGTTCTTGTTGCGACGAAGGAACGCAGTATGGAGTTGCGCACACAGGGTGCCGAAGTTGTAACCCTCGGCAGAACAAGCACGACCGAACTCTGTCTCGAACCGTTCCAGAACAACCTTGTGAGGAACGATACAACGCTTCAGGTCAACCTTCGGCAAGTCGGCGTAGATAATCTGGGGAGCGCTGCTGTTGATCAGGTCGTCTTCCATCTTACGCTGGGCAGCATCAGTTATGGAGTCCGGCTCCGGCGTCGAATCACGCTCTTCCTTGCTCAGGCCAGCGCCAGGAGCGCTCGGGCCATCTTCCACTTCACCCTCGCCGTCAGCGTCGCCATCAGATTCACCATCGGCATCGCCGTCAGATTCTTCATCACCCTCATCCCCATCACCAGAGCCTTCGCCGTCGGCGTCATCGCCGTCGCTCTCGTCTTCACCGTCATCGGGATCCGTAGAGCCAGCCTCGGTTTCGCCTTCTTCGTCACCCTCACCTTCGTCGCCCGACTCACCAGCTTCTTCCTCGTCGCCGGCATCGTCTTTCTCTTCCTTCTTTTCCTGTTTCTTCTGCTCGTCCTTGGCCTGATACTTTTGGAAGTCGTAGATCTCGCGAGCGAGCTCAGCAACTTCATCCCAAGTCTCGACGGTGGCCACACGGTCAACGAACTTCTTTTCGGCAGGTGAGAACTCGACCAGCACAGACGCGCCGATCTTGAAGTAAAGGTTGATTCGGTCGATCAGACCCAGCTTCGAGAGGTCCTTGATCTTCTTCACACCGAAAAGGTCACGGTCGGCCAGAGCCTGATAAGCTTCGGCGAACGGTTTCCGCAGGCCAGGATACTTGCGCTTAACGATTTTCTCAATACGCGCATCCTCGACCACGTTGAGGAACCGTTTGATATTCTTGCGCTTCGTGTCATACACGATGGCGTCATGCCAGCCATCGGCAGGCGTGTGCAGCGCGTGGGAGATCTCATGACCCATCAGAAGGTCATAGATGTTAGTGTCCATGTCTTTCCAAACCGGGCAGTGAAGCACGCGGTTCTTCAGGTCGAACTTCGCGGTGCGGATCTGGCGGTGGTGGACGGTGATATTCTCGGCAGCCATCAGCTTGGCTAGAACAGACTTGTTAGAGGTCAGGTCAGTTTGCTTTTTCATGACTCAAATCTACCCTAGTCATTACGAAAAGGGTAGACCCAACTCGCCGAAAAGTGTTAACTGGCGCTCGTTTCTTCGATGACAGTCGGCGTTGTGATCGTCACGCTTGGCAATTCGATCGTCACATCCGGTATGGATAGGTTGATTTGTTTCTGCAGTTCCTGCGCCTGACGCTCAGCCGCAACCTTGGCCATTGCCTTCTGGATAGCAAAGTTCTTGGCTTGCTGGATGCGCTGCTTCTCGAGCTTCTTCAGATTCGTCTTGACTTTCCCCTTTGCCTTGTCCAGCGTGTAGCGGTTGACGAGACTTATGTACACGACTCCATTCAAATGGTCCAATTCGTGTTGGAAAGTCCGAGACGTCAAACCTTGAAACTTGCTCTCACGCAACGCACCAGAGAAGTCTTGGTATTGGACGTTGATTGTTTCCGGACGCTTGATCATCAGGAACAATCCTTTCCATGATAAGCAACCTTCTTCGAACGCGGTCTCACCTTCAGCTGATATGATCTTTGGGTTGAAACAAGCGAAACCATTTCCATCCGGTGATCCCATGACGAACACTCGGTATGGTAAACCGATCTGAGGTGCGGCCAATCCTACACCATAATTCTTCACCATGGTTTCGAGCATCGAGATAGCGAGGAACTTTGGATCAATCGGTGGGTTGGCAAAGTCAAACTCTGGCGTTTGCTGATGAAGCACTTCCGAGTCGTTCGGGACCAATGGGTAGATGGCATACTCATATTCGATGCCTTCTGCAGTCTTCTTGTACTTTACCGGCTCACTCATTATTCCTCCAAGTCAACTATTTCTGAGAAGCTATTTCGTTTCTCAAATCGTATCGTGCTATCGAACTTGTCATGTAGCAACTCACGGTGCGAAATGACGAAGACATTAGACCCTGATGGTAACGCGGAAAGCATCTGTAATACTAGATCCGCACCTGCACCATCAAGCGAACTGTCGAAAATTTCATCCAGGATCAACAAGTTGGTGTTCATAGAATTCTTCAGCTTTGCGACTGCTCTCCAGGCGAACAAGAGTGCAATGTCGATCTTTTGCTTTTCACCTTCGCTGAAACTATCATATGTGAACTGGTCACGGTGCCGGCTCTTTATCGTTTCTTCAAACTCCTCGTTCAACTCGAAGTTGACGAAGAAGTCCATGGATGCCAGGTACTTGTTCACAAGGTTGTTGATGACAGGCAAATACTGCTTGATGATTTGCGCCTTGATTCCACCATCCTTGAGCAAGTTGACTGCCACCTCATAATACGCTCGGTCTTCGAGTATCTCAGCGCGTTTCTCGTTGGCGGTTTTCAGAGTGTCGATCAGCTTGTTAGACGTATCCACCATATCATCGCTGATGACTCGCTTGGTCTTCAGGTCCTCGATCTTCTTCTCAGTCTGGACTATGAACTCGCGCGTTGTCTCAATTGAGGAAAGATGAGAAGCTTTCTGACGTTTGAAAGTCGCGATCTGATCCTCAATCTTCATTATCTCGAGAAGCTTGGCGTCGATCTTGGTCTTGTGTTTCTTGGCAGAAATCTTCATGTCAGAGTATTCAGTGCGTTTCGCAGTCGCCTCGGCAATGACCTTATCGCGCATCTCACGACTCATTTCTTGCCTACATGTCGGACAGCTTTCGTTCTTACCGTAGAAATCCAGATCATGGTTGCACTTACTGATCTTGTTCTCGAGGGTTGTCAGCGTCTTTTCTATCAGCTGACGTTTCCCTTCGGCTGTGATACGCTCCAAAGCTTTATTCCGAAGGTCATCTATCTTGCGGTCAAACTCTTCAATGACTGCTTGGTATGTGTCGATCTTTTCCTTGCGCTCGTAAATTTCTTCTTCCAGTGCTTTGATGGCTTCCTGGTTATTCTTTTGAGCATCCGCAACATACTTCTTCTGCAACTCAATCTGAGCCTTGGTCGACTCCAACAGGTTCTTGTTTGCTGCAAGTGCTTCTTTGGCTGCTGTGAAAAACTCCTTGGCAACCTTGTTCATGCTGGAGAAGATCTCGATGTCGAGTAGGTTCTCGATAATCAGACGGCGATCCTCAGCCTTCAGTTTCATGAACGGGATGAAACTCTTTGATCCAAGGATTACGATCTGAGTGAACGCACGATGATTGAACTTCAGCATCGTGTTCTCAAGATGCGTCTGATAGTCCTTGCTGATAGCTTCCTGATCAACCAACTGACCATCGATTCGGATTTCAAATATGTTTGGGCTGATGCCGCGACGTATGAAATACTTTTTGACACCGACGCGGAACTCTAGCTCGACCAGACAATCTTTCTGGTTGATGCTGTTGACTAGGTTGGGCTTGTTGATCTTGCGGAATGGCTTACCAAACAGCGCGAACGTCAGTGCGTCCAGCATAGTGCTCTTTCCGTGGCCGTTCTTTCCTACAACCAACGTGGTTGCTTTGCTGCAGAGATCTACCTCTGTGAAAACATTACCAGTGGAAAGGAAATTCTTCCAGCGTATCTTCTCGAAAACTATCATGCGTTCTCTTTTGACTGCGCTTCGTGATAGATCTTACGCATCACTGACTTCATCTTGTTCTTATCAAGTTTGGTCTCGATGCTGTCGACGTATGTGTCGAGCAGATTGTGAGTGCTTTGCGCCTGATCGACAGTCTCATCCATCAGATCAGAGATTGTGTTATAATCAGTGAAGTCTTCAACAATCGAGAGATCCGCGGGTTCCGCATCATAAAAATTGCTAATGAACCGATCAAATAGCATTGTACTGTTTTTATTCTTGACGATAACTTTGACATAGCGATCCTTGTACTCGGCATACTCCTTGCCGTCAATAGTGTCTACAGTTTCTTTGTCGTCATCATAGACGATCTTGTGAAACATCTTGTATGGGTTCTCAATGAACTTCAGTTCTCGTGTTTCAGTGTCAAAAATGTGGAAGCCACGAGGATCTTCCCAATCCGCCCAAGTCATTTCTCCCGGCGAACCCACATAATAAATTTGACCGTCAGAAGACTTATGATGAAAATGTCCGGAGACAACCAAATCATATCGAGCAAACAATTCACGTTTCGTTTCTCCGTGCCAGGTGATTCCTGATTCCATTGCAAATCCATCGATCTCAAAGTGTCCAAAGCAGACAGACGACTTGCTGTCCGCGATGAACTTCATGATCTCTTCCTTGTTGTCTGTACAGATCCAAGGAATGAAGTCAACCAACACACCATCGAACACCATCCTGGTTGGTTCCTTAATGATGTCGATTCCCAAACCATATTCACCAAGTGTTAGCTCTGGGGAATTTACTCTAAGTGTATTTTTCAGATACACGTCATGATTCCCAAGATACGTTATCAGATTCAACTTGCCATCTACAAACTCATCGAAGAAATATCCTCTACACTTCTGCAGCGTATCAAAATTGATGAACTTACGACGATCAAACAAATCACCTGTTTGAATGACTTGTTTGATTCCCATGGACTTGATAGTCGGGAAGAACAGCTCCTGATAGAACCTCGCATACAACTCATGGAAGACCCTTGAGTCATTGCGCATGCCGAAATGTGTATCACCTAGGATGGCTATTTTCATCTTCTATTATAGCTTATTTATCATCCGGTTCAATCAACAACTCCAAATTCTTCTTGCTTGTTTCTTTCGATTTCTTCTTCGCAGCTTCCTGCGCTTCCTCGTATTTTCCGATGAACTCTTCGATATTTGCGTACATCTCAAACTGACCTTCCTGATCAGCATTTGGCATCTCATTCAGTTCAGCTTCGTGAAGGATACCAGCCTGTTGAGTTGCTTTGTACTTGATGTACAGATGCTTCTTTTCACGCTGGATACGTCGAATGAAAGCATAATATGAAATCTTGGAGAAGTAAGCATGAGGATACTTGGACCAACGAGGATCGAAGTTATCAAAGTACATGATACAGTTTTCGATGGCGTCTCCAATCATGTCCTGCTTGAATGGGTAGTTGTTGAAGATTGGCTTGTGAGCTAGATTGGTAGCAATCAGAAAGATATCCTTTCCGAGGCTCTCTGTAATACGTGGCTTTGGTAACTTCGCTTTACGAGCCGCTCTCGCTGCCTTTCGGTACTCTTTGATCTTACGGTACATGTCGTTGTTGTGGACATAGTTGTTCTTAGGCTTGTCCACGCTCTTGGTGGATGACAGTTCTGGAATGAACTTCGATTTTTCTCTGGACATGGATGGTGCTCGTTGTTGTTATTGTGGTTCACCTCGTCATGATATAATGTTACAGTTCTATTATACGCTATCGGCGAATGTCACCCATGGTCAAACGAGCTTGACCGATTGTTATAATAATGATGATTACACATAGGAATAGATTCTATCGTGCCATTGTACCGTTCTCTAACTGCTCTGTTGGTTGCAATTTTATCACAGTAAAAGCATCGTGGTTTCGCTTCGCACCAACACCACCAAAGTTCCAGACAGGAGTGAATTTCTTATTCATGGTTTCCTACGTGCATAATTTGTCCAAGATATTCAAATCAAGTAATTTAGAAAGTATTAACACAAAATCAAAGATAAAATCAAAGATAAAATCAAAGATAAAATCAAAGATAAAATCAAA